ACAATCTGACACGTCACCGGATCAGTCCGTGGCATGTTACCAAACAGAACCACATGCAATTGATCAGGTGAAATCGGTCCCGATACCGGAAACGGAAGCTTTCCACAACGAGGGGAAAAAGCAAATGCTGTTCCGTAATAGGCATGACCATCACTCACTCCCTCGAAAAAGCTTTCCCCCTGCACACCCAACTCAGCCATGCCAGGACGTGGCTGAACATAAACAAATGCACGTTGATTGCCTTGTGCAGCTAATCCCATAATGGAACCGTTGTGGTTCCAATAGGAAGAGAACGCTTGGGCATGTGAGACTTGTGATGATGCAACAACAAAGACTTGTACTGCTACCAAAGCCATTAGGAATTTCTTCATTATGGTTCTCCCTCAATATTTTCCCAGATGCAACTTCCAAGAAGGGAACGATAAACCCACCCTGCAACAGCACCCTCAGTGGGGGACTCGACGTATACCCAACTCGCGTTTGGATGGCGGTCGGCGCTAACGACAATCACCTTATCACCACGATCAAAACCTCCAATGATACGACCACCAGGGGTCGCTCGTACATTAAGAGGGGGGTCCTTATCGATAACAATGCATGTGTACTCTCTATGAAAGATACCTGCATGAACAGGCGACACGAGGGCTGCACACGCGGCAGCAATAAGTAGGAATTTCTTCACTTTATTCTCCATTCACAATTGAACAAATGCTATCCAAGTCAAACATCACTCGACCATTCTTGACTAATCTTTCGGTATAATGCCAATTCTGATTATACCAAAACACATGACCAGTCATATGACCATATTGATTGTCACCATCCCACAACACATCAATATTTCCATTGGACTTATCTGTACCATGAAAATTGGGATACTGACGATGCCGAACATATTGAGCACCATGAATTGAATGATGAATAACCCGAGTGCCAACAATGTAGACACCATCATCACTCAATCGAAGATCAACCGTAATCTTATAGGTGGGATCAGGATCACGATCCTGGGGGTTGATCAAAATGTTGGAACACACAAAATTGACCACACCAGCTTCAGCGTGAAGAGGTGACACGAATGCTACACACGCGGCAGCAACAAGTAGGAATTTCTTCATAACAAATCTCCCTTAGGATCACGGTCGCCAACATAACACAATAGGACAGCACAAGCTATGCGACAAGTTGTCACACCATGCACAATCCGCCTTTATCATAATCCCCGTTGATTTTTTCCATTCCAATGCCATCCGAACCAGGGAAACCACCACCTGACTCAGGATGGTTAACCGGTGCCCCACCAATATTTCCAGGCGCGCTACCACGTCCCCCCGTGCTTGGATGACCGGAGCCATGTTGCTTACCCCCACCTGACGTTTCTTTACGTCCCCCACCTTGTGGTGTTTCCTTTGGTTTACCAGACTTATGGGTCGCACGATCACGCACCGATGCCCCCCCATGAGGTTTAACTCTATTAGCACCTGACTTACCTTCAGCCGCACCTTTATCAACATCAGCCCATTTTTGTTTTACATTTGGTTGTTGTGTAGTGTCAGTCTTATGCCATCCTTCTGGTGCCGATCCTTCTGGATTAGTAACCGGTCCTGATAATGTTTCCTTTGAAGGTGCAGGTATATCACGCGCTGGTGGTTTACCTCCAAATTTATTAGCACCACCATACTTACTGTCTTGATTTAAAATAGGTGCGCCTTGTTGTCCTTCAGCGTTTGGTCCTGAATATTTTCCAGGCATAGCGGGAGGACCAACATCACCGGGGGGTGGAGTTCTAGCATTACGCCACGCATCCCTACGATTGTTATAATCTTTAGCCGTATCTCCCCCTTGGTTTTTATACCAATCAGGCATCGGAGATGGTGATGGTTCCCATCCTTTCTTACCAATCGAATTCTTTTCCCATCCTTCATTATAATGAGTTTGTGTATCACCACTAGAAGGAACATTCCCACTAGAAGGAGCACCCCCTGAAGGACTGGAAGGATTAGAAGAGGCACCTTCTCTTGTTAACTGAGCTAGAATACCAGTACCCGGTGTATCATGAAAACCAGTAGCCGGAAGACGAGGGCGCATATCAACTACATTCGTTTGACCTGCATGAGCACCACCCGAATGATCAATAAAATCAACACCCACAACACCAGCCGGTCTTTTATATTGAGGGGATTTATCACTCAATCCAGTAGTATCAACTCTTTCTGGCATAGGAACACCAGCACGTATAGCATCCTTTTCGAATCTCTCAAGTGTAGTTGCACTAGCACCCTGCGAAAATCCCATAACAGAATAAGGTCCAGGATTTTGTTTTAGATATTGTGCTGCACTAGCCGTATCATTGAAAGCAAATATTTTTGCTTCTGCACCCTGCTGTTTTGCAAATGCTTGAGCAGCTTCTTTATCAATACGCCCATCAATACCCGAAAAGAAAATCATAGTTTTCTTTCCACCAGCGGCTTGTGCAGATTGTGCGCCTCCTTGATCTCCCATGAATTGATTAAAGCGTTGACCAAATCTTGCACCACCTTGTGGTGAAAATCCTTCTCCTACCTTTCGTGCTTCATATGAACCACTAAACGAAACGTGAGGGGCATCTCCAAAATGTCGTCCTGTATAACCTATTCCTGTATCAGGTCCTTGTCTTGCTACCCATTGTGGAAATCCTTCATCAAAGTCTGCTGCTTGACCATGACCATATCCCGACATTTGTTGTCCAAATTTTTGAGCATAAGGACTATTAGGATCACCCACCACTCTAGAACCACCATGTGTAGAACCCCCCGGAGCAGCCACAACTTTACCAGTAGCAATAGATTGACGATAGTCATCACGGAAACCAGTATTAAGGGTAAATGGTTGTCCTGTTGCTTTCTCGTATGTTTGACCTTGTTCATACAATGCCATTCGCATTCTAGGGTCCATACCTTGAATAGCATATTCTTTAAGTGACATCCCATAACGCTGAGAAGCTTGAACATCTTTCCATCCATAAGGACCACCAGAATCAGTGTGAGAACTTCGATTATATGCTTGATAAAGAAATTCATCAGCCTTTGCTAGATTGCCAATATGTGATTGATTACCTCCACCATCGGGAGAGGAACGCCCTGGTGTTGGGGGCGTCCCTGCTCTAGGTGGTTGTCCAATAGGTACTTGGCTTGTCTGACCAGCGGGATAAGGCTTAGAAGGGTCTTGTTGTGTATGGGTCGGTTGTCCCGGTACACCTTGGTTTTCAGCACGTCCCCAATCCTTACCAACATCCGAACCTGTAACATCTCCCCATCGAGGATTGCCAATCATTTGGGATTCATCATTACGTCGTTTTGTTAATCCCGAAAGTACTTTTCCACCAGCCTTATTGTATTGAACAATTTTTTCTTTAATTCCTTGTATATTTCCATCACGAACATAATCACCTAAAGTCTTCGAACCATCCTGATTTTTCAAAGTCATCCAGTTATCACCAATATTATATGATAAGGATGCCAAAGCATTTTTAGTACCTTGATCCAGTTTTGGATTCATTTCATGGACTTTTGCCATGTGTTTATCTAATTCAGAAACCATTCGCTGACGTGCTTCGGGTTCTGAAATAGATGTTTCACCCGGTCGAGCACTAGTACCATAACCAATATTAGTTTGTCCAAAATCAGAAAACGGCTTAGGTTCAAAAGCTTCATGGTGTGCTACAAAGTTTTCAAGCTGTTTCGATGTTAAACGTCCTGAAGGAATTGCAACAGTTGGTCCATTGTTTTGAGAAGTTGGCGATGCTGGTGTTGTATTCTGAGGAACTGATGGTTGTCCTTGTGGAGTTGTATTATTCTGGGGAACTGATGGTTGTCCTTGTGGAGTTGTATTATTCTGGGGATGTTGACGATCCCAATCTTGAATTTGTCTCTGAGTGTTTTGATACCATCCACCTTCCATTCGGATCGTACCAGCACCATGATGTGCTGTACCGATAGGATTATCTTTTCGTGAATAAGTTTCACCAGTCCAGCGCGCGGTTACTGTTTGGTCACGTGCTGCTGATGCTGCAACACCAGCCGATCCATTTTGAGTACCAAAATTAGACCAGTTTGATCCCCCTAAAACTTGATCAACTTCAGCGTTTACTTGGGCACGTAATTGAGGATTGCTTCGAAGTTGACCCAACGCCCGTTGTAATCCCCCATCATGAAAGGGAGCATAATAAGCTGACGAAAAGATTTGATTAGAATTATTAAATCCATGCGAAACACCACGATTTAATGCAGTTTCCAAAACTGACATTCTACCTTGGGCGCTACCGTTGTTTTCTGCTACCATCAAACCCATGGCAAGTTCACGGGTTTGAGGATTATTCAACATATCTCTAAACTGAGCACGTTGTGACATTAGAGTAGCAGTCGTACCCGGCGTTCCAGCCGGAACATTAATAGGAGTGTTAGGATTAATACCTATTCCACCACCGCCATATCCACCCCCACTAGGACGTGAACCACCGGACCAAGTAGTGCGTCCCCCACCGCCTCCACCACCGCCCGGTCGCCATACATATGTCGATCCCGGAGCATTAGCATAACCACCCATACCATCAGGGCGACGAGCCATACCAGAATTAAAACCACCTATAGCATGATTAGGATGATCAGTAAAACCATTAGTAATACCACCCCCAATTGTTTTACCTATATCAGCAAAAGCTTGTCCGAATTTACCAAAAAAACTATCGGATTGAGGATTTACTTGGTTTGATAGTACGTCACCAGTTGCCCCACCCGATGCTTGATTACCCATCGTTGATAAACCACTAACAGCCGACGTTGCCCCACCTGACATTCCACTCAGTACTGACGCAAGAGAAGGCATATGAAGATTGCCTAATCCTAATTGTTCAAGTAGACTTCTCTTGGCACTATCAGATAGTTTAACTTTATCAGCACTAATGGTAAGAGTAGAACCTTTGATTTCGGTTCTATCTGATTTGATTTCAGTTGTCTTACCTGAAATAATAGCTTGGTCCGCATTCAATTGAATAGGACCCTTTTCATTAGGGGCTCCCCCTTGAAAAAATAATGGTTTACCTGATCCTTCTCCCGAGCCAGTATAAGGTGCTTGTCCGCGCCGATCATCGATATTACCTGAGAGTGGTCCGCTACTTAATCCAAGGGCATCTCTTCGTCTATTATGAGACTGAAGAGAGGAACGACGACGATTATATTCTTGAACAGACGGTGACGTTCCCCATCCCAATGAATCAAGTTTATCTCCCCATGTTGCTTTGGGTAGGGCATTTAATTCAGAACGTCCCTTTTCTCCAAACCAAGCTGCTGCTCCTAATGCCGCTCCCGCTGCTAACCATGGAACAGAGCGAAGCATTGTTGGCCAAAGCTTTCTAGCTATCCATCCAGCTAAAGCACCTTCTCCAAGATTTTCAAGTGCCTCAATAATACCACCCCCGTTATTAGGAGATGATTTCCACGATTTCTCACTTATACCATTCCCAAACTTAAAAGGGTCATTACCTCTGCTTTGTAACCCCCCACGCTCAAATCGACCAAAACGTTGTTCGAGGTCTTCAAGAGAACGTTTCGTTTTCTGTTGCTCAGTATTGATGATGTTGATTGCACGTGACTGCTCAGTTAGGCGTTGTTCAACAAGATGAAAGTTATGTTGAATAACATCGGTGATTGCAACAAAGCCTTCCTGCACATGGTCATGCAAGCGATTGTATGCAGTGTTAATCGAACCGTCTTCAGGAAGTTTTGGATCATTTTCTAAATCACGTGTGGCTTGTTCAATTTCTTCGGGCGGTGGTAATTTAAGTTGTTCTTGCACCATCATCCTCATTGAAGATGGCATTGGAGTTTGGGTGCCACTTGGACTAGACACATAGGAAACACGAGGCGTCGTTGCTGTCTTAATAGCTTGTCCTATTCCCCCATCAGACACACCTAAACCACGTGCTGCACCTTCAACAATACCGCCAATCAAATTGCCAGCATAAGCTTTAAACGTCGATCCTTTGGCTGCGCCAGTGGTTGTTGCTGAAGAAGTTGTATTAGCCATCAAATATTTAGTTCTAAATAATATATATGACCAGAAAAGGTATCTTTAAGCCCAAAAATAAGAGCAAATATAAAGGTAACCCTACGAATATCGTATATCGATCAGGTTGGGAGTTTAACGTTATGATGAAACTCGATCATGATCCCGACGTGGTGCAATGGTCATCAGAGGAAATCATTATACCCTATGTCTCCCCCCTAGATAACAAAGTCCACCGTTACTTTCCAGACCTCTGGTACAAAAAGAAGGATGGTTCACAGTATCTCATAGAGATTAAGCCTGAATACCAGCAAGTTCCTCCTACCACACAGTTAACCAAGAAAGGTCAGATGACCAAAAGAAGTCTGAAAGAAACCTTTGAATATGCCAAAAACATGAAAAAATGGGAAGCTGCCAAGGATTGGTGTAAAAAACGGGGTATTAAATTCGAAATATGGGGGGAAACTGCTCTAGGATATAGGACTAAATAATCGATGGCTGATCTCGCTTCTAGTGTTACCACTAATCCCCAAGTTTTTATTCCTTCTGTTTTTGCAGGCACGGTGCCCGTTGCTCCGGTAGTCCAAGCATCCCAGGCTGCTACTACGACAATTCAACAAATGCAGTTTCCTGAGGATTTACCAAAGTATTATACTTCCCTTGCAGCTATTGATTGGGGTCAGCAAGCTAATTCTGTTGTTCTTCAAAATACTGACGGACAGATATTTTTACCATTACCTGATCAATTAATCGATGCCCATGGTGTTCGTTGGAACCAAGCTAACTTACTTGCTGAATTTTTTGATTCCGGTGGTAAAATTCTTGCCGGTCTAGCTGGTTCTGCGTTAGGTCGCAGCCTTGCTCAATCTGTTAATGCCATCTCTCATACTTTTGGTGCTGTTGGTACCGGTGTTGCTGCGGGAGGATTAGCACAAGCTGGTTTAACAGCATTACGTGCATTTGGAGGTGTGGCTCCAAACCAATTCATTACTATTCTATTTGAATCACCCGAATATAAACAACACCAACTAACTTGGACTCTTGCTTGTAATACTCCTAAAGAGGCTGAACAAATCCGAAAAATTATTCAGTATATTAACAATAATATGGCACCGGCTGCTGGTGCTGGTGTACAAAATGTTCTTAACACTGGTATTAATATTCCGGGTGGTTTATATTGGGAATTCCCTTCAGTTTGGTTGATCAAATTCAATCCTAATGATGACTATATCTTCAAGTTCAAGCCTGCTGTTTTAACCAATTTCCTTGTTGATTATGCAGGTGGTCATGCTCCATCGTTTCATCGTGCCGATCCTGATACAACTGCGGGAGCCTCGACCCCTCAAAATGCCCCTGTTTCAGTTATTATTCATGCTCAGTTTGTTGAAATCGAATACTGGCGTAAAGGTGACTTTGTTACTAATACTGATTTGGATAATGCAGTAGCTATTGCGAAAGGTGCCTAATGGCAACAAATTACTTTGAAAACTTCCCTGTTATTCTATATGGGAATACAAACATCCGAGATATCTCTAGGCGAGTGGTTATTGCTGATCATATTCGTCAAAGCCCTAATGCTTTCTATGGTTATGACGTACCTGATTATCAACGGTCAGATGTGTTATCATATAACTATTATGGGGATTCTCATTGGGATTGGTTATTGTATCTCGCCAATGGGATTGTTGACCCATACTATGGGTGGTTTTTGAGACAAGAAGAGTTTAACGAGTTCATTGTCGATAAGTATGGATCATTTGAATTAGCTCAATCGATGACAGCCTACTGGCAAACCAATTGGTCAGACGACGACTTAACTTACGCCCCCAACTATTATAATCGATTGCCTATAAACCAAAAGAAATACTTCATTCCTATCTGGGGTCCTACTTCTATCATTGGTTATAAGAGAAACCCTACCGATTGGTTCACGAACTTGAATGTACTATACGAAGTGCAAGTAACCAATACCGCTCAGTTTGTTTCAAATACTCTTGTGCAAGCAGCTAATAGTGATTTATCTGTTGTGGGAACTGGTATAGTTACATCAATCATTAATTCAACTACAATGACTGTTGCTCAAATTCTTAATGAGTTTGACGTTGGTGATACTGTTCAACTCTGGACTGCCAATGCTGGTTTTATCGATCCCAATGGAGTTCTTATTACTGATTTATTGTTACTTCAACAATCCATTCCAATCGATGAATTGGTTTACTGGCAAAACATTACGTACTATGAAATGGAACGTGGTATTAATGAAAGTCGTAAGAGCCTTCTAGTTCTTAACGATCCATATAAAACCCCGACAGCCAATGCTTTGGAGAAACTACTGAACGATAACTAATATGATTCAGACAAATGCAACCCAAGTAGGATACGCTGGTGTTAACTCGTTTGTAATCAACGGAGTGGATATAGCAGCCTATGTCAACAAACTGGAAATCTTCGAATCGGTCTGTAAACCGTATATTACAGCAAGAGCACTTATTCTTGACAACAGTAAATTGGTTGATCGACTTGGTTTGCGAGGCGGCGAACCTGTCTCTTTTTCTATTTCTGCTTCCGGGGGTGGAGGTTATTCGGGCTCTGGCGCGTTACACTCCCTTACGAAAGAAAATCTTTCTGAAAACGCACGTACACTCGCGTATGAACTACAAGTGATCGGTCCTGAATATTATACCGAACGCTCCAATATTATATCCAAATCGTTTCAACAAATCACTGCCACCGATGCTATATCACAAATTCATTCCGAAGGTGTAGGAGGGGGATTATCCATTCCTGTAGCATCCAATGGCTTACTGTTTCCGGTCAATCCTTATGTGGTTGATAAACTAAAGCCTTTCAAAGCTATTGACGAATTTCGAAAAATACTAACATTTGCTCAATATCAGAGTGGAGTTACATGTTATTACAGAAATAATTCAGGATGTGTATTAGCCCCCGCTGAATATATGTTTCAACAGGCGTCGGGTGGGGGACCATCCTTCTATCAAAGTGTAACTCCCGGTTTTGCTTGGGAAAATATGATACTCAATACCAACCAAATTATTGATTATACCACATCCATTCCAGGCGAAGAACAACAAGGTAACCGTCTATCTATATCTGAAACTCTTATGGCACTAAAACAGGAATATCGAGTGCTTGATAAGAAGAGTAACAAATTGATTTATGATATCCCTCCATCCCCTGTTCCTATTCCGACCACAGATGGTCAATATAATCAACAAGCACAACAGATTGCTTATGGAGGAAATGGTGGGCAACAACAATTCCTAGTCGTTGATACTGATAAGATACCTGCTCAATTTGTTAGACGTACTGATATCGAGGCGTTGTTTAGAGCAATCGTTTCGTGTACTCCGTCAGTCTATGCTAAGTTTCCAATTCAAGGGGGGTTAAGTGTAACTGTGGGGGCTGGTATCAATTTAAATATCCTTAGCCCGGCTGGTTTAGACGAAAGCGGCGGAAACTATGAGGATTCTGAATTGACCGGTCCTTATCTAGTCGCGGACTTAACTCATGAAATCCACAATGATAACAACTTATCATCAACAACGTGCCGATGTATGAGGGGCGGGTGGAACTGATTCTTAACATTTGTTAATGTTTGAATACACTATTAATAGCTTCTGATAAAGTATCATAATCTAATGAAACAGAAGGATAAACCCAAGGAAAGAGTTTCTCATACCTATTATATATAGCTCCACTGACTTTTAGGTAGAATGCTCGATAGGTAACACCCCAAATTTGGATATTTTTATTAAGACCATAACATTCCATTGTTATTTCCTCATCACACTACTAACAGCACCCTGTAAAGTGATAATACTTAAAGGATTAACAAGGGGGTCCCAATCAGGATATGCATGCATATATTGATGGCTCATTTCACCCAACATCTTTAAATAGGTATAATCCCAAATTTTGGTATTTTTATTCGGATTAGGATATTTGGTATACTTATATGTCATTATTTCCCCATTACACTAATCATAGTAAATTGCATATAACGATGTAAACCAAGATGATGATTGGGCAATCCAGTCGGCATAGTCAAAACTTCATTATAATCATCTTTCAAATCTTTCAACGGTGCGAAGAACTGCAAATATAACCAATTGTAAATGAAAGACTTTGCCTTACGATAAGAAACTGTTGAACTCATCTTGAATGCTCTTTTCTTCAGATTCTTTCATCTGTTCATGGATCAAGTCAACATAGAAATCACGCTCCCATGGCGTCATGTTTTCTATATCAGACAAACTCCATTTATGATGATGCATCAAATTAAGATTGAGACGCAGGTAGTTTATAAGGTTATTGTGGCTCAGACAAACATAAAAAAATCATTGAGCGTACTCAACCTCACCGGAACCTTTTCACCATTCCCATCGGTATACTCAGTTGTCCACTCGATATGGGGAAGGTCACGAAAGAATTCACGGGCATCATTATATGCTTGAATAGGAAGGGTGTCAACCCAAGCCTCTAGCTCGTCGGGCTTAATATCCTTTGCCTTGGTCGTTATCTCGTTTTGTGAAATCGATACCAGCGACTTGGCGAGCATCGCGTTGAAAGATCGTTCCCCTCGTAAATCAAGAAACTTCTTATCACCATGCAATGCTACCTTAGGATAATCCAGGGTAAACTTAATACCGTTACCGACATTAATAACAAACGGGGCTTCTCGTCCTTCAAGTCCAACGACCTTGACATCGTTCAAATCGATCTTGAACTTATGTTCCTTTTGATTGGTTTGATCGACCAATCCCCAATCAATCGTCGGTGAAACGGACATTGATCGCAAACGAACAAATGCATATTCCACGTCAAAGATTGGCCAGTCTGTTACCTTAGTATCCTTTGGCTCTTGAATACAAGCTTGAATAACATCAGTCACAGCGACCATAACGTCATTGAGGTCACGGGATTCCTTTGCAATAAGGAGAACCTTTTCCTCCTTAGTAAGCATGGAACGAAGCTTGAGTTTCTTTTGGTTTGAAGGCAACGTCACTTCGAATGTCGAAACTGCGATTGTAGGTAGTGTCATGATATCTCCTTAAATATGAATCTAAATTTGGAAGATTTTGGGGGTTGTGGAAAACAAAAAAGGGATTGGTAGCGGTTAACCGCCAAGTCTCCCTATACAAAGATTTCTTGATGTTCTCTATTTTTTGATTATATATCTCAAAATAACGCATAATTTTTCTTTTTTCCTAATCGGGGAGGGGGTTGTTTAGCACGGGCTTCTTTAATTTTCTGTTTACTTTCTTCGGTATGTTTTCTTCCAAGCATTGGATGAATATAACCTAATTCTTCGTATGTTTTTCCTTTCATAAAAGCAACGCGTCCATTCTCATACGATTTAAGTTGTGCTTGACGATTAATTTCAATTGCTTCAGGAGTTTGTTTTCGTCCTTTGTTAGCTTTTGAAATTTTCTTCTTATACTCATCTGAACGCGGAAGTAACTTTCGTCCTTTGTTAGCTTTTGAAATTTTTTCCCTTATTGATAATGTATTTTCAATTGTTGTCCAATGTCCTTGATGCCATGTACGAAGATTATAATATCGTTTTCCTAATTCCTCAATTTTTATAAGGTTTAACCATTTATGTTCTTCATCTAAAAGTTCTTGTCGTGTTGTATTAACACGAGAAAGAATTCGTCGTTTAAAATCCTCCCGGCGTCTTCGATATGCATCACGCATCCAATTTGATGAACAAATGTATCCATCATCTTCAGACCCCCAATGTGATCCAACGTAGTATCTCTTATGTTTCCTATCGTACCAAAGGTACACAAATCCATATTTTTCCATAAAGTATTTATCAAATATAGTGCGTCAGTCCTGTTCAGGGTCCAATCCAAATTGCTGTTGTATAGTCAAGTCCTCTTGCTTCCAATCTTGGAAATGAAAGAATACGTTAAACCGACCGGCATTGTTTTCACCCCAATCAAGCTTCACTTCTCCCAAACCAATAGGGTAGGCATTACGTAAAGTCACTTCCAAAACTTCTTGACCGGTGTCGTTAAACTGAATGACTGAAACATTCACGGCAAAATCAGGTAGGTATCCTACCTCGTAAGGGTAATATCCGGCTGGATTAGGATTATTGATCCCTCGCGACATATCAAACGAAACAAGTTTCGAAAGCCATAGTCTAAAGAATGACCACTCCAAACCGGCAGCATCCGTAATAATCTGCATAGGACAGGGACCAAATCCCGGTGCCCACGGAAGCTTTTGGATAGCTCCATAACCATAACGTCGAGCGTCGAATGTAATAGCTTCCATGCCTGGAAGCATTGCAGCCGAACAAGCAAATTGAACACCTTGTGCCCCTTGCCGACCAAAGGATGTTAATGGTCCTTGATCAATTGCCGCTGGGGGAGTAAGATATATCATAAACTTCGAAGGCTTTAGAACACCTTGAACGTTATTGAGATACCCTCTAAACGTCTCAATGTTAAACCCTACAAGACTATCGGAACCAGTAATGCCACTCATTGTTCCTTATTTAGGGTCAAAATCCACGATTTAAGTCTTTCAAAATACGTATTCTTATTCGTTACAAATAACGGATCGATATTATTTTTAAGCATCCAATAACTTAGAATTCGGAATGAGTTCCATATTGGCCAACGATTCCATAATTTAAGGTTTTGTATTTGGACTTTTGGAACTTGATCTTCATACAATTCTAAAAGCGTCCCGGTTATATAAGAATCAGTACTTACATACGTATGATCAGTTCGTACTTTGTAATACTCAAGTATACACTCATCAAATCTCTCTTCTTCGTCAGGATTATAACGAACACGTCTAGGACCAATCATATATCCACCAATCATCACTGTATCCTCTTCAAAGAATCATCCCAAACACGTTGCTGATTTGCTTTTTGAAATCTAGCTATCGGTAAAAACAAAACAGGCTCCCAAGCTTCAGGAGCAATAATAAGCCAATGCGAAGTAATATGATGATACAGATATCTTTTGACACATGGCTTAAAGGATTTGAATTGAGAAGCACCTTTAAGGATTTCATATGAGACATTCAATACCGTTGTTTCATCCATATTCTGATTGTTACGTATGTTATAGAGAGCATCCATCAATTGCGCCCGATACAAAGGGGGCAGGTAGTGAAGGTTAATCCCTAGGAACCCATCCTTATAGAAGTTGATCGGAAACACAACCGGGAAACGATCCCAATAGGGCAGCTTGTCTTTCAACTTGGCATCGTATTGAAATAAAATCAGGTCCCCGATCTTAAACATCGATGCCTTCTTAAGGGGATGATCCTGTTTGACCCCTTTAAGTAGATCATCGTCTTTTACTGCCGTCGATAATTCGTCTATGATCTTCTCAGGTGATGGCGTGTAACGAGTGTCAGAGGTTGCTTCTAGGGCTGCTCGCCTTAACTCCCCGACCTTTTCGAGCATCCAATTCATGCCTTGGTTTGAAATGGCTCCTAATCTCGATGAGGCAACTGCCTTGATGGTATCTAGTAAATCAGTAAATTTAAGAGCCATATCTGTTTCTTCTATTTTTTGCTTGTTCTTTGGGGGTTGACCATTTACAATTGTCTTTATAATAACCTAAATCATTATCTTTACGATCCAATGACATTCCTTCAGGACGAACCCCCATATCTTTAAAAAAATTCTTGAAGTCTAACCATTCATCACAAACAGTAATTCCCCTCCCACCCCAATCTTCATATCGAATATGATTTTCATTAAAACACCGACCAATCATAGAAGACCATGATTTATATGTTCTAGTTCCATACATACCATGTTTGGGAATTGCACAATTTGTGCATTGAGTTGATTTCCCCGTTCTTAAATGATCACTCCTTACTTCATACTCATCACCACACGAACATTTACATATCCAATGAGCATGATTTTTCGTTTTACCTTTACGTAAAACAATCCAATTCCCAAAAGTCCTTCCTGTAAGATCAATTAAACTCATTTATCTAGCCATAAATATATTTATGAGCCTCTTCCGAATTGGTCCCAAAATACAAAGCGATGAAGATTACGAACATTGGTACATGTATGCATGGCGACCAACAATGGCTTGGCTCTATGCTATTATCTGTACCTTTGACTTTGTTGTATTCCCTATCTTAAATGCTCTATTCCATGCTTACGAACATATAACTCCCCTTGTTCAATGGGTACCTTTAACCCTTCAGGGAGGGGGATTATTTCACCTTGCATTCGGGGCAATTCTGGGGATTTATGCATATGGACGCACCATGGAAAAGAGGTTGTACATGCAACTTTCTTCCGATGCGTCAGAATCCCCGCCACCACAACCAGAACAAATACACCAATAATTATATCCTTCATTGTGATACTATTCCACCTATAAAGGTAAAAAGTAAAATAATAGGAATAACTACTAAAGCAAATACCCATCCATGAAGACTGAGTACCCAACCCACAAACCCTACCACCCCTACACTCATAATCACTATTACAATACAAAGAATAGCTCCGGTGAGAACAGCCAAAGCTAAATTCACAAACGTGTCCTGCCAAGGAAAAAGTATCCACCAGCGAGTTTCTTTAAACGCAGAATAATTAGAAATAAACAAACCGTTGTGAACCCAATTTCTCTGGTCAGTAAGTCGAGTATCATCATACTCAGAAAAATCTGACTTACTAGGCATACAATAATAATGTATTAAACGTTTCAATTCTCGTTCACTTGTATTAAAATGATTTTGAATTGCTTGATGTGGTTTTTCATGGTCAGTCTTCATTAAATATATCCCTTGCGATATTAGAAACCATATTAGCATCTCGCAAAATAATATTCATAAACGTTGGTGTACGTTGTACTTCTCGTCGAAGAAGTTCACTAAGTTTTGTATTAGCCGGTAATTGATTTTGGAAACGCCATATTTTGTCAATAGTGGCATTCATTATCGCTTTATGTACATCTCCATGTGTCATTGCATTGTTGGTTCCGAACAACGGGCATTATTCGTGATGATCTTACGCTTACCATCATCAATAAGAACTTCGTTGTAAGTGCCATCCTGGGCAAACGTGCCGATCATATGCATATGAGCACGATCACCTTCCCAATACAACGTGTTCTTATCATTATGCAGCTTGATATTATTGTACTGATCAGTCCGATCTTTAAAGTCCCCGTTTGCAAGTGTAAACGTCACGTGAAACTTGGTAAGTTGATGCGTCTTAGCAGTCATTGCAAGTTCAATTGCAACGGTTGCTCCATCACTTGTTTTACAAGTCACTGTCCCGTTCATCACACCGTTCTGTACCAACGGTTCAATCGGGGCAGGTGCACGAGGGGGGCGCGGCGCCGAGGGACGTGCCGGGGGTGGTGCTTCTACACGCGGTCGCGTATAAGACGGATTTATACGCGGGGGCGCATAAACAGGGGGCGGGGGCGGCTCATACACCGGAGGGGGTGGAGGCGGCGCATATTGAGGCTGTGCAAAAAACTGTTGCAGGATCGGACCAAGAATCCCGTTCACAATATCAACGACCACCGGTCCAATATCAGACAATCCCGGACCCTCGTTATAGTAAGGAGGGGGCGGGGGCGGCGCATAGTACTGCGGCGGCGGATTATAATAAACCGGAGGCGGGGGAGGCGGGGGATCATAATAAACCGGAGGCGGGGACGAATAAACCGGTGCGGAAGGAATAGCCGACCACGGAACGCCCCACGGACGCCCCCAACTACCACCGATTACAGGTCCGCGCCATCCTCCCCAACCTGGGCGATTCCATCCACTCCACGCGCCAGGGTGAAAACCGCCGCCAGGATGGAAACCTCCAAAACCACCACCGAGATGAAAACCACCAAAGCCTCCACCATGAAAACCTCCAAAACCTCCGCCGCCTCCACCATGGAAGCCGCCGAAACCACCGGGACCATGAGCATAGGCTGACGTAGACGCCAGCAAAGCCATGATAACAATCACCTTTTTCATCATCTTGTCCTTTGTATCTACCACGTAGAGCCAATATAAGCGATCTCGGAGGGATTGTCAACAAGAAAAAACCCTCCGAAAGACGCTGCTTGTCGGAGGGTCGTACCACGAGGGCACTAAGTTACTGAGCTAGCTTACGAAATTCAGCTAGTTCATCATCTTCGTCACCTTCACCATCCCAAGGTGGCGTTTCTGCCTGTTGGGTCGGTTCCGGCTTTGAGCGACCCTCAGTTGACTGTCTCACCGGAGACTGTTCTTCAACTGAAGAGGTAGCACCTGCTACCGGCTTTTTCAAAACACGTTCAAGACGTGCCTTAAGTTCATCATAAGACTTGAAATTCTTGGCGTCAACAAATTCCTTAAGGGAATAAGTGTTACCCCAAATCTTTTCAATTTCCTTATCAGTAGATGCAATCGGTGATGCAGCTTCAAATTCTGACTGTGAATAAACGCGCTGACCATCTTCCTTATGAGCACGAAGGATTAGATTAACACCGCTCCACATATCAAATGGATTGATTGCCTTCTGAGTAGCAAACTTCGGGTTCATTGCCGAATTCAACTTCTCAAAAATCTTCTTTCCATACTTGAACAACATAACCTTACCGTTGTTCGAAGGATTTTCAGGATCGTTCACAACAAGAATGTTGGAAACGTAATGAAGTCGTCGCTTTGTACCGGGATTATTCGGTGTACCAGAAACGATATCTTTCTTAGCCTTTTCGTCCGTTGCCCAAAGTGCGCTGTTATATTCTGCCACCGGATCAGGAGTGTCGGGACCTAGTGTAGTTAGCGACTTTTCAATATACCATCCGCCTGGACCCTTAAAACCATGGTCCCAAACACGAACGAATGGAATGTCATCATCATTTGCCGCAGCGTCTTTTGTGGGAAGGAAGCGAATTGTGGCTTCGCCTGTACCAGCCTTGTCGGTTGTCAGTTGCCAAAAGCGATCATCGCTCTGGAACTTGTTCATCTCTTGAACTTTTTTATTGATCGTCTCAATAGATGTTTTAGCATTCTTCTTTAGATTAGCAAAAGTCATTGTATTCTCCCTTTTCGTTTTTTACGTTGTATACAGTGGGATCGGTTTGTCCGAACCCTCACTATTTAGGGAGTATACAGCTAACCCCTTGTCCTGTCAAGGGTTTTTTTCGAAAATCTGGTCCATGTAGGTTTGGATGCGCAACGGCGGGTGGGGGTGGAAAACGATCAGAGGATCACCGTTCCGTGGTCCCTCCCACAAAGCATAACTGGTCATATATGGATAGTATCGTTGAGTACGAGCCATCCATCCCTGCATAAATTCATACTCTCTCTTGTCTATCCCCCTCATAACAAAGCTTCCTTCACAATCTTACTCATTTCCTGTCGATCATAATGTAACCATTTCCCATATTTCAGAAGTGGAATACGCATGTTTACCCACACTGGATCATCTCTCAAATCTCTATCCCATGCTCGAAACATATTAGTAAAATTGTTCAGGATCGCTAAAGCTTCAATAGACACATCCTTTCGAATATACATCTTAAAGGCTTCGGGGTGTTGATGCTGCACAACCTTAAAACCTTCGGGGAAGATTTCCTTCAGTTTCTCCATTTCTTCTTTGATATGATACTTCAAACTTTCATGCCGGCGCTTCCAAGCGAAATAGATATCCTCTCCTTCTTTGCCGATTATCGAGGAAATATGTGCACGCGGATTTACGATCAGGTTGGATACCAGCCGCCCGAACACGTCTTTCTTTTTCGCCAGCTTCATAAAATTCAGCTTGTCGGGACGACATTCAACCGACACTGGATTTTTAATCTCACCCCCAAATCTATCATAGTCATATGACATTGATGAGAAATGAAGTTTCAGGGCAATGTAAAGATTCAACGCTTCATCAGCGTGCATAAAGATGCCTGTTTATCGTTCTAAGTTGGTCATATATATCGAATAACCATTCTCTTCTACGGAGAATATTATTTACTTCATAATAAACACTTTGCGTCATCCATTCATGATAAAGATAAGCACTTCTATATACAAGACCGATACTAGGACGTTCAGTAAAAATTCTAAGGTTAAGAGGATGTTTCATTGTAGATACTCTCACTCATTAGTTTTAACATACCTATAGTATAATGACGAGGGGGGTCAAGTCCAACAAGTCTTTTAGTCAACACCCTGGCAGCATAATTATAAACCACATCGGATAGCCACCCATCTGTCATGAAATGAGTTTGAAAGTATAATTGTATCTGGTACCATCTACCAGTATCACGTCTATAAAATCTAAGAGGGTTCATTTCTTTCTCTTTTTCACAACGATATCATGATAACGAGTATATAAACCTACTTCTCTACCATATGCCTCTATCTCATGAGGCAAGTCCCAATAATCAATCTTGGCGATATCAAACGATTTGTTCTTATAAAGGAACTTCGATGCATGATTAGTCTCGACCAATTCCCCTAGGCGCATCTGTTTAACATGAACTAACTCGTGAGCGATAACCTTCAGGGTTTCCCGAGACGATAGATTATCATCTAATTCGAAAGAAAACAAGGGGGCATCTGCTTCCACCCAATCGGTAGCTCCTTTACAATCTTCTTTCTTAAGGTAGCCGGGTATAAACTTTACAACCAGAGGTAGCCGAGTATTGATCCGACGAGGAAATAATATCGAAGCAAAGAAGTGCAGGGCTTGCCGACATTTCTTTAAACTGATTTTCTTTGGCTTTCCCTCAAATACAATCCTCACTGGTTACCTCAAGTTTGGATTTACCTGAGGATATTTAGATTCGGACCCTTCGAGCCTTCTTTAGGAAGTGTAGGTCTTCAGCTTCCCTCTGAAGCTTAAGCCTAATAGCTGGATTCTCATCAATAAGGGATGAGATATACTCCATTTCCACCCCCTTTTCATCAGCCCAACGTAAAATAGCATCCAAATATTTACTACCGCCTGCGACAATTTTTTCAACGTCGGTGGTAAAAGTTTCAGACTTTATTTTGATATCAATCATATGAATGCCCGGTCACTTTCCTTTATAATTGCCAAAAGCATATCCTGTTTTAAGACAATTCCCCATCTCCGTAATGGAACTATACCTGATTGAACCGATACATCCTTTAATTCACATTGTGCCGTAAGAGTTTTATGACGTAGCGTTTCATCTAAATCATAATATCTATTCATTAGCTTCATTTGAATGCCTTTGCTATACAACGGTCAGCCTCAATTTGACACATATTACACAAAGTTACATAAGGAGCACGTAAGGGCATAAATTCGCCTGTTACATATTTTCTTTCTTCAATGTTAGTTCTAAGAAATACCATATGGTAGGCACGATGATAAAGATTGTTCATTTTGGTTATAATAGCGTTCATATCCCTGCTCCTAACCAAAGGGGGGCAATTAAGCCCCCCTTTTTAATTCGTAAGCCCGAGGCTTTTATTAAGTACGAACCTCTTCCTTGTACTTCGAAGGGCTAATACCGTAAGATGCCGCCACACACTCGTGGGGGTTAGTGCCCGGCATTGCTCCGATATGGAACTTTCGACGGGAACCATCGGCTTCAAGGGAACCGTTGAGCACCTGAAGCACCCGGATACGATCTGCCCCAACAGTGAGGGACAAAAGCAATCGCTCAAAGCCATTGCCGTCCATATCCTTCGCCATGGTTTCTGCCTTACCAGCTTCAAGATACTTCTCAAAGCCGAACTTTTCGAGCATGATACGACGCATTTCGGCGTTGCGCTCGTTGGCAATAATAACCGGAGTAAGCTTTTGAGGCTCCTTGATAACCCACTGGTATTCGGGAGCAATCAAAATTCCGTGCCAGTTAAAGATTTCAAAGCCATCTCGCCAAGCATGCGAGGGACCTTCATCGTTATGAGCAACGTTACCGTTGTCCAGGGAGATATGCTTCGGGAAGTCTGAGATAACACAGAAGTCAGCATACATATAACGGAAACCGCCATACATTGATGCCTTTTCGTAATGATCCCATTCCGTATAGTCAATATCCAATCCAACGACGTGTCTGAAGAAGGAAATGAAGTCAACGCCTGCGCTCCACATGTTACCACCGGAGTAAGCATTGAGTGCGACCTTGATTTCATCGCACAGACCATCAACGTCCTTGGTCTTGCCATGCGGCAGCATAGCGATGACCATCTGACGACCCCAATTCAACTTGGTATCATCAACCTTGACAGGCTTCTTTTCATTCTTGACCAACTTCTCCGGTCCAATGATTTGTTCCAGAGTTTTGATCGCCGACTTGATAATCGGATTATCAGTTTGGATATTGAGATTGAGGGAGGTTTTGGTGTTCATCGCATAGTATGAACCACCAGCGGTAATCTGGCACGAAACCGGAGAATCACCAAAAATGATATACCGAGGCATTTCCAAGTTTGCAGCCTTATACAAACCCTTTACTGCCCCACGCATGATCTCCCGCTCATCCTCAGTCTGAGGCTTGGTTCGCATCGCGATCTTTACCCACCGTTCATGCCAAGGGTGGATTTGTGCCTTGTGTTCGTCGGTGAGGGAAATCAATTTCTTATTGCTCATAATATAAACCTCATGTTAGAAGGACATGGAGATAAAAAGGGGGCAATCAAGCCCCCTGATACTGGTTACCGATTATTAGTCGGCGACCCGGCGCTCTTCATTGAAAGCACTTTCGACCTGACGACCGATGTAGTAAGTGCCCTTCGGAAGGTGGATACCATCATGCTCGTGATGGCGAAGGATAACACCGTTACCTTCGGAAACCTCAAGCACACCGACAATCAGGTCGGTACGGGTAAGGATGCCGAGGCGCTGCATCTCTGATGCGACGTTTGCATCACGATACATCTTGGCGGTGGACGGAGCCTGAGTAGCAAGGTCGAAAAGGTTTTCAACAGTCTTGCTGGTCTTCTTCGGGGTGGTCTTCGGCTCAACCTGAGTGGTCGGACGCTCAAGGACCGGAATTGCATGGTGATGACCAGTCAACTCACCCTCAAGAAGAACAAGGTAGCCGTTCTTGGGCTGGATTTCGTTGGCGGTGTTAAGCTTCACGGAAGCCGGAACCGGAACGATGGCGAGGTCGCCCTGAAACGCCATACCCTTTACAGGGTCAAACTTACGAACATTCGAATTCAAACTCATTGTATACACTCCTATTTTCGTTAAACACATGGTGAAATGGTAGCTTTTCTGTTGCCAAGGAAGCTACCGAACTCCGTAGGGAATTACGCCGCGAGGGCGAGTTCCCGAGCAAAGTTGTCGTTTGATGCGACAGTTATATACCGACCGACTATCCGATTCCATTCCACACGAAGTCGAACCTATTTTACCCCCATCAAAAGCACATCCTGTGCGTTGATCCTTCCAACCCTGTCAACAACCCTTTGGGTAGGGTATGTGCTTTTGGTGGAGGTATCGGGTACTGCCCCCGAGTGTTTCGTGTTTAGTTGAACCATCAACTAATCGTCCAGTGTCTTATTTATACTGCATCTTGGGTCAGATGTCAACACCTTTTTCGCATTCAATCCGAATTTTTAATCGCTCGCCCTCTTTCGACCCGTCCATGGTAAAATAAGGAGCATTGATCTTCGGAATATTTTTTTTCATTGTATCGATACAAATCTGCTTCAATTTCTCAGGGGACGAAAGTTCGACCATACCATTATCAGGGCGCATATAAGCCCAATTTGTCCAAAGAGCATTTGAATTATCACAAACGGTCGCTGATGCTAGACAAATATAGACCGATGCAATATAACCTACTAAAGATTCAGGAAGTATCATTTTGTTTTTTACCTCTGGGGTTTATTTAGTTTATCTAGATATCGCATATCAGCTATAGCTCTTTGAAGAGGATTTCTAATAGTAAAACAACCGTTAAATCTTGAAAGTTCGTTTGCTATAACCCACCAATTATCAACAACATCATTTTTAGCTATATTAAGATAACGGTTAAAAACCTTAGTGTTGATCTTACCTTTGATCTCCCCAACTTCAGTATGGTTCATATTCCCCATCCCTTGCATGCCAGTAATTCAATCTCAATTAACTCAGCATCGGTACACACTGAATTAACCATATGATCTCGGCAAAAATTCAATTCCAACTCCAAGTGCATTCGGATGGTTTCTTGGTCATAATGAACGTGATTGGCGACATTATGAGTAAAATGGTTACTCTTACGCTCTTCACGTCGGCAGATTGCTTCGCGCTCTTCATGAGCAGCCTTCAACCACTCTATCATAGCCTTTTCAACACCAGGAAATTGAAGACAAGCCGTCACATACCTCTTAAGCCTTTGCGAGAGGGACCAGTATCGATCTTGTTCGTTATGCGTCAAACGCTCCCAAAACACTTGTCAATCCTGTTCTAAGGATAGTTCCCCATCCTCGATATAAAGGTATCGATAGATCAATACCTTTATAATATACATAAGGATTACCTAAATGCATATTTGTTGCAATATACAACACCCTTTTCACTTCATCGAATCGATCATAATTAAACATTTTACCTCTGAAACCACTGTTCGTACAATATTTGCCATTCATGATCGTGAAGTTGAATATTATACATAAGGTTAACATTATCAATATTTCTAGCCATATCAAAAGGATGAAAAGGATAAAGCTTAAAATCTACAAAAATTTTAAGCTTTTTAGTCGTTTTCTCATGAATACGTCCAAGTCTTTTGACGAAAAAATTTTGTTCAATCATACCACAAACACCCTAACGGAATCAAGAGGATACTCCCCATCACCCCGACCCTGCTTGAGGAAATCATTTTCCTGCGGATCGAAAAACCCACAATCATACTTGGTTCTTTCCTCAAGGGGGATGTTGTTTGACACAAACACATCATAATGACGCTTTGGGCGCGGCAGCGTCAAAATGACGCCAGTTTCCTTAGAGCGCAAGGCTGTGACTAAACGAGCCCGCTTCGCTTCGAAAGCCGCCTGAAACTTGTTCATTGTCTTTCCTTATCGGTTTAGGAGGTAACGATGTAATAAAGCCAAGTCTAAGAAGAGGCTTAAGACGATCCCAATGTTCTATCTTCCATTTTCCCGAGATAAAGCCGTCCCGGTGTCTATCGATGAAGGATTGTAGCATAACCGGATCGTTCAAGTCAATAGGTGATTTTGGAAGCGAAGTTAACTCCAACTGCAACTGAAAGTGGTACTGTATTTTTTTTCCTTCCTCTTTCGGTGTCTTTGTTTTCTTAAGACGCGCTCTCATTTTAGCAGCGCCACCACCAAATCTAGGTGTAAGAAAATGTCCATGATCATCGTTAAAATGGTACAGACCAAAACCGCTCCCCACATGAAGATAAGTATTTCTCTTATCATAATAGAATGTCCTAATCATATCCATCATTTGATCATTAGTAATCTTTGCGTGCTTTTGAATATCCTCTAAATTCACAATACGTTCAACATCAATTTCATAATTCCCTGTTGGCTTTGGCCAATTTTCATTGATATATTCAAGAATACTCGGCAACGTTTCTAAGCATTTCATAAACTCTACTTGAGAGGTTTTCTCTTCAGGTTCAGCAAATTGCCAACCTTTACCATTAATCCAATGTAAAGTCTTTTGAAGATAATGAGCTTTCTTACTCTTCTTAAGTTCAACCAAGAAATCACAAATATAAGCGTCGGTACCATTTCCTCCCGTAGTATGCCCCGGCGAGGCTAAACCTGCTTTCGTTAAAATTTCAACAAAATTGATTTCATATTCTGTTCCCTTATTCTTTTTTTTAGCCATTTTAGTTTTCCTTATTATACAGTTCCTTTACCTTATTTACCACGGCAAGGGGAACAACATCAAACGAAGAAATGCCGCGTTCATCACCCCAAAGAAAAGTCGCCTCGCCAACACTCATTTTTTCGAGGTACTGCGGAGCGATGTAATACACATGATGAAAATCCGCCTTGCGTGCCTTTTCATAGCGCACAAGATGGAGCACAGCTTGATCGGTATTATCTATAATGACGCCCCAAGCGGGCTTATTATTATAGACCAGAAATTCTTTTGGATGCCGAGCGAACATTTTTCGTAACCCTCCAACCGTGCCGACGAAGGCATTCCGCCAATTGATCCTGGCAGTATAACGGAAGATCAGGGGCTTTGTCAAGCGTCCATCCCGTGTTACCTTGCACAACTACAACCTGATAGTGATCGGCATGGGCAGCAGAAATCACCGTCCCCAAACCAAAATGCTCATTCTTTTCATAACGATAATCCACAACTGCCCGATACATACGATCAGGCATCTGATGTGCCACATCATTAAAAAGAACAGCTACGGTATTAATCCCCATTGCGTGCATGCTCCGGTAACTCTCTAAACGCTCTCTTATTAACACGTCGGATTTTCTTATCATGATCACCGACAATCTGGAAAAGATCATAAGCATCTTGCTCAAGCTTATCAAGCCGACGCAACACTTCCTTATATTGAACCTCCGTAAGAGCAAACGGAGGATTAACCGGTGCGTAAGTGGAAGGCTTAAGTTTAGCCTCAATCTCTTCAACGTAATCCTTGGCTTCCTTCAGCCCATCACCAGTTGCAGCGCGACGAAGCTTGATAGCATCGATCTTACGTCCCGCAAAAATCTGCGACATCATCAACCAATGAATTGCCATTTGCTCAACGGCTGCAAGCGAATAGCCTTTCAATGCTTGGTCACGATGTAGAATATCACCAACAGTCATAATTTATCTCCCGGTCTTTGTCTCATAAGAAGACCACAACACAGCCCCGTTGTCAACAGGATAAACGTCCCCGTTCTCTTTTATTTTTTGATCCTCATAAGGGGCAATCAAGCGACGATAGAATTCAGCTTGACAAGCACGGATTGCCCCCCGTACATCAGTCATGATATGTTCTCCATTTTCAGAGAAAACATTATCAGTATCTAAAATATACCGACGAATAACCAATTGAACGTTTTGAACAAAACGTTCTTTGTCAAGAGCTAAACTTATCTTGTCGGCATTATCGTAGATTTCATCAAGCTTTCCATAGACATAATTCAATGTCTGATAGGAAAGTCTTCCGAACATTGCTCGTTGATCAGCCAGATATCTAAGTATCTGGGTCGTCATATAATAATTCAACTCCCCTGGATTAGTAGGCTTTTGTTTACCAATCATAATACGTTCCCGAATATTATCTTTGTTCTCAATATACGGCATAATTTACTCCCTTTCATCACTTCTATCAGCAAATCCCAATAATATACAACCAAGAATAAAACACGTACCGATCATAGCAATTGGTACAGGTAAAATCAATGATAGTAAACCATAAAATACAGAAGAAAAGAAAACTACGGCAAAGGCAATAACAAAAGCTATCAAAATCCATTTGATGCCTTTGTATAGTCTAATTCCAATCAACTGAAACAGTCTCTTATCCAACAACCACATGAGCGCCCCACATAACAAAAGCCAACACAGCCAAAGCGACACCAACACCACAAAGCCACCACGTAAGCGGATCGTTGGATGTTACAGGAAGGGACACAGACGTAGGATAAAGATCACGATACACAAGCGTCTTATTACTCGGCGCCGGGGGCAGACCATTTTTCCAATTAGGATTGTAATTCACAGACATAGCTCACTCCTTACATTCGGTTGAGATAAGTGCTTCCCTTGCCATGATGATAGCGTTGATGACAGCATTATCATCAGCACCATATATCTTAATTGCTCTGCGTGCAACAGCTATCAGTCGAGGTTCAAATACCGGATTAACTTTTACCCCCTTCAGGGCATTTCGCATAAGCGCCGTGATACGTTCTTCCATGACTACAACGCTCGCAAACAAACCCTTGCATTGACTATTTGGATTAAAACCCTTGTTTGGTGGACTGCCTAAATTCAACATTTACATTCCCCTGATATTTTCTCACTTTGGACACTCTAGCAGAAGAAAATAACACTGTCAACCCTTCATTGAGGTTTTTGTCACCGCATCAACATAGGACTTAAGTCCTTTCCTTGCTAGCTTTTTGTTCTCTGCTTTCAACGTCTTGTTGTCTCTTTCCAGAAGAGCAACCCGACGTTCAAGTTCCTTGCATCGATTTTCTAGGTTTCTAGTCCTAGCATCAAAATGCATCTTAACTCCATCAAGATCATTTGCCATCAGCTACCTCAAACTTATTAATTTCGTTTCCCCAAACTTCCCATTCTGGCCAAGATTGGCGAGCGAATAGTTCAATATAAGGACCATCATACAAACGCATGATACGCTTATAAGCTTCATCTGGTTTACGGGAATGTTCTCGACGCTTTGATATAATCAGGCGGGGGACATCTTTACCTTTACGTGTCAATCCTTTTCCTCGCGTTCCAATAAGACATTGCTCGGGATTAGCTCGCGTATAATAACCAAGTCCTTTAAAGAAATCCTTTTCTTTCCATTCATGTTCCGGGGCGGACTTATTCAACTTAGCCCAATAAAAACAAACCGTCTTATATTCAAATCCCCAACATTTCATTAAATCAAGAGCCTGAGGAATATGAGTATCGATTGTCCACATCAAAAGAACGCTATTCTTCTCAGCAATATCCCCTACTGGAATTGCTTTCAAATCTGGTAAATTCAAACAAGGATAATGCTGCTCCGGGGATCGACCCTTTCCTTTGTTAGAAAAGGTCATAAAAGACCACGCCGGGTCTGAGTAAATCACAGGAAACTTTTTATTTGGCAAATCCATTTTGTATCGTTCGTTCCATTCGAGTAAACATAGCAAGTTGTTCAGTAAACAATCGATGATTAGTCATTGGTGCGTGTTTAAGACATTCGGTAAAAATAGGGGACATAACCATATTGAATATTCTATCAGCAATAAACCCATAATCAAAAGCACTCATTCCCGAAGCCAACATAGATTTGCCTCACAATTAGCATAACCATGAACAATATCATGGACAAGTTTATCAGTTGAATTCGTATTAACAAGCGAGAAATGAAGTGCCCACTTAGTGGTAGCATCTTTCGCCTGATAAACCGAGAAATGAACAGCACTCTTCAAAGCATCATAATTGAGTGATTTGTGTCCTTCACACATCGCCGACCAACAATCGGGATTTAGATCATTCGTCGGACGAAAACCATCCAAAGCAACGACACACCAATGTTTCAACTTTATAACACGCTTTGCCAATTCATTGGCAACTGCGCATCCTGATGAATGACCAACAATATAGAATGTCTTCTCAGGCGTATTCTTGATTTGTAATTCAGCGGCAGCAAGTGTCTGTTGATAATGGGGGACCGGATCACCAGCGGATGCACCTGATACCCAATGGTGGGTTTCAAATTCAACATCTGGCTTTTGAAGTTTAGCTGAATTCTGCCATGCTGCCATATCATTGATGGAAGCTAGATAGCCCCCAAAGAATATCACTCGTATAATCATTTATCTAAACCATGATGTTTTTTCAATAACTTCTAAAAGTATCCAACGAAGACGCGATCCTGCTAATGATAGTTCTGTAGAAAATGGAGCAAGATCAACATCTTTATCAATCATCTTAAATGTTCGATGATCATAATCATTAAAAATTCTACTATCGTGCATCACACCATACCCGAAAGCAATGGCTGAATATGCTGCCAATGAGCATCCGAAATTTGATCTAATTCTGCCTTAGTGATTGTAACACTCTCTCCCTTTTGAGAAGCATTATAAATCAACCACTGAAACGAAACCGGTAGATCAGCCCAAATACCCTTTTGCTGAAGATAACCGGGAGCCATCGACGTATAAAATGCCGATAGAGTTACCGGGAGAGCAAACGAATAATGTCGAGTTGATACCGAGGTGGTATTAGCGTGTACTGTATTTGGAGTGGTATTATTCATAAAAACAATCCTTATACTAGAGGGATTGCTTCCTGTCTAAGCATTCCCGAAGGTGGAATTTCAATCTTTTCCAAAATATACCCTTCCCCAAAGGTAAATGATCTTGTGGGACGTTCCCCATCAGTCTTTTCAGCACCAATAGAAGTTTTATCCTTTGTATTAAAACCGTGACCTTTTAGAATAGTAACCCCCAGGTCATTGGGCTTATTATAATGGACACCCCCAAGATGCTCAGTAACACCCGGCTTATCCGATGACTTTAACCAATGAAGGTTCGCTTTAGTTCCCCCATCAGTAACATGAATAGCTGCCTGTTGGTTGAAATGGTTTCCAAACTTTTCTAGATGTTCTTTAGAAACACCCGGAATAACTACAGACTTTTCAGGTCCCCATTGGGAACGACCAGTAGTTTGAATAGGACCATAACCATGTTCCCGAGCCATACCAATAAGCTTCTTATGGTTATCTTCATCTTCGTTTCGATCTTTGCCCTGAAAAGCAGATACAATCCCAACAGGACCGTTCTGGAAATGCGTTCGCATTCGACTAAGACCCATTTCTAAAAGTACGTTCGAATGTTGCTTAAATGTTTTCATCCTTTATTTATTGTCTTCAAGGTGTAATTCTTGAAGATATCGGTCACTCGCTGACGATAATCAGCGGTTTCCTTGATGAAAACCTGCGGTATATTTTCGTGATCTCTGGCTAGCAATACCACTATACGAGGGCAGACTAGTCCAAAACGTTCTTCTACCATTATTGAATAAGCTGTAGCTTGTAACAGATATCCTAATGCAAATTCTTCGGTCTTCTCTTTACGTGCTGTCTTAAAGTCAACAATGGCATTTTCACCATTCCACCTACACACCAAGTCAGCAGTTCCAGCCGCCTGAAGTAAGGTGGAGTAGAGTCTAAGTTCCTGACCATACACTAGGTTGAGATTGGTGTCAAGCAAAAGTTTGAACTGCTTGAAGGAATCCAGATTGGACGGCATGTGCCCTCGTGCCCAATTAGGATTGTTCTTAATGTACTCTTCGGCTAATAAATGTACAGCGTTTCCTCTATTCTGAGCCTGTTTGAGTATCTGATTGGCTTGTTCTTTACCAATAGCCTCTCGCCACTTTTTAAGACCAGTTTGATCCCGAGACTTGGATAGGACTGTAGTCACAGAAGGGTAGCGATCTCCCTCAGGGGTAATATAGAACCTACCTTGATCAGTATCTTCTTTCTTGAGGTCAGCCGATTCATAGTTTTGATGAATAAATTTCGCCATTCATATATCTCATATATTCTTCAGTTTGATAACTCATAATAGCCCAAGAGGGCATAGGAAATCTAATATCATCTTGATCTTGATATTTACTAAGAGTATCAAAATACTTTCCATAGATATAATTATCAATCTTACGTCTGATACGTGATATATCACGCTTCTTCTTTTTACGTTTCATCTTTAATCGCTCTAATGACATCTTTTGGAATTTCTCTTATGTATAACCAAGTATCATGTACAAGCACTTTAGAACCGGTACCACGTGGGGAAATAGCATCGGGAGGGGCTATTATCATAATCTCTCCCGAATTTACATAAACCTCTTTACCATATATGTTATGTAAAACAATAAACCCAAATACGATGTAATAGAGAAAAACCCATTTATACATTAAATGTCTATTGTACTTCCTGGGTGTGATCTCTTGATATCTCTTAGTCGATCCTTGAAACCATCCGAAGGCTTCATACGATGAAACGAATAACCGATTCCCGGAGCCCCAGCAGCTATCTCTAGATCAGTACCCTTCAATTCCTTCTTTTCGAACGTCTCCATCTCAGAGATGGTCATTGAAAGCACCGCAACATACTTACCAGTTTTCTTATTACGAACCCAATAGTTTGGCATTATTTCTCCTTAAAAATAGCATGAGATATAGTAATGAATTCATTTAACATTCGAGGGGGGCGAAGAACAGTGCTTAAATTCCACACTCGTACAAATTCCTCATAAGACTTCTCAATAATCTTAACCCAATATGTATGTTCATCAGCAGAATAGACATTATCTATTCTATTGACCATTCCATCTCGTATATCATTATCAGTTCGATAATTGACACTCTTTATTGTAAAAGATTTGGCCATGCTTCAGCTACCAATTTCTTTGTCACATGAGGATAAACATCAGGTAAATTCTTATCCTTCACAGCACAGATAATCTTGGCATCTTCGGGGTGAAGGTGTTCAAGAAGATCAATCCATAGCTGTTCACGTTTAATAGGAGCAATACGATCTCCCCGGTCGTCAATACGTGCCCAGATATAAAAACGACGCATTTCGCCATACAACATCCCCTGTTGATCGAAATTAGGGGACGGAGTATAAGGAGGCGAACCAAAAGGTAAACGCCATTTCAACTCAGGATCAAACGCCATCTTCAAAAGCGTCTGAAGAACCTCGTTGTTTGTGTGCTTTTGTAGCTCTTCTAGTCTTTCTTTTTTGGTCTTTTTTGTATTCACCGCATTCAAAATTTCATATATACCAAGTTTCATAGTCATTCCTTTAGTTTCAAGTTACCTACTATATTTACATTGTTATGTTTATCAACTTCAAACATACTTTTTGCAATCTTATGAAAGCTGTGTTCAACTCCATAATACTTCATTATGAAAGCTTTAATTGCTTCTGTAATCAAAGCCCCTTCTTTCATTGTACTTGTGTCCAAAGTAAAACCGGCTGTATCGAGTGAAGCAAACAAAGGATGGCAAACCAAACTTGTTACCTCTTGGATCAACTGATTTCTCAGTACATCCACTGTAGATTTAACGTTTTCTTCAGTGGTTTTAACTTCTTGCAAGCGATGGTTGATTTTTGGAAATTGAATTACATTATTCGCTTCCACTTTACCCTCTCTATTTAGTGCTCCTATCATTATATATAATTTTTGAGCCTTCGTGCGTAAAAGAGAAGTTGACCACCCGAGACTTATATTCAAAAGGAAGTTTGGTTAAGAATTCATCACGCTTGTCATGAGGGACATAAAACAACATATATCCTCCCCCACCTGACCCAAGCAGTTTACCACCAATAGCGCCATTATCTATACAAAGATCATAAAGACCATCAATTTGTTCGTCAGTAACTTTTCTATCAGTAAGCTTCTTCTTTCTCCAAGAATTATTTAGCATTTCCCCTATGTAATCTAGGTTGCCGTTTCCTTCTCGGGAATTCAAAATATCCCAGGCTGTTTTCGCTAGAATCTTACCTTCGCGCATATTTGCTTTCTGGGCTTCCTTAAGCTTATCATACTTAGGATGCGTCAGATAACCTTTTGTTTCTTTTCCTGTTTCAACAATATCCTTATAATGACGTTGAACCCCACTATTGATCAAAACAAGAGAGTTAGCAAACCGACGCATACGTTCCATATTATGGAACTGTTCAACACCAACAGTTTCATCCTTATTAAATGTGAACAGGTTTGTTCCTCCTATCGACGCTGCCCATTGATCCTGTACACCAATAGGATATTTACAATAATCAATCTCAATCTTACAAGCCATCTCAGCCATCTTATCGAGTGTAGTTTCATTAGGGGGGAAACTACAGAAGGTATATAGAGCGTTTACCAAACCAACGGTATAAGCCGAAGATGCCCCTAAACCCGTTCCAACCTGATTGATATCATTCAACGAAGCAATCGTAAGACTATTCTTTGGTAATGCCTGGAACTCAGTTCTGTTTATACGATTATAATCATGAATTCGAGAATTAATTGCTTCAAATGATTTCTCGGTAATTGTATGTTTAATCTGAGTTACATCATGACCTACTTGTATAGTATCATGAGTAAATCTAAATTGATTTTCAACATTACTATGAATAATCACATAGACATACTTATCAATAGTCGCTGAAAATGCCATTCCCCCCTCTGTTTGAACAAAGGCAGGATGGTCGGAACTACCGGAGAAGAAGGGCACCCTCAGGGGAGTTTTGACGATTAACATGATTAATATCCCGTTCTGTCTGGTAGTGTTGATTAATAAAAGTACCTAGCTCTTCAGCCAAATGTTTTGAAAGATACTCGATATCCCGAGGCGTCAAACCACTACGAAACAGATAATCATTATCAACAAAAATAGCTGCCTTGGTTTCGTTACCTACAAGTACCTTAATGTACGATCCATACTTTTGTGGATCAGCTTGAATATGAGTAAACAGTTTCTTCAAATGATGCTTAGTCGTTTGAATCTCTTGTAACAGTTGTCCAGTACCATCAGTATAAGCATACATCGGACGATTAAACATATTCAGATGCATTTGCTCCGGTTCTGTATTTGACGTTCGAATTTTATCAGTCACCAAACGAAATGCCGTTGCGGTACCTAATGTCTGAGCAATTTCACGATCCATCCTTAGAAAATATTCAACCTCATTCTTAAGCTGAACATTTTCATTACTCAGCTTAATCGTTTGCTCAAGCAATCTTTGGATAATCTCACGATGCTTTCTTTTCTGATTTCTTCCGTATCGGTTTCCCATCTTTTCTCCAAATCTTATTTGATAAAGCCTCTATTTGATCTTCCAACTCAAAGTGATTTTCCATATGTTGATTATTATTGAATATGTCATACATCTCATAAAAACTATACTTATGTTGACGGCTCCATAGTTCTGCTTCAAGTGTGTACACACAAGCATTTAATATCAAATTACTTATCCATCCATGAGCCATCATTAAATATCCACATCATTCCTTTCAGACGAACAGCCTGAATGTTTTCTAAAAATCCCAATTTACTCAAAGTACCAATCGCAGGTTTCAACCACGGAAGACAATCATACGTTGCCCTTCGTGTATTATATGCAATATACTCAATATCTTCTTTAACCAAATGTTTCATCAGAATTTATACGAAAACATATCACCGGGGAAGCGTCGAGAATTTGGATCAGGCATAGTCTGAAGCAATCCTCTCAAAAGATTATCCCAGGTCCGAGATACGTTGGCTATATTAAAACGTCCATTGATATAGTTTTGAACATATTGCAAACGCTGTTGAAGCTTGTCAACATTTTCTCGATCATTGATCATCTTGATAGCCTGTTCAACGCTGCTCATAAACAAGTTAGCATGAACTTGCATATCTTGATCACCTGCATACATAAGGTTCAAACTTCCCGACGTATCAGGCAAACCAGCGAAATTTGGATGTACACAAACACACTGCGAAGCCATGGCTTCTAACATAGCCCGACAAGAAGTTTCCTGCCAAACACTCGGATAAGCAAAGATATGCGACTGTTCTGCAACATGCTTCAAAAGTTCATCATGGGGGACAAAGCCATGATAAGTCGCATTAGGATTATCACGGATTTGCTGGTATAAAGGCTCAAATGCCTTATCCTGTTCTTCCCATCCATAAATCTTGAATGACGAAAACACGTCTAGATGTAGGTTATCATACCTCTTACACAATTCATTGAACACAGCCGCCAGGATATTCAACCCTCGTTGAGGGGTAGAAGTATAAACCAGATTAATCTTATCGGTTGGTTTATTTTCGAACTTAGCACTAGAAGGAGCAATACCACTTTCAATCACAATAGACTTGTGATCATATGGTAAATTCAGAATTGTCTGAAACTGTTGATATTGCCAATTTGAAATAAACACAAATTTATGAAACTTGTTTCGATAGTTATGGTCCTTCAACTGAGCAACTTCAGGATCGCCCGCAAGGTCATTTAGAAACAGGATACGAATCTTATCCTCTTTCAATTCCCGAATGCGCGATGGAATAATTTGGAAATGAGATAGCAATTCTTTATCAAGAGTATTTGCCAGCAGTCTCTTCGCTATCTCAGTTCCACCATATGCCTTGGCACTGATCTCATTTTCATCAAACCCCATCTTCATTCTCCCAAAGTTTATAACCACAAGCTTTTGCGTCATCATAAAACTGACGCGATGTATTCAATGCTGCCAGTTTCAGAGGCGTACCAATTCCCGGTATCTTCCTTATTAAATCGGGGGTCATGGTGATAATATGACACCCTACACTATCTGCCAAAACATAATCAAAAACCTGACGAGGGGATGCCCAAAGGATTTCTACATTCTGAGTTGGAATAGCTATAATATAGGCTACAATTTTTTCAGCCGGATATCCAGTATCATTAATTCTACCAGCAAAGATCGATATAATATGATCATTATTATCGTCGGCTAACATCTGAATAGAATGGATAGCCTGTATCTGATTAAAAACTGCTGTTACGTTGACTGAAATATCCTCTTTGAGCAGATTACGAATAACTTGCTCATTAGGGCGTCCATCGATATTGAGATAAGGCACCTTGACATACATATTATAGTTATGATAGTTGAGTTTTTTCAACTCCCGAGCCTCATAAACCATCTCCATTTCATCCGACGAAAATACCTCAAAAGAGATACATCCATCGGGATGATGTTCCGCTAGGTAATCCAAGACTTCGGTGACAAATCCCTTATAATCCTTAATTCCCGCTCGACGCATGAGCGTAGGATTAGTAGTATATCCTTCCACCAAGTCATTAGCTACCATTTCCTTAATATCAGTCATCGACGCTGTATCGGCGAACAAACGAATGTTTTTCATTTTTATCCTCTTCGATATATTTGATCTTGTAAACGTGAGATTCGTTCTTTTATTGATTGCATGAAATTCCATCTTTGAGTAGCAAAACGTATTAAACGAGCATTAGTACCATAGATATCCACACTATATAATTGTGCTAACGCACCCATTAAATCTGTAACATTATCTTCCCACCATTCAAGTAGGTAATATCTTCCAACAGGTTCCCATGGTCTAGGTGCCATCATAATGCCTCAGGGTCTAATATAATAGGAACAGCTTCTTTAAGAGTTGGTACCTTAGCAAACACACTAGACGAAACAGGGTCTTCGTCCCCGAGATGTATATAACGAACATGAGCTATATGTGCAGCAACAGCGTCTTTCCAAGTATCACCTACCATCCATGATTCGCTCATGTCGATAATATAGGTGTCCCGGAGTGAAATTAACATGCCTGGGTTAGGCTTGTAGTTATAATTCCCACGCTGATGACAGGTCATTATATCATCAATCGCCAGATTGTCAAGCAAAATCTGATTGATCGTTCCGGTCATCGTCCAGGGCATTTCGTGTGAATACACGTCCGGTTGATTAGATACCACAAATACCATAAAGCCATCATTCTTTAAAGATTTGATTGCTTCCTTTACCCATGGGTATATAGAAAACTCATGAACATTCCAAGGGGGTGTCCAACCTCGGGGTCCCCGATGAATTAAAGGATTAATAACACCATCTCTATCAAGATACACTGCTTTATTCATCACGGGCAAAAATCCTATATTCATAACTTCTTATGGTATTGAAAAGAATCCACTCATCATAAAATTTTATAGGACCATATACGTTCTTGGTATATCGATCCCTAAAATACTCAAACTTACGCAAATCTTGATCCAAACGCCAAATGCGTTCACCAAGTTTATTTAATGTCTCTTGAAGAATATCAATCCTGAATATCGCACTTACCATTTTGTTGGACGAGCCTGTAATCGAGGATCAGATACCATAGAATGCCATACCACAGCTTGAAAAGCTTCGGACAACGGAGTTACTAACTTTTCATCGGCTTGTGGTATAGCAAGCACGTGATCACCATATTGAGCCGTAGTACCATCATCTCTTCCTACAATACCAAGTATCTTGGCATGAATAGAGTAAGCATGAAGAACAGCCTGGGAAATACAGACCGATACATTTTTCTCTCGGTTTCCCCCTCCAACGGAAAGGACAAACAGAATATCATGCTCGTTGAAGTTTGAATTGATCAACCAATCAACAAAGAAACCATCAATACCATCGTCATTAACAACGGCTGAAAATTCCGATACATTATCCAGGGGGGAATAAGCCTCGATATGACAAAGCTTACGAAGATCGTTGACCATATGTGAAGCGTTTCCAGCCGAGCCACCAAGCCCGATCACAAACACTCGCCCGTCACAAGCCGCCAATACATCGATCATTTCATCGATGTGAAAAAGCGGCATATCTTCAGCAAGCTGCCCAACCAATTCAAAATAGTGCTGTAAATGATTCATTTTGCCCAATCCATCCAATCAACAACTGCCTGTTTCAAACGAGTAGTACTTAAGTTATGAGAACGTTCAATCACAGAAATTGTGATATCTTTCTTTACACACATATCATAACCCGTAATAGTTTCCAACTTATCTTTATAATCTCCCCCAATAAAATAGACATCAGGAGACATCATAGCTAACATATTGACAATATCTTCCTCAAGTGAATAAGGAACGATCTCAAGTTCAGATTCAAGACGAAGTGCGTTTAGACGCACCCAACGTTCAAATACAGTTTCAACCATCGGGGCTTTGTTCTTATTTTCCCGACGTGGATCAACATGCAAACCAACAATCAAGGTTTCACAATCCAACGAACACGTTTGTAGAAAAGTGATATGACCGGGATGAAGTAAATCCCACGATCCAAATGTAATACCTATTTCAAAGTCTTTCATTTTATAACTCTCCTTCTTGTTTCAATCATATCTCTCAAAATATCAAACGGGACAGGAGCATAGTTTGTTTGTTCAACCGAAACATTGATATAACGAGGATCAAGCAAGCCAGCCTTATTCATATAATGCCGATAATGAATATGTCCGTGAACACATATATCACCATCACGTAAGTCATTAATATTAATTGGAATATGGATAAAAGTACATCCTAATTCATGAAAACCCTTCCAAAGTTCAATACGCTCAAAATGATCTAGAAGAACTGGTACCTTCTTAGAAAGTTTGTCGTGATTTCCAAGGATAAGGATTTTCCGTCCCTTTAAATGATGCATTAGTTCATTAAATGGTTTCTTATACTCCCAAGTAACATCCCCCAAATGATAAACAGTATCATCGTGGTTCACAACTGCGTTCCAGTTGTTGATCATTGTTTCATTCATTTCCTCAGTCGAGGTAAAATGTCGAAGGGGACTACCATCGTCCCTCTTGAATGTGTCCCAACACTTGGTATGAAAAAAATGTGTATCTGATATCACAAATCTATTTGTCATAAAACTTACTATCTCTCAATGCACTCAAAACGGGATTCCATAAAGGCATATCCCACTGAATTTCAACTAAATTATAATCAGCAATATTCGGAATAAAATCAAATATATGTTCAAATTGAATTTTATGGGCAATCAAATGAACATAGGAATAATAGATATCCCAAACTGTATCTCGAATGTCTCTAGCCTTGATCAAATTTTTCTTCATCTTTAATAGGTATACGTTTCTTCATCTCATCTTCGGTAATCTCTTGAAGACCGACGATCCTTTCCCCCAAAAATTCTTGCTGATATTCTCGAATAACACCCTGCTCAATCGCTTCCTGTATCGCCGCATTCGATACCACTTCCTCCGTCGATATCAAATAGCTTATAGAGTGTTGTGAAAGTGTTTGAATAAGATAATATTTCATCTTTTTGCCCAAATCTTTTCGTTTTGTAAGTACTGATCAAGATTTCCCCTCAGATTAAAATCCCAAAACATATTAAATAGAGCAAATAGACCAACATCATCAAGTAAATGAGATAAAACCAAGTCTATTCTATTATATGTTTTATTCTCACAATCCATACGTAAATTGTTGCCATAATCTCGTATACAACTAAGGTCATTCTTCATCGAAAATCCCATGATGTTCTAAAGTTTCAACAATAGAATTAAGTACGTTGTTATCCCATCGTTCTGTATACATCCAACTATAACATATTATTCGATCACGCAACTTAGCATAAACACGTTGTGTGGGTCCCTGGATCGAATGAGGAAATGTATGCATATAAATTTTTTCACCAGCCATCTTTCATTTGTACATATACTACATGCGCAAGAGGAATAAGACGCCAAGCCGAATGATTAACATCCCAAACTTTAATAACATCGCCCCTGCTTTCTTGATTAACAATTTCATCAATACGATATCTATCATGTTCTGGAATATATTCACGCTGCAACGTAATAATAGCTTTACGGGGCACACCTTCATCGTTATGATAAGCAATCTCGGCAATAGCTAGTTTCAAATCTCGTTGAAGTTCATTCTTATTAACTGATAGATAGCTCATTGCAATTGCTCCAATTGACCCTTCTCCAAAAGCAACTTCAACTCTGATGGTCCTTCGACACGAGTAGAATTCACCAAAATGATCGGAACCTTGGTTACATCAGGATAGAGAGCCTTAACTTCCTCTCTTGAAATATCCTCCCCAATAACCTTTTCAGTATATTCGATATTATGATTGTTTAGAATCTGTTTGGTCGAGTTGCAGTGAATACAACCCGTGCGAGTAATCAATTCGACTTTCATATGATCTCCCTTAAAGTATTGATACTACTGGATTTCTCGGCTTTTGTCAAGAACTATTTACGGGCGAGTTGCTTTTTCATATCCTTCGCCATTTGAAACAGCTTAGTGACCAGCGGTCCCTGTTGTGCCTCAGGATCAAATTCCTTGTAGGGATCAACAGTAGCTTGAAGAAATACATTTTCAGTCTTGCAACGTCGCTCAATTGATAGTATCAAGTTGACAAGTTGTTTTACTTCTTTATTCGTCATATACTTTCCTCTTTTTATCGAATATTCCATCCCATCTCAAAGTTACTTCCACCGGGTCCATGATCCGAGCATTTCTTGCTATATAACTCTCTTCATGAAAGTAATGGACTGCCAGATGATCTCTTGGATCGTAACAATGATTGACTATACCAGACATTTTTCTTACCAATTTGTACAATTTTTGGGGTATTTTAGTAGGCGGTGAATATGTGGTGCCCATTTGCAACTACTCCTATTGTGTGTTCCCATTGTGCTGACAGGGATCGGTCTTTAGTAACTACCGACCACCCATCAGACAGTTCCTTTACATCCGACTTACCAAATGTTACCATTGGTTCAACTGTAAAGGTCATTCCTTCTAGAATAGGTTGATGCGCATAGGAACTCTTCGGATCATAATAATGTAGAATAGGAGGTAAAGTATGAAACTCTTGCCCTATTCCATGACCACAATATCCCTTGACCACACCCATCCTTTGACTGTTAACATAGTCTTCACATACCTTCCCCAGATGACCAAACGTCACACCGGGGCGAATAATAGCAATCGCTCTATCCATGGCTTCCTTAGCGACCTGAGCAACCCGAGTGGCTTTAACTGAAGCGTCACCGACGAAATATGTCCGACATGTATCACCATGCCAGCCATCCTTATTAATGAATGTGATATCAACCTTTAATAAGTCACCATCTTTGAGTATTTTACTTAAGGATGGTATACCATGACAGACAATGTGGTTGACGGAAGTACAACAATAGGCAGGGAAACCCTTATATCCCTTCGTCGCACATATTAAATCATTAGCCTTAGCATAATCATGGACGAACGCATCAATCCGAGCCGTTGACCAGCCCGGTACAATCAAATCTTTTAATAACGAGAGGCACCGGGATGCGTGTTGACCTGCATGAGCCATACCCCGGAATTTTTCTTCATATTCCATTTTGCACCAGTATATCAGATAGTTAGGGGTTCGTCAAGGCAAAAAAAAGCCCCCTTAGTCGGGGGCGAATATATCGGTAAACAAACCTAGTACATCAGCAACAAAATGCATCTCAGCCCGATAATGATTGTCAAAAACACGTCTTATTGATGTTGTATCAATGTCTAATTCACGTTCTAAACGACCAGACATCGATCCTGATTGAATTAATTTAGACTTATACAATTCAACATACATTAATTGTATCATGATCATCCTTCAGCTAATATACACGTGAAATAGTCATTCATAATCGTATAGAAATGTTGTAATGTTCCACACGTGTTTATGGCATGAGGAAAAACTTCCCTCACAAAATTAATGGCTGACCTACTTATATATCTTTCTAGATTAGGCGAATGTGTATCAGAATCCAACATATAAGGTCTAGATGTATATGGACGTATATTGAAGAATATGTTCATATGATCCTCATGATGTAAAAGGGGGATTTCACTCCCCCTTGATTCCAGCGATAACGTTCTTAAGACGCACAACAGCGTCTTTGGCAACCTTATCTCCGCTGTGCTTCTTAAGGTGACGATTAATCTTCTTCACCTTGTTCTTCTCGCGACGATTAGTCAAACGATAAAAGTTACAGTAGGTCGCATTACGACCAACCTTACGCTGCTTCTTAGACTTCTTTGCCTGTTGAGTGGCACCAGTCATACTTACCTCCTATGAGAATATAGGAAGCCCAATTGCTTCCTTATATCGTCATGAGGTAATCTCCTTTGTTAATCATATTCATATCCTTATTTATTCATCGAACAATGAATTGGGTCGATAGGCAAACGTATACATTCTAGTAGTTGAAACAGGAAGAAAATGATGCCACCGGGACCAACTATTATCGGGAATTGAAAGAACAAAAATCCCGCTCCAACTATCACGGAAACTTACGATTTTATTATCAAGGTTTTTCTTATACCAATAAACTAAAGGATTCATTAGTATCTCCAAATGAAAAGGGGCACTTATGCCCCTTAAACCTTACCCGTAAATCTGAGCACCAAGCTGGAAATCATGATCATACGGGGCAGTCGTTGTCGGAAAGTAATACTTAGGCGAGTATACCTTCATCGGGGTCTTCGGGCTCTTATAATGAACCTTCGAAACAGTCTCCGCAGCAAAAACCGGATTGACTAAAGCAACGGCAAGAGCCGCCATTACAAACATCTTCTTCATAATCATTTCCTTTCGTCTAGAGTTTAAATGAAATGCTGCATTGCAGCAAGATATTTATACCACAAATCGAAAGGTAGATCAAGTTAAAAAAGCATAAAAAAAGCCCCCATAGACATAATTTTCGTATATCTATGGGGGCTTGGGGTAGCAATTGTGTGTGTGCTGCCCTATTACAAATCTTTATTTGGCCAAGTTCTATACATAAAATAAGCACCGGCAATGATACCAATAGCTGTTATAATTTGTAAGAACAAAAGCATGGATTATATCCTTTACTGAACTACAACACTCCCACGCGGATTTAAACGCTGCTGTTGCATAGGTTTACTCGGCACATGGTTCTGAAAATGTGGTTGTACACGAGGCTGGGAAGGGTGGCGTGCAACAATAGAAGGTGTAGCACCCAATGCCGGGATCGTCATGATAATAAGTGCAAAAACCGCAAACATCTTTGTCATCTGGTTACCTTTCTTAAATTGGTAGCGGAACCGGGGATCGAACCCGAATCTGACGCTTATGAGACGCCCGCTCTAGCCGATTAAGCTATACCGCCATAACTGGATGGGGTGTAAGGTACTGCCCCCTACTCCGATGCTTCAAAGGCACCGTTCCAACTTCTGGTCACCCCAATAACTCTCTCTATTTATTGATCCTTGTTATTATCTTGAGCATTCTTCAAGGAGTTATAAACTACTTTCTCATCCTTGTCTTTACAAACAAAGAAATAAACTGGAATGCTACCATTATTCAATGTACGGACAGTAGGAGCATTCAAATGCTTTCGAATATCGTCGCTCTGTGCAAGTTGTTCAAGAAAATCCCTTGATTCTGATTGACATTCATCCACATCTTCAAAAGCCAAAGGATCAGAAGAATATGACCAAATCGGCATACAATTCTCAGGATCAACAGCGTTGATTGAAGGGTTAGCTAAACTAACGGCACACGCAAGAATAACACCTGTAAGCATGATATGTTTCCTTTCTTATTTCGAATCATTATCTTGGTCGAGAATATTCTTCCCCTGAGTAAGAGAGTCATAAACTACCTTATCACCGTCCAGGCAACGATAATAGATTACGTTTACTTCAGGAGGTACCCCATACATAAGGCGAGCAACGGGGCTTACCATCTCAGCTACATACTGACCAGATTCCTCATTACAATCATTTAATGTTGCAAAAACATCTGGCTTAGAGCGAGCCAATACCAAATCAGTATCAGAACCACAATCCACCGGAGCATTGCCACCAGCGGCAAGCACACAACCTAAAATCATACCTGTTAAACTCATAATAATAATCCTCTGTTAGGGTTAATATGGAGCGATGCACTGGTAACGATCCAGTCTCTCTAGGGTGGAAACCTAGGGCATATCCTTCTATACAAGCATCGCGTATTGGCGGAAAGCTGAGTACTCGAAACTCAAACCTTTCGGTTCCCTCCGATTAGCAATCGGGTATCGCGCCCTGGCGATTTAACTTTCCATAATCGGTTTCTTTGAAACACAAGATATCTTGATATCAGTTTTCAAAGCTTCTTTCATTACATCAGTACGATCTTCTATAGGGATCATATAGATGCTCAGTTTATTCAAATCAACTTCGGCTTGAGCCTCTTTAGCAACATCCTCACAAAGTTCTTTAACTATGAAAGGACTATTCATTATTAAACCAACTTTACCGTCAAATGTTCCTTGAATGTAATAACTATGAGACTGCATAGGAACATAAAACCAAAAAACATAGATCATAATACCAATAAAAGCAACCGCATAAAACGCATCAATCTTCTCTAATCTAGTCATGGTGCTTTCCTTGGGACTCGAACCCAAATCTGAAGTTTAGGAAACAACTATTCTCTCCGGTTGAACTAAGAAAGCGTTTGATACTTTTGTCTAAGAGAATTAGCACGATTGCAATACTCTTTCAAAATCTTTGCTTCTCTTTCTCGTAGATCATGACCAGAAACATAATACATTAAACCAGCGATAATCGATAATGCTTCGGTAAGATCAGCATCAACATCTTTCATAATATACCTCCTAAAATGGCGATCTAGGCAGGGCTCGAACCCGCATTTACAACTCCAATTACGGATAGCGGGGTAGAAACCCGAACCGGTTACTAGACCATTAAAGTGGAGTCCTGTGCCGGAATTAAACCAGCTTTAACGGGGTTGCAATCCGTTGCATCGTCGGTCTGCCAACAGGACATTATCTACTGTATACTTATCTCCCTCGAATGTCAAGAGAAAAATGGATGGGGAGGAAGGTGTCGAACCTTCTACTCATGGTTCAGAGCCAAGCGGTTTAGCCAACGTAGCCTACTCCCCAATAATTACTTTTTCCAGGCATCACTATAGTTACCATTATTTAGGTAAGCAACCCAAAGCCTTCCCCAGAAAACATACAACTTTTTCCACCAAGACGAAGCTATCTTTTCAGCGATAACCGGCATATACCACTTGGCACGAACAGTCTTTGTGTTTCGAAATGTTCTGCGAGCAAGCCACAGATAGTCCCAAAGGACTTCATCGCTATCCATAAACTGTTCATAAGAGGAAACACTATCCCAATCCTTAAGACAGTTTGTCAGAAACTCAGCGAGAATAAAATCAGGCGTATTTGAATTACCTTCAAGTGATAGTTTGTTGATTAGTGCCCGTATTTCATCTTCAAACTGTTGATACTTTGTATCTTGAGTAGTTTCAAGCATTACATTACTAGTACCAACAGGATTGGTATTGATATAAACAGCATTCGCTACCGGATACTTACTAGTGTCTTCACCAGTCCAAGTAGCTGAATCGATTGGTCGATCCGCAATAGCACCGTAATCACCTTTATAATTATATTCACCTGTCATATCATCTCCCTTTATAAAATGGAGGTTTCTATCGGACTCGAACCGATGACCTTCGCCTTCGCAGGGCGATGCTCTATTCCAACTGAGCTAAGAAACCATGGAGCACGCAGAGGGATTCGAACCCCCATTTACATCCAGTTACCTTTCTCTCGTTTCGAAGACGAGGGGGTTATGCGTGCATTAATCTTTACTAAAGATAGCAGCCAAAATAAATATTCCAATCCAAAAGAACAAAACCAAAATCCAAAATCCAAATCCAATGATAAGGGGCAAGAATACCCAAAACCATCCAATGGTAATATAACCTAATGCTTTAAAAATCAATAAAGCCATGGTAACAAGAAAAGCAGCAGCAAATAGATTAATCTTCATATATCACCTTTAATTCAAGGGGGGCTCGACCAACTGCCCCAAATTGTTACGTTCAATATCATGGTCATTCTAAGGTAGTAGCATTATAGACTATAAGCGGGGTTCTGTCAAGTACTATCATTTATCTGGGAGTAACCTCGCGATTACCCTCTAGCTCCCGACCCGTCACCGTAACGCCCACGAAGGCTAGTGACCTATTAGGGATTGCTGCCCGTAGAGATTGCCAATTTCACTACGCCTTTATATACAAGTTTATCCCACTCTATCTAGGCATGTATATAAAGCATACATATTTTCTGTTGCTCTAATCGTCATTCATAAAAGCGTGGCAGTTATGAATACCAAGGTGTTACCTTGTACGGTTTCGTGTGCAGCCCCGACTTTCCTCTGTACAGTACCCGAAGGTAGCCCATATAGGTGTACAGCGATAGTCCGTCTATAACTTTAATACGCAGAGGTAGTATACGTATTAATCTCGGTTTTCTTCCATCCATTTCAAATGGGCTTGAATATCTTCTTCGGAACGACCCCGACGACGCAAATCATCAATGATACGCTTCTTACGATATTCAAATTCTTGATCAACTTTATTAAGAACTGCGGTGTCCATTCTATACTCCTTGAGTATACTTGTTGACGTTATCAGCTTCAACTTGAATGTATCCGATGGGATTACGCTGTTCATCATTAAAGAAGGCAGCGGTCAAAGAACCACCATACACACAAGCAGTATCAAGATTAAGACGAACCTTATCAATTCCCCACTGAGGGAAATCTTTAGGATCGTAGGGCATGTGCCCATGAACCACAAGTTTACCCCAATCATGATCAGACAAAAGGAAAGCATTTCTAATCCAAAGCATATCCTTTCTTACCTGTTCTTTTAATGACCATTGATCATTTAAACCAGCATGAACATAAATGCGGTGTGCATCCTCATGAATAAGGGGTAGGCGACGCATCCATTCTCTATGTTCATCCAATACCCTACCTTGCGGTAGGTATGATTCTTCGGTCTTCATACCACCGTTATTTCTCCACATACTCTGATTACCCCAATCAAGACACATATCTTCATGGTTTCCCATGAGACAAACTTTATCATGGGGGAAATCGATTAAGTATTGGATAACTTCTTTTGACTTTGGTCCGCGGTCAATATAATCTCCAAGAAATACAAATTTCGGATGCATTGAATAATGTTTGGCATGTCCCAGACAAGCCTCGACCAATTGATGCATCTGGCCATACATCCCATGGATATCTCCGACCACATACGTAAAATTCTTTACAGTTAGATCATTCATACGCAAACCATTTTGTTGTATAAGCTTTTAGAGCCCTCGAACCAGCCCAGGTCCAATGTTGGATCATGCCAGTCGGTATGATGTTTATCTTTCCTCCTTGAGAAAGAAATATAACCTTATTAGGAGCCCTAGATTGAATAAAATTAGGGGGCGGTTGATTAGTAATCAATAGCAGTTGTCTTTCAGACAATGGAACAAATTCCACTATCTTGTCCAACATACGTCCCATAATGAAAGTTTTCACAAACACGTCGTTCATCTTTCCTTAACCTTGGTAGGGGTTACGGGAGTCGGACCCGTCTTACTCGCTTGAGAAGCGAGGTTCCTAGCCGATAGAAGAAACCCCCAGAATTACAAAACTTCACCAGTGACCAAATCGGTCATCACACCATCACTCGATGTGAAACGCGGTTTATGTGTAGCTGCCATATGCACAGGCGGCACTTGAAGCTTTTGCATTTCCTCAACAAAGTCTTTAAACAAATTCGGATCAATCTTTGCCTGGATCGATCTATTGATGATCATATCGACACGACTAGGACGATAATAACCAATGTACTCTTTGAAGTATCGTATTAACATGCGGAACATGTTAGCTCCTATCAAACGAAGGCTTCAAAAGAAGCAGTTGATCCTTGTGATAAATCATCGTCTTTTGACCGGTTTTCCAGTCAACCTCAAAATAATCCGGCTTACCCGTTGTGGCATCTTTCTGCACATCAACGATCAAACCCTTGGACTTTTCATCGGTCTTAAGCCGAACCTCGTCGCCCCACTTGAGTTTTTCAGCGGGGCATGCCATTTCCGACATTACTTTTCCTCCGGTACATCAATGGTTAATTCCTTGCTCGCATGACGCGAAACAGGGGCAGACGACACCCAACGACCGTCAATCTTGACGGCTAGACGACGGGCTTCAGCTTTCTGAGCCTTCGTCCTGTAAGGCTTGTAGTTATTCATATCTCTCGCTTCTTCAGACATTTTTGCAATCTACCTCATTACTTTCATGTTGTCAAGGGGTAAAATTGGTGCGGGCAGAGGGAGTCGGACCCACTACGCTTGATTGGCAATCAGGCACATAAACCGTTATGCTATACCCGCATTATTTCTTCTATTATAGTAACATAATGATTATAAGAATACATGTCAGGAACAATAGGAAAGATACGTCCTATAGACCTATAGATATTCGCTCCTAATACATTCAATAATACATCAAGTGCACGTTCTTTGACATTCTCTGTCTCATAATATTCATGTGTTATGACCATATCTTTTCAAACTTTCCATTCATTAGATCAATACAAGTACTCTTTGTACCTAATTCATGATCCGTTACAATGTTATCTTGGAAGCGATAGGTTCTTCTTTTGTCACCGCGCATTCCACTGCCCATCTGGTCCCGTCGAATGTTGCTTTGGCTAACGGTCGCCTGATACGCCCGGCTAGATTGTAGAAGTGAAGATAATGCCTGAAATGCTTCGCGATAAGACGTTTGTCGATCTCTAGCTTCGGCTTTTTGAGTAATTCCTGTAGGTATGTGAGTAAGTCTACAGGAGTTTTGATGTTTATTACGATGTTGGCCGCCTTTACCGGACCCCGAAAACCAGTCAACTTTCAAATCCTTCTCATTGATCTTAAAGTCATTTTTCAATTCATCAGTCACCGACACTGTAACAGTAGACGTATGAACACGTCCCCGTCTTTCTGTCGGGGGGACACGTTGAATTCGATGACCACCGATCTCATTGTATATGCGATCATCACAGTTGTCAATCTGTAAAATAAGTTCCCCTACGGGGGTACCTCTTCAACCCATGCGCTCGCATAGCTTACGATAGGCATTAAAAAGGTCGTGCGCAAATAAACGGGAGTCTTCCCCGCCCTCTGCCTGCGATATCTCCAAAATCTTACGCATTATTATTCTCCCGCCTGCTCTTTTAAATCCCGTTCCTCTTGAGCCGCAAGAATTTGCGCTGCTCGATATTTCTTATAATCTAAAACCATAAGATAGGACGATAACAATACACATCCAAAAAGGATAACCACAGTCCAAAGGATCGATGATAAAACTGTGAGGAAACCAATGCCAGACAAATAACCCATCTGGAAGCAGATTGCCATCATGATATAAAACAAAACGCAATACTTTCCTTCAAGCATAAACCACTTCATCATACTCTCCTTTTAACACATTACCAATCCTTTTTCCATAAGGATTTCATTTGTATCACACATAACAGGAAATATCATTTTATCTTCGTGTGTATGAAGAAACTTATGATACCATCTCCAAGAAGCACAACCTGTTTCAAACGGTAATCGATATTTTATTGTTATGTGTCTCTTTATTTTTGGAGGAATATATATCATCTCATTCTTAAACTCAGATTTCCAATTGAAACCTACATCATACATGATATATCCTTTATTTTGGTTGCGCAGGTGGGGGTCGAACCCACTTTACACATGCTTATGAGACATGCCAGCCTACCGAAGCTTGTCCGCGCTATAAACGGTTTGTAAGGGCTTCCAACTCCCCAACTAACTTGCCAGTACATCCGTGGTCAAGTTGAAATTCTATCTTCCCAACAGCATTCACCTGTGTTGGTATTTATGAAAACTCCTGTAGTGTCCAAAACAACTTTAATTGTTGCTAAATTAGCTTCTACATCTGAAGAAGCCACAAACTCTTTTCTAAAAAGAGGATTCCATTCATTATCGACATAATCAGTACTTATAATAGCTGTCGGAGGAATGACCCCTTTAAAAGAACAAGCATTACATACAGATAACGATTCTTTCCAACGTTTATCTGATGCTATTCTATCTAATTGATCATATCGTATTTCAAAAGGAACAGCCTTATTAGTAGCATTTGTTCGATCCAATTCAATTTCGGTGTAGTAATTTTCGTCAATCCGAAACTTATCTTCGTCAAGAAATTCAGTATCAATTGTAAGAAGACACCCTCCATTTGACATTGTATTAACCGCACAATTAAGAGCGTAAAAATACGTTAGCCATTTCTGATCAGTTAGGTATATTAAATCGGGATGGCTTGGTATGTTATTTACGTACCAGTTACCTTTATCTTCTCCCCGAGGTTTCAAACCTTCTTTCAAAATATCATCAACCAATTTCTTACTTGTTCCATGATATAATAACATCTCACGTCTCTTTTAAATGGCGGATAGTGTAGGATTCGAACCCACGGTACCTCTCGGTACGCTTGTTTTCAAGACAAGTGCGATCATCCACTCTGCCAACTATCCATTCTATTAAATGGCGGAAGAAGTCGGATTCGAACCGACGATACCTCTCGGTATACTACCTTTCCAGGGTAGCTGTTTAAACCACTCACACATCCTTCCTTTATTATATTAAACCTTTTCCGTTTCTGATACTTCCTGCATATCGTTTTCCCCTTCCTCAAGATCAACTAAACGCATCTCACTCGTATTAAGAGCCTCAACGAGATGACTAATCTCAAATCGAGAAACTTCAACACCCAAATTATCAACAAGAAGAGCCTTCAGATGATTTTCTTTTTTGGATGACGGTCCAAGAATAACCAAAATATCATTATTGACGTTAACCAAAAACGCTCCCGGAACCAAATCAGCAACAGTAATAGTCATAATATATACTCCATGGTTTGAGAAAAATGGTACTAGCGGGTGGAGTCAAGCCACAACTTACGCCCGGTTCACAGCCGAGGTCCCAAATCCTTGGTCGCTAGCATAATGGAATGTATCAGAGTTTCCTTGAATTGTCAAGGAAAAAATGGTGGAAGGCGAGGAACTCGAATCCTATACCGTTAGGTACCTACGGTGTTCGAAGCCGTGGTCGCTCCCTGGCGACTTAACCTTCCTGTTTTGCTTTCTTAGGTTTACGTTCTGGAAAACGTTTACGTTGTTCAAGATCATTAGGGTGAGGAACAGGCTTACCATCTTGGGCTAACCTGTTACCATTAAACGTCTTGAAAAAATGTCGTGCTTGTTCTCCAAATTGATAAGCGTCGGAACGCTTTTTTGCTGCTGATGTTGAACCCATAATTAATCCTCATGTACTTGTAATTCAAAACAATCATAGTATCCGTGTCTTGAAATAGGATTAGATTTTATCTCTGCAACACAACCCGAACTATGTGCAAAAACTTTAATCGGTTGACAAGATGCAAAGTTGGTGGCAACACAGAATACTAAAATATAAACATATGTTACCATTACCATCTCTCCGTTTCACGTTTGGTTTTATCTTCGGGATAATATATCCGACAAGAAAAACCTTTGATCAATCGATCATCCTTTAGAACTGAAGGACCCTTCAAAGAACCTGAAGGACCATCCATGATCATATACAATGCTTCCATCAAGTGATCCATATCCTCACTCATGGGATTAGTATAGACCACGTTAATATCGATAGGATAATCAATCATATAACCTGAATTATACTCGTTCTTGATGAACGGCAACTTAAGTTGCCTCTGAGCCGAATGTGTGAAATCATCTCGCATCCTTTGAAGATACGGACGATAAACCCTCTTGTGGGGGCAACCATGCACGAACATTGTCAACAAGGGCAATGGATCAGCATATTGGTCAATTGACATCATAGCTTTCATGATACCATCCTAGCAGATTAAGTCCTACCAGTCAAGGAAAAATGGTGCGCCTCCTAGGATTCGAACCTAGTTAGATACAGCCGTCCGCTGCAAAATGGTTTATAAGTCCATCTCATGTCCAACACCGAAGCGCATTAACGTTTGAATAGATTACCTAAACTTGAAAAGATACTACCCACATTAGCTACTTGATTTACAACGTTAGCTAAAGGATTGGTGGTTGTACTAGTGTTACTTGTCGTATTAGCAGTATTGGCTGTGTTAGCAACAGAAACCTGCACAATCTCAACACGCCCATATTCTCTTCCTCTACGAAAATCTCGCATCTTGATCTCCCTTATAAAAGAAAGGGGGACATTGCTGCCCCCCTAACACGACGCCCTGGAAAGGCGTATTAGTTAGATACCGGAGCGGTATTGGTAACCGGAACAGTGTTCGCAACAACAGTGTTACTTACAGTGTTAGCCGGAACCGTGGTTGCAACTGCTGCTGCTAGAGCATTAGCTGAAGCCGAAAGCTGAGATGCAAGAGATGCAATCTCGGTTGCTGCTGCTGAATCTTCGGAAGCTACTGCTGCCTGAATTTCTGCTGCGATACCCTGAATTGCAACAATTGCTGACTGTTCTGCACCAACAGTGTTAGCAACTTGGCTTATAAGTGCTGTAAAATCTACTACCATCTTCTTTAACTCCCTTTGTTCGTGTAAGACTAGTTCTAACATCACAAAGAGGCGCTGATATTGATCTAAATTCATTTTCCCTCCGCGTCTTTGTGTTCGACGTAGTATTTAGGGGAGAAAACTCTTAGCAATCGCAATAATCGAGTAAAAAAGATTTTTATTTAGAGGAACTTTTTATGAAATGGTCAGGGAAAAAGGAATCGAACCTTTGTCGCTCGCTTCCGAAGCGAGAACTTTACCACTAAGCTACTCCCTGAGATTTTTATGGTGAATAATTGGTCAGGACGGCACGACTCGAACGTGCGACCGCTCGTTTCCAAAACGAGAACTCTACCAGACTGAGCTACGCCCTGTTTAACTAAAAAAATAACTTATTGTCTCTTGTATGTATCTTCTAATACTACGTTGATACGGTTTAATAGGAAAAAAAGTCAAAGGATGATCAGGTATAGTCTTCAAAGCTTCTCCAAAATACCCTACAGTCTTTGCATAGACAGCATACAATCTTTCAATTTCTCTAGCTTCCGTATCACGGATCATTGATCACCTATAAAACCATGAGCCACAATTCATTGCGATAAACTATCAGCATTTTTATCCAACGGGTCACATGTAAAGGCTCTCAACTCTCTTTGTGACCTGTTTTATCCCACGTACCAGCTAATCAATATAATGCTGTACCTACTAGCGAGATACGGGGAATTGGCGCGTCTACGGGGTTACGCTCCCCGCTCGCTCCCGTGACAGGGGAGTCGCCACACTAGCAGCGTCCAGACGCATTAAAATGGAGGACCAAAAGGGAATCGAACCCTTATAAACAACCGTTAAGAGCGGCGTGCCATTCCAATCGAGCCATTGGTCCATTATTCCACTGATCTAAAAATCTTATCGTGATTATTCCACATATACCCTAAGGGCATCTGGGAAAATTCTGATCGTCGTATATCCAGATATCTCATTTCATCATATCCTATTACTTTATAATATTCAAAAGCACTACGCCAATCATAAATTGTTGATGTATTAGTTGCATCGAACATATTTCCATACAACTCTTCAATTATATCTTTAATCATATTCATTGTAATTTCCAGATATCCTTTGCAAGTTCAATCTTGTTTTCATAACCAGCATGAGCAACTTCGACCTTAAAGATCGGTCCTTCAATCTTCTTATGCCAGAAGACAAGAAACTTCCTCAAATGAGGATACTCAGGATGAAAGTCAAATTCTTGCCAGACAAACGTTTGAAGGATGTTCTGGTAGTCCGGTATTCTATACAAAATGTGAGCCGTTGTCAACCCATATCCGCTTAGCATTCGATATTTATTGGGTTCCCGTTTTGAAGACTGTCCCCCTTTACGTTTACAATATACTCTCTACAAAACATGCAACCGGAACCGTATACTTTTCACATTAATATCTGTAGAATATACTAATGCATTCTATTGGAAGACCAGAGGGGATTCGAACCCCTATATCGAAGATTAAAAGTCTACTGCTTCCCCGTCAAGCCACTGGTCCATGAAATGGTGCGAGTACGGGAATCGAACCCGAGCCAAACGCCTATCAAGCGCCTATTCTGCCACTAAACTAACCTCGCATTAACCTATTCCAAGCTGTTTTTCAAGCTTTCGAATTTCTTCAACGTTTTTCCCACCAGCTTGTCGCTGAAGGTCTTTCAGATATTCTTTTTTTGTTGTCCAAATATTATATCCACAATCAAGACAACATTCCGTAAACTCTTGAACATTCTCATGTTTACAATCCAAAAAAGATTTGCGTGCCATAATATCCTCTATCGTTGGTGCCTCTGGTAGGTATTTCACCTACGTCTCACCCCTCCCAATATCCACCATATGAATATTAAACGGGATGCGCTCTATTTTCTAAGCTACCGAGGCATAATAATCCTAGATGCTACAATGGTTATATCTCACCTTGTCGAAAAACAAAGGGGACTTACTCTAGGATTTAATTGGCGATCAGGGTAGGGATTTCACCTACATTGCCGAAGTTTCAAGGCTTCAGCTACTTTATATTTTAAGCTACCCGACCATAATGGTGCGCGATAAAGGAATCGGACCTTTTACTTCAACTATGTCAAAGTTGCACTCTACCAATGAGTTAATCGCGCGTAAATAAATGTTGTCGAATTACAAAATGTACATTATTATTAATCTGTGTTTGATATAACCGGAGAAAAAAATCATTAAATGGGTTATCATATCTTTCATAGATAAGAGATATTCTACTATCAAGTAACCATTGCTTAATAGCTTTTGATGTTGTTTGAAAATACATTTCATTATCCTCTTATCGCGTGGAAGGTTGTTCCGACTGGTAATCAGTTATTCCTTGACCTGGGATTACTCCGCGCAATGGTCAAGCCAGATGTGTCCTGCACATCGGAACATTGGACACCCACGCGATAAAAAGATAAAACCCTGAGAATACGGGTTCTACATGACAACTTACGGGATTATCCTCCATCCTGCGAGGGATGCGGCGACGGAGCGCACATTTAAGAAAGGTTCCCCGATTTCCACTGGACAACTATCCAGTATCGTCACATGGTTGCCTTGATTATAGAGGGGGCGGTACCTCTTTCATGTTGAACTATTCGACATGCTTTTCACCACTAGCCTTGCGAGCTATTCGAGGGGGCTAACCCTCTATGACAAATCACGCTATCAAAGACTGTCACCTTGCGAGTAACAAATCCCCTATGTTAGTCCAAAGGACTCATAGGATTAAACCACTTTCATTCAACACAGTCGCAGACTTTGCTTTTTCTGCATGATAAGTTGGATTTGAACCAACCGACATCTCATTCACAGTGAGATTGAAACACCTAGTTTCAATTATCGGAAACCTACTTGACGTGCTGCGACTGTTGCTCAATACCCTTTTGAGGTACCAAATACAACACGGCAACTGTCCTTCGCCTTGCGAGCTACTAAACCAAATTCTTGGATGCTGTCCGACTGTGTTAACGTCAGCCATTATCCTCCATTTTGCGGGTCGCATTAGATTGCAAGTCTCATGCTCTGTATCCCACTATCCGTTATCTATACACAGTAAGTTAGTTTGAACGTAAGGTGTCCTTTCGGGACTTGGCTCTACAGTGTTACCCTCGAACCTATCTTTCGACCTTACCTAACCGTCCTGCTTTACAACCGATGCCATCGATTGCCCCTCACGGGGAAGACCGGACCTGCATAGATGGGCTATTATTGCTAATAGTGCGGGTCTGTAGGAAGACTTACCGCTTTTACCAAGTCACCCTGGCTTATCCTGACGAGGCTATGCCCCCAATCTGTAATACATCTGATAATTTTAAATGGGAGATAGGCTTGCGTACCTATCTCCCGGTAGGTAGGTAGTGTACACTACCTTGTGATAACACACTTTCTGATATTAATACCCACACATTCAGGGGGGCTTGCCCTAATCCGTCCAAAGACGAATAGAAACGGGAGCGTCCTAACCATTAGACGACAAAGCAGGTTTCCCCACAACGCACGGACTCGAACCGTGATTTCTCCCTAACCTTTAAACTCTCTACACACTTTTACACACAAAAACAATTAAAGTTGTTGGCTGTTTATGACCTTGCGGTCACATGATTGCCTCCTATGTTGTGTTTCGATTTCTCTCAACTCTGTTCTCAGTTTCAGTACTCTACAGCAAGTCGAAGGGACAGTCAAGAATTTTTTCAAAAAATTTTCGACTGTCGCCCTCTCACTCCCGAGACATCTGGTAGGTCATGAAGGAATCGAACCTTCGCAATCAGGGCGTGTAAAACCCGTGCCTTTCCACTTGGCGAATGACCCATAAAATTCTGCTATAGGCGAGCGGTGTTTTGCCCATTAAACTACAACGCCTGTCGGCGCAGGGAGGATTCGAACAATCTCCGTTTCCGCTCTTATAGCAACGAATGCCGTATCCATATGGCTCACTTTAATAGTGATTTCGAGTTAATTACTCTCTACTTTCGGTGTCTGTGTCTACCCTTTCGAACGGGCTTTCCGCGACCTATAAAAGTATGGGAATCGAACCCATTTCTTCGTTTTATTTAAATAAAAGGAAGGGGGCAAAGAAGCCCCCTAGTTAATGCATCCAAGGTGGATGTGGTATTCCTACTGATCCACCCCCTAGTAAGCCTAGGGCTGAAATCAAACATAATATCAAAACAATTGCCCAAACAGCTTTTTCAACTGCATCTGGCACAGGAGTAAATAGCTTAACAACATAAAGTGCAAGCCATACTACACCTAATATAACAATCAAACCAATCAGCAACCATAAGATAGAAATTGCCATTGCTATCATAAGTTACCTCCCTTCTATAGGAGATAACGTTTGAAAGTCATATTTGTTCCATAAATAATACTTTCCAATATTTTTTCCAATCATAAAATGGTGCGCCAAGTCAGATTCGAACTGACACTGTACGGCTTCTAAGACCGTTGCCTCCTGCCGTTGGGCTATTAGCGCATTATCCTAAATTGGTGCGAAAGGGGAGACTCGAACTCCCACGCCCGAAGGCACCGGCTTCTTAGACCGGCAAGTCTACCAGTTCCATCACTCTCGCTTAACTTATTTCCAAGCAACTCCACCATATGGACCTTGGGCTTTGACTTCTACAACAAAGAAATAGATATAATCAGTTCCAATCATTTCCTCTTCAGCATATTTCTTTGCTGCATTTAAAGTTGAAAATTCACCAATATATTCCGCGCCTTCGAGTCTATCAAAATCATGACAACCGAACAAATGAAACTTAATTCCTTTAACGTTCTTCGTAGTCATAATATATACTCCACTGTTTGAGGTTAAGTTTGGTGCGAAAAGGGAGACTCGAACTCCCACGCCCGAAGGCACCGGCTTCTTAGACCGGCAAGTCTACCAGTTCCATCACTCTCGCATTAATTGGTGCAGCATCTCGGACTCGAACCGAGAAACAATCCGTTTTAAGCGGAGTAGGTATACCAATTCCCGTCAATGCTGCATAAATCTGGTGCCTCTTCTGAGAATCAAACTCAGGCTTATCCCGTACCAAGGGATTGTTCTATCACTAGTACTAAAGAGGCTTAACTCAGCGGGATTTTATTTTTTCACGGCGACGCCAATGAATGCAGGTTCCCGCGAACTGCATATGTTTTGGTAGGACCTACGGGAATCGAACCCGTCTTGATCGCTTGAAAGGCGATTCTCCTAGCCGATAGAGGAAGGTCCCATAACTAAGAAAATATACTATCTGAAATTGTTTTCATCATTACATTATGAACTTGACCAAATTGATCCCATGGCATTGCCGGAAAATCTAATCCCTCTCCAAAGAGATATTCGTAGTCCCAATCATATTCTTTAGTGAGCAATTTCCATCGATCATGCCAAAATTGTTTGATCATAATTCTAACCACATAAGGTATATACTCCATAAAATGTCCTATAAAAATGGCTCCCCCGGAACGACTCGAACGTCCGACCCTAATGTTAACAGCATTTCGCTCTACCAACTGAGCTACGGGGGAATAAACTGGCAGGTGTGTAGGGAGTCGAACCCTCGGCAATGGAGATTTGGAGTTTCCTGCACCGCCACCGGCTCACACCTATTCATCAAAAAACTGACGAAGATATCTTATCACAGACACAGTTTGATAAAATCCTCCCCATATATTTTGTATAGGAGGAAAACTTATATTATACGACTTCATCACATCAATTTCTAAACATTTCGCTCCAACTGTATGTGGAGTAGAAGTCAACATCTGAGGATTTTTATAGTCTCTATCTTCATTACTAAACATCACACATCCTTATAAAAAAACCGATTAACGTAATGTCGATAATCCCGAACATTATATGTTTGAGGAAACATTATATTCAGCGGAATTTCTGTCCAACCAATTCGATTTAAATTAGTATGTGTATTTCGAAAATTTTCTCCCCAATAAAAACTCATCATCATTTCTATGACAATATTACCATTATACTCTGAAGTATCTATATTCATTAAACCATCTGGTAACATCACTCTCTCCTAAAAGGTATGGGAAGCGTGTCACAAAGTCAATCAAGGATATGATGACATGCGAAATAGGTTGATACATTGCGTGATGGATCGACCACACGAAGAAAGTACTTCCCATAAACTGGCGCGGCAAAGGGATCACCCTAATTCAATCTCGTACTTAGAGAACCGCATAAATGGTACGGGTAGAGGGACTCGAACCCCCACGTCTTTCGACATCGGTTTTTGAAACCGACAAGGCTACCATTACATCATACCCGCATATTGGTGCCCTAGGATGGAATCAAACCACCGACGCTCCGCTCTTCAGGCGGACGCTCTATCACTGAGCTACATGGGCATTATATATCGTAGCGTTTTTAGGACCGCCACGTCCAGTCATTATTCTGTTAATACAAGAGGTTTAGGTCCACGAATAAGGACACAATTACATCCCTCTACATTCATATTTGTTACATGATTACATTTTTCACATTCACCAGTACCAAAAAATGTGTTTGGTACATCAACTATTTGAATATAACCACAATTTGAACATTTGAATGTTTGATAAATTACATCAGTTTTAGAATTTGTTAATGGACGAACTTCTTCTCCGACCTCTCTAAGAGGTCGAGCAATATAGTCTTTTTTCATTTGATTTTCAATATCTTCAGATTTTGTATCTTTCGTCAAAACAATATTCGTTCTAAATGTCATGATATATTCTCCTAATTTAGAGTGGAGCCCCTATTCAGAATCAAACTGAAGTATCCACGTTACAAAGGTGGTGTAATAGTCACTATACGATAGAGGCAAACTTTTGTCAAGCGAAAAATGGTGGGAAGGTGGTCGAGTTGAACGCCACGCCCTTAGGGAATGCGTTTACAGCGCATCGACAGAACCCTCTGTCCTTATCAAACCTTCCCGTATTTTATATTTACTTTTATCTGCACCTAAAGTAAGATAACTTTTAGCAACTAATTCATCTTTAGGTATTAGATATTGTGTACCATCTTCAATTAAAACAAATAACCAATCATACATCAATTGATCACCAGTTTTATGAATATAATTCTTTTTTGAATTACCACCCATAACACGAAGATTAACACGATAAAAAGATCGTTTTTTATATGAAGTTGTTCTTACCTGAACTCGTTTTATGAATTCACCAGTATCAACAAGTAAATCATAATCTTGACTATCAGTCAAAGGAACACAAACTGTATATTCACATTCAGTAAAATACGCTATTGCTGCTCCTAAACCTTTATCACCTTGTTTTTTACTATTTTTACCAAACATATAACCTTCATGTTAAAATCATGGTGGAGGATAAGGGAGTCGAACCCTTGATTACGCATTGCAAGTGCGTCGTGTTCCCGTTAGCACTAATCCCCCATTAGGTCCAATGATATTCTTTGACCTTAGGTGTAACCTTATTTACCTTACCAACTTGTTTAGCTGATAAAACAGGTGCTTTCCATTGACCAGTTTCTTTATCATGCACCCGATGTTTCTCAGGTGTATATAAACCAGTCTTAAACAAACGTCGATAAGCTTGTTTACGAGTAACACCCATGATCTTAGCAATCTGAGCAACGTTTCCATTACATCGTTTCACTAAGAATTTTAACTGTTCACGTTCAATTTCAATGAGCCGACGTGGCTTACCATCTTCATTAAACAAATCAGTCATTCTTACGGGCATTGTTCCATCCTATTTTTATACCAACTGCAATACCTAGAACAAAAGACATGAGACATATACCAACGGCAAGTATGTATAAAGAAACAAAACTAAACTCTATCATAATACATACCTCACGTTAAAAGATTCCAAGGGACGAAGAGATTATCTTGCCACAAACAGCTACCCTATGTCAAGTGCCCTAAGGCTCATAGGAGCGATTTAATGGATAACCCTTGGAAATTGGAGCCTCCAAAGGGATTCGGACCCTTTTCCCTAGCTTACGAAACTAGTGCATCACCAGAAATGCTTTAGAAGGCATGCTTTTCGAAAAGCTACGTATAGCTCTCGGAAAAACATAATAAAGAACTGCTAGAAACCAGAGCGTTTTAGACGACCTACTAGACAATTCGTCCCCCGGCAACGAAGCCTAAAGAGCGGGACCACCCCAACATCACAACAGCCTATCGAACTTTTTTACGAAAGTCAAGACTTTTTTTAGTCCGACCCGAAAAAACTTTCGGAGACTGGTGGGATAAGATTTGGGGATTTTTTGGTCCCGGCATCTTGTCCCTTTAACCAGACAAGATGCCGAAGCGCCTTGTCGAGTTAAATATCTAATTCGAATGAATTCACGGGGCTATTCAGCCACCACGATTTAATACTATATGTACGATCCGAATTCATTTGAACTGTTAACTCCTAATTTCGAGGGTTCATATACTATACGACCTGCACGGCGTTGTCAACCCCTCTTAAGCCTATTTATGTCGATTTTTTCAAAAATCGTATTTCAGTGAAAAAAATTTTCACCCTGGCACATAGGTAAGGTACATCCTCTTTCCATCACGTTTGAACCAGAAACGACCAAATTCCTTAATGAACATTTGGGCTTCTTCAATTCGATCAGGTACCACCTTAACAAGGGGGATACACGCTATCTTGCATTCGTAAGCTTCATCATACACTGCTACATTCATGTTGTCAACCCTCTGTTCGTCAAAACCCCCCAGATTTCTCTGAGGGGTCTAGGGGCGTAGGCTCAGCCTAAGCGCGCTCCACCAATCGGGCTTAGCCCCGATCTCTTAGAATACATCCCACCAATGCTTTGTTGGTGTTGGTACAACGTTAGCTACCGGTACTGAAGGAACAATTGATGGTGCCACTACCGTTGGTTGTACATTTGCTACCTGAGTGGGTAGTCCCGACCATGTTGCTTTCAGTTCATCCAGTGTACCAGAAAATATGTTCAAGTCAAGTCCTTTGTTGCCGGGAGCGGTAATTCCGTTCACCCAATGAGGGGTCGGACCAGCACCATCGCCAGTATATTGCCAAAGCCACCAGTTTTTAAACCCATGAGGCAATGTTGCTGTATACGAATACTGAGCAAGCCAAAGACGATGCGAAGCAACATAAGCTTGATCAGTAGCAGAAAGGCGACTAATCGTTTCCTTAAGTTTGTTACCAGAATAGATAACTGCTTTACGACCTAACTTTTCTTCTATTCGATGAAGAAATTCTACTGCTTGATTAATAGACATATCAGAAGCAGGATTTGCCTCATAGTCTAGACATACTAATTCATCGGGTTGAGGATCAGCATAGGCTAGATAATAATCAACCTGTTTCTGTACATTTTCCCCGTCATTGAAGTGATAAGAACCATAAAGCAATCCGGCTTTCTTAGCAGCTACTCGACGTGACAAGTAATATTGATCTTTTGATGATGTTCCCTGAGTGGCTTTTGATATAATACCCCATAGACCAGCAGCTTGCGCCTTCCCAAATCCATTGTCATTATCAATCCATTCATAGTGGGAAATGTCGCACACTCTGGGGGTAAATGTAGTCATAATCTCTCCCTAAGATAAGTAATGAAGTGTTACTCATATTTAGGGAGAGGATACATTGGGAGCCGTGGAAGACACCAAAAAACTTAAGAAACTAAAGAACTTGTACTCCAATATTGAGTCTCAGATTCAAATGACTGACGATACAAATGATCTCCATCTATTAGGAACCCTTTACCTCTATGCAGCAAAGAACATTTTGAATACTTTACATGGTAAATCGACAACCAAAAGGATTATTATTGACTATATAACTGACGTAAATAAAAGTTAACAGGTTCAAAATTCTGATTATCCTTGATCATATAACAAACAACGACAAAGGCAATTAGAATTACCACAATATTACTTCGGAGGGCTTGAAGAACAAACCATCCGAAGATAACTGCCATCACGACAAAAAAGAACAATCCGGGGATCATCTCTTCATACTCTTCTGTTGCTGTTTCTTTCGACGCTTCTTTGAACCAATCTTACGACGCCCCGTTCGAGGGCGATTTTTATGAGGGTGTGGCATTATCTAGAATTCCTTTCATTTTCACGTTTAACCCACGTAGAAATTTGAATTTCATCAACCATAGGAAGCTTATATCACGTCTCTTCAATCTCGTCAAGATATTTTTTCATCAGGTGCTTGCGATGTATCCGAGCGCCGACGTAATTGTTGTAAAAATTTGCTGGATTCAGAAGGACATGGTTCGTCATCTGGTACCAAAGTTCCCAATAGGAACACTCCCCGGCGCTGTTGCACCAACGAAGAATTTCCCGATCAAAGCATTCCTTGCCGTGCTTATGAATATCTTTGGCAAGTTCCTTAGAAGAGCCATAGTATTCCTTCCAATCAGATTCCTTTACAACACGAACCCGACGCTTAGAATCTTTGACTTTTCTTGATCTTGTAAATTTAAGCTTTTTCTTACCGATGTATTTCTTACCGGTAAGTCTGTTTGTTATCGAGTAGACAAATCCAAAATACTCGGCTGTGGATTCAAAATCTACTGGTTTACCTTCGAATGTCCAATCACACATCCAGTATTTATGGATGATCTTCCTCTTCCTCTTTGACTTCAATCTGTTCAAGGGGGTCCAAAACGATCTTGCCATTATCTATTACCATCCACAAGTTTAAGAACAAAAGTTGACACCACCAAACACGTAAATATGGATCATATTGAGAAGGAAGTATCCTATCAAAATGAAATCTCCAATAGAACGGATTTAGATCAATAGATATTTTCACATTTGAATTACGAAGATAATTAATCAAGATCAGTTATTCCTTCTTTTACATTATTAGGCAATTGCTTTCCAAGATAGGTTATAGTCCATTGATGGTTATCATTAGCATCAGCCTTCATTTCAGTCCCAAATAATTCAAATGCAAGCATCGCATTTAAATCAATAACAGGCTTACGAGGACCAATGTCAGTCTGTCGGGTTATAATCCTTTTTTTAATATCAGGAATATCAATTTGCCACCAACCCCCAAGCGTATGGTTCTCATTATGGAACGCAAAACCCGGTGTCTCGAAAGGCAGTCCCGAAGCGTTGGGACCTTCCCCATTATTAAACGCCCCCCGATCATACCATTGATAGCCCTTACTGTCAACCCACTTATAAGGCTTCGGAAGGAACCAAGTGATGTGTTTTCCAGTAAAGGTTATGGTCATACAAGCCTCACAATATGTGCTTAAGTTTATCGAGAAGGTTGTCAAAGATACTAGGGGATTCTATAGGAATAGGAGTAGTATTAATAACTACAGGATGTTTGGTAGTATTAGAAAATACTGAAGTATTCGATTGAATTACAACATTACTTACAGGCATTACTACAGGTTCAAAGAACGTCTGTTTCCCTTCATAGACGAATTGGAAGTGCATCCAGTCCTTGCGATGTTGAAAGTCTCCACCCCAGGTTGCTCCCGCTCGTTTGAAGGCTTCAACCGCAAAGTCAGGCATATTTTCTTGCGTAGGTCGCTCATCGACTGCCATGGGAGCACCAGCAGGATTAATATCGATGGCAGCACCAAAAGCATGAACAGACCAATGAGAGGTGGAACCACGAACAAGACGTTTATTGTAAGAACCACCAAAAAGATGAAGATGATACTTTTCAATAACTGACTGATCATGATTACACTTATCCCATATTTCTTGGAACACTTGGGCAAAAGCATTAAAACACTTGGGGTGCACTTCAAACGATTTTACTGGCTTTTTGGTGTCAGCATCGATCATTTGGAACGGAGGAACAAAGTCTCTTAGTTTGACCATTCCTGGCGTTCCATAAAACTTGATCAACGTTTCATTATCATCGTGTGGCCAAGCTATTTTAGACATAATGTGACCCCTATAATTAAAGGTCACATCCTTCTTTTGAAACACAAGCGAAGTTTTGTGACCCAATTGTTAAATCGTTACTCTCATATTTAGTCAGAGTGGACCAGTCAATATTTTGAGGCATCTTTGCTTGCCACTCATGATATTCCTTCTCCGTTATCTCTTGATAAGGAGCCTGGGAATAAACATGATCAGCATAAGGAAGGAACGAAACACCTGACATATATTCAAAGTGAGCGTATACCCATGCTCCTACATCCATCCATTCATCATCCCTTACTGAAATAGTAACAGAAGGCTTATGATCACACCAATACATCTGATATAGAAGCCAGAAGTTCAATTGATCAATAGCTGTTGCATTCTCTCTCTTCTTAGAACTTAGGGGGCTCTTCATAGGGAAGGTGAATACCATATTATGATCAGGACGCATAATATCATCCTCATAAGGAACACCAGCATCGATCATGACTTGTGCACATGGGTCTTTCTTATCAGACCTAATTGTCCTAAGATAATAAGGGGAATGACGACCGTGTATTCCAGCAGCAGAATCGACAAGCGAAGACACGGTTCCGCTAGGTTTGATACATGTACTTGCAGTACTAGAAGGTATATTAAGGTCGCTAGCGATCTCAACATTAGTTTTAATAACTTCCCTTCGCATCTGAGTAAGCCAATCCTTAAGTTTATCGACATTTTCACCCGCCAATACTGGATTATCCATAATACCTGTCAAAGATACACCAAGCAATCTTTCCTCTTCAGCATTATGTTGCCATTTCTTGGAAAGAAAACGATAATGAGTTAGAGTTGCCTGAAACGTCCCAAGGATCGATGCAATTCGAGCCTTACGAAGCAACGTCTCTAAAGTATCATTTTCACGTACAACGATTTCTGTTAGATTACAGACTTCGTTTGGTCTAAGAATTATTTCCGAACACGGATTGCACCCCCATTCGAAGTCAACATCTCGATATCGGATACCTTCGATATCACCACAGAATTCTTTTCTAAAAGCGTTTGATCGTTCGATGACATTTTTAGCTGCGAACCTTGAGAAGATGCCTCTTTCTCCTGACTTGGAGGCATGCAGGGAAAACCATTCCGACATGAACACGTCCATGGAGGGTCTTCGATCATTATATACTGCCGAATTGTTTGCAAGTGATCGCCAAGGCGTTGTATTCCACCATTGACCCGACTTAGCTGTACGCATACGATCATCAGACAAATTAGACAAAGAAATAGTAGCAGAACGCCTAACACCACCAGATACAACACATTCTCCTATCATACAAACCATATCATGACATTCAAGAGACGTAAGCTTACGACCCTTTGCCTCTTTAAACGTCGAAACGATATAATCAAAACAACGCTTAAGAGGCTCAGGACCAGAAGCGCGCCCTCCGAAGGTCTTTAATACCGAGCCAGCCGGGCGCACCCTGGAATAATCCACCTTGGGGATACAACCGGTATACAGAATAGAAATTAACTCATTTAATCCCTTTGCCCATCCGATCTTGGAATCAGCAATTACAATGGTTGTATCAGTTGGATACAACTCTTCGGGAACTTCCGGTAACTTATTTACATATTGACGCTCAACCGAAAAACCGACACCAGTTCCAACCATCAAAATATATAGAATGTCGGCAAATACCTTAGGATTATCAACAGTAGCATAGGAACAATTAAAACCAGCCATTTCGTCACGTACAAGTGCTGGTCCTGCACTCATAAGACAACGCATTGAAGGCATAACCTCAAGGTTCAAAACAGCCTGTTCCAATTCATTTCTCAGAACGGCGGATAATTCATATCCACATCTTTCGCGAAGATGAGTGGTATAGAAGTCAAAATACCTTGTAACTGTCTCACTCCACGATTCTCGTCGTCCCAACTCGTGTACAAATCTCGAATACCGGGATACATAAACGTATTCTTGAAAAAGTGTTTCAAAATATCTTCCTGAATTGATAAAAGCCTGCGGCACGGTTCCGGTAGAAACATCATTTAATAAAGCCTCTTTAGTTTTTACGAGCATTTTCTTCTTCTTCCTTTTTAGACAATAATAGACCATGCACGCACAAAATTGCTCCGTGCGCTACACGTTAGCTTAGGATATTGGGAGAACTAGTTATTGAATTTATTTATCGTTAGTAGTCTTCGTTCAGAACCGCAAGAGGTTCATAACTTTCTACAAGTTCCCTTTTAAAATAGCCGATATCGTGAAGGATCGCAATTAATTCCCATCCTTCTTGACCCAACCCATTCAAAGTTTTGACTGAAGTTACAGGTTGACGCAATTCAACATAACGTAATAGATATTCAAATTTTTTCATAAAGATTCTCCGACCAATAACTTACGATACTGGATATAACCCGTAAGGTTACCATGCTTGCTAGGGTTGAGCCAATTACCATTTTGCAACTTATAGTCGGGTGTTGCTTGATGCTCAGCCGGTGATGCATGAATAGGATGTGAACCTACCAGTTTGTCATAAAGAAGCAAATCATCATCCAGGGTCGATTCCTTCATATCAAATGTAAGATATGAAAGGCGAGCCGATCTAGCTACCGACTGTTTAACAAACTCCCCATCCGTCGTATCAACATATGGTAAATGCCACTTCCCTTGTGCCAAAACTTGCTGTGGGGGTTCTTTGAGATATTCGGCGAACGTCGCTCCAATTACCTGCATTTCATGCATTGCATCTTTGTGATTACGCAAAGCAATAAAATTCGAATAAGTAGTCGAAGTGCACAGCACATTAATATGGGAAAATGGTTCAAGGAGTCGGTTCACAATCTGTTTGTGATAACCGGCTCTGTCAAATGCTTCAGCAATTTCGATTGCTTTTTCCATGGCATAGAGCCACGCATCACGATTGGTAAAATCCAATCCGGCAATCCTCACAGCTTCATTACATTCAAACTCAGCTTGCATTCCCTTTTGGTTTTTACCCCAATGCATAGGAATAGCCGGGTCTTTAATAATGGCTTCAATCTGTTTCTTGATTGGGATCGCACGCGAAGAAGACGCATTACGTGAAAACACACGATGCGTCATAAACTCAGCGTGAATAAATCGAGGATACCTCAATTGAAACGTTGTTATTCTAACTTCATCAGGACTTATACTATCCTTGATTCCTTTTATTTCTATTGTCATTCCACCCTCTTTTTCTAGTTTCTTTCCAATCTTTTTTTTCGATTGTAATTGTTACTTTTCGAGGTTGCCAACCAGTACCAAAATACATTTCGAATATGTTCTTAGCATATTCAACAGCCTCGTGATAATCTGAATAATCTAATATCTCTCCATCCTTCTTAACACAGAAAAAAGCATCATCATTTGTTTGTATGTATATATTATATGTCACTAGCTTTCCTTGTTTTCTTATAATCCTGAGATCGCTCTCGTACAACAGGAGTGGGGAGACGTGTCCAAGCATTCTCTACAATAAATGGGTGCCATTCCCCGTCATCCATTTTAACTTCTATTGATTTTCCCGGTATTGCATAATCTTCGGGAAGCCAACAATGATAATGAACTTCTTTCTTTTCGTCTGTTAAATGACATTGTACATGATGCGACATATGTTCATCCTTTGTTCTTAAATGCCCTACCGTTAGCCTCAGGCAAGTCATGATGGACGCGCCAACTTATCGGAGATATTCCCTAACGTTCCAAAGGAAAAACCCGACACCCCGAAAGGTGTCGGGCATGGTGTCTGGACCGCACCTTACTTCTTGTTCTTCAACACAGCGTCAAGAATATCACCGAGTGTCGAACTTTCAGCCTCAGGCTTATCGTCAGCACGTTCCGTAGACTTCACTTCGAGTGGTGCCCCATAAAGAGCAATATCCATCTGTCCACATACGCAATCAGGATAATCAGCGCACGTAGGAGGAAGATCATCCTCGTCAGTCACAGGCTGGTCATCGGGGTGATACAGTCCAATATCACTCAAAACCGGAAGACCCTTCGCTGCCGAGAAATCAACCTCGTTTTCGTCCCCAATTTCAAAGGATTCACCTTCGTCGGGAGTGAGGGTGTGGAAATCCAAGCGATCACCGTTGATGATACCCAAAAACATGAACGGAATAACCGGATGACCGGGAGTTGACAAATCGGTCAACTCATCAAAAATATCGTCAAGATCAGCAAGAAGGGCTTCGATCTTGGCATCCTTGTCGTTTGTTTCCTTTTCCTCATCCATCCAAACATACTCACCCGGACGGCACTCATAACAGTCTATTGCAATGTGAATGATATATTGAACCTCACTTCCAAGATCATATTTCACGTCAGCAACGATGCCATCGGTTTCCACGTTGTTACAAAAGATAACAACCTTTTCACCAATATTATATTCACTCTTCTGCTTCAAAGTCATCATTTTCTCCATTATCTAGTTGAACCAAAACCCAATACAGCCTTGTCATATAACCGACGAAAAGACTTACCAGTGCTTGTGATACCCAAGGATCGATAAAAACACATGCTATAAAGACAACGGTGAACAACCAAAAAGCTGTATCACCTTCCTCTTTAAGCCACGCTCTTTTATCCGTAGAACTCTTTTCAAACCACAGGGTCAAAACAAACCCGGTGACAACGAAGAACGCACAATATACTAAAATTCCGATCATGTCAATCCCACTTTGCTGAAATGTTGCAATTTTAATTTTGCGACCGTACCTTGGAAAGTATTCTTTTCAATAATAGACCAAATGTGATCTACCGAATACCCTTCAAGAACCATCTTGTTAATGTCTTTATATTCAATATTATCTGGCCAAATACAAATAGGAAAATTATTCTCTATAGCATGAAGCATTTTCTTACGAGTGTCTTTGGAACGAGGTTCGTTATCATAGACAAGAACAAACTTGTCCCGCTCAGCTAAATCAAGAAGGGGGGCGAAATTACCTCCATTCATCGCCATACCATAAAGAAACATAGCATCGATTGGACCCTCGGTCACTGGTACCTTATACTTACGCTTATGAAGCTTCACATAATTTCGCCCCCAGATTAGAGGTTCTGAGTGCTCTAAAACATTCAACATATAACGTACAGAATTATTCGAGATAGCACGTCCAAGATAAGCAAAGACTTTGTTCTTTTCATTCATGAAAGGGATGACCAATCGACCTTCATCCATGCTCACATCTTCATACTTTCCCGGAAGCATATACTCGTTTACCCATGTCTGAAATAGTTTAGCCCATCGAATTTGAGAGTGCCAATAATTTGGAATCTTTCGATCCTGTATGTAAACCTTAGCAGGATGATTCCAAGGCAAAGAGGAAATCGTTGGAAGCTTCTCAAAATCCTTAGTAGCTTGATGTACATCAAACGTAGGTTTAGCAATAAACTTCTTATAATCAGGAGCCGGTCTACCTTCTTCTTTCAAACGTTCCAATTTGTACTCAATGCAAAGTTGAACATCCATTCGATTCAAGAAGTTAGTAAAACCCATGCCACCACAAGCATTGTGACAGTAGAAGTGCATTTCTCCATCTTTTTCATAGAGATAACCGCGGGTACGGCGCTTGTTGGTTTGCGAATCCCCACAGAAAGGACACGAAAATTCAAGAAGAGCACCGGATTTTTGTTTGAAATTTCTAAGCCTTGACGACAACATCAAGGCATATTTTGTCTCAAGCCAACCCATTCGGTAATTATGCCCTAAAACCTTCGACCTGTCAACATCATTTTCGCTGTTGAGTGTTCGTTCCCTTTACGGGTGGATTCACCGGAGCGGGTACCACAGGTTGTGGTGTTGTTGTCACCGGAGGAAGGATCGTAACTTTACCATAAGGCACATCACGATGTCTACCTATCAAATAATCCATTGGATTACAGAAATAAGTCGTCTGAATTATATATTGATACTCTCCCGGTTGTACGTCAATAGGAATGTTAATAACATTTTGTATAGCAATTGGAAGATTATCAGGATAGATATAATAATCATCATTTCCAACTCGAATTTGTCGAAAATCATTGACTAAGGTATGAATACGATTAATTCGACATTGTGTATCTCTCTTGAACACACCTTCCGTAAAAAGGTTCTGTCCTGAATGAAGTTCTGGGTTTAACACCCTTTTGGATATAACCGAAGAAGGAAAAGTAGTTTTGGATTCAACTAACCAATAAAACATCAACCCCAAAAACAAATATAGAGGGGCTAAAAGCAACCATGGATATAATCTCTGTATCAGGTTCTTATTCATATCTGGTTCCATTATTTAGAACTACTCAGGTCTTTTGTGGTCTGCGTTATAAGGTAATACAGTAACCCGTCCATAATCAATGGTACGAGTTCTCGTCATAATATAATCAGTTGGATTACAGAAATATGTTGTTTGCACATAAAATTCATACAACCCGGGTTCAACATCTTTAGGTATATGTACAAGATTTTGAACATCTAATATTGAAACGTCTGCTTCAATATAATATTCCTCGTTATGCAATCGAATTTGTCTGTCTCCATTCAATAAAAACTGAGAACGACTAACTCGACAAGATGCCAAACGAAAAAATTTTGTTTCAAAATGAAGGTTCTGACCAGCCGCTACTTCAGGTGTTAAAATACTATGTGATTCTACGCGCGTCGGAAATGTAAATCGTGATTCAGCCATCCAATAAAAGAGAACAGCGAGAAAAATATACAACGGTATTAGAATTAAATTCGCAAAGAACCTTCTCATTTAATGCCCCCCAATTATGGGAGCCAATAATAATCCTTTTGTAACGAATGACATTATCAAACCACCAATACCTAACATCAAAAAACCAGCAATCCCATAAACAATCTTTTTGACTGGTTCAAATTCAGCCCGAGTAACCATCTCCTTTTTATTATCATCTGCCCGAGAAACCATATCCTTTTTGAAATCTTCTACAATCTTAATGATGTCATCTTTCAACTCAGCATTGTGCCTAGTCGATTCAAGGCGATCCCTTTCAACAAGAAGCTGTAAATTTTTAATTCGTTCCTCGATTCTGGCTAAGGAGATATAAGGGCTCTCAACCTTGACCAAGGAGGTTTTATCTTCGAATTCCTCGATCATCTTTTTTACCCTTCCAAACGCCAACAATTCTACGCACTATTTTCTTATGTTGAAATAAAATCGGATCGTAGGTATCGATTGCGCCAGTTCCAGGCGTCGAAGATGATGCGCCAAGGGCATTCGTTGGGGCGTCTTCTTTAAGTTCCTTTTTGCTCATATTTGCCTCAACTTTTCTAGTATCGTTTCATCCATAGGAAATAGTGATGTGTCAGTACTATTTACTTCTTCAATGTTTTTAATCCTATCAGTTAAAACATTAAGAAATAACAAGAAAGGTTTCAAATATTTGATTTGAGGTTTCATTTTGAGGTATAAAATACGACATAATACCTCGGGGGGGAAGACGTTTGAAAGAACTATAAGATGATTGAGTATTAGACGTTCTTTCAGAATACCCGACTCCACATAACGTGTAATCAGCTTCTTAATGTACTTGATTCGCCGTATATCCTCGTAGAATTCTTCAGTATCGCGACACGAGGGATTTCGGTAGTTCTTGGCAGCATAAAGGATCAAATTTTTTTCAGTAAGAACTTCCATCTAATCCCCTTAAAACGTCGAGATGGGGAACCTCAAAAGATAATTGTTTGCAATGGACACATAGCCGTAAGTGTTACTGAAAAACAAAACCCCCGGAGGACCGGACCAAGAAGCTGAATTAGCTGGATCGGTTACACCCACATTGAATAATGATGAATTACCAGTCAAAAAGGAAAGGGTAATGGTCGATACATTACCCCCATTAGAAGCGGCATTAGAAAGAAACACTATTCTATCAGTATTTGCCGCTGTACTCTTAGCAGGCAAATCTGGAACTGCTTTGGCTTCTGCTACCATTTACAATCACTTTCCGTTGTATATTTACAATTATGTGTTAGGTAATTGTGCAGAAGTTCCGTTTGCTAGACCCTTCACAACTGCCAAAGCTTCATAATGAACACGACCAGCACGACCACCTAGAACGGTAGACGATGCATTAATCGCTCCACCAGTCGAAGTCTGAAGATTACCAGTAAATGTTGCACCCGTACCAAGCGATGCTCCACCAGTCGAGTTGGCAATACTGAATACAAGGTTACCAGTTCCACCAAAGGAACCCGCATTACCCCATAGACCAGCCCCACCCGGACCCGATGCAGCAGCATTAACAGCTAAAGATGCAATGTTACCAGCAGCATTAGTTGTAAGAACATATACTGCGTTAACAAAACCGTTTGCTACAGTAAGAACATCACCGTTGGTATAAGCACCACCCGGTGCAGTAACAGCAACACCCGGAGAACCCAAGTGTTGATCACGCTCAAAAGTGAATACCATGGACGAAGTGTTTGCGAACAAACCCGGAGTTACAAGGCTAGTCGAAACTAGATTACCCTGAGAGTTTGTAGTTACTGACAAACGACCGTTTGCAGTACCACCCGAAACGATAATAAATTCACCATTTGTGAATACACCATTTGCTCCGGTCGGTGCAGTTTGAATACCACCTTCACCGGCTCGACGTAAATGCCAGCCTGGAATAGTGATTTTACCACCTTCCGAAGAGGTATTGGTTGTCTTGGCATTAATCTGGGTCTTTGATGCCCCAAACTGTCCAATAGTCGGTGCACCAGCATTACGACCAGACGGAAATCCACCAGGGGTAGTATTCTGATACAAAGCCGTGTTGTTGCTAACTATATTAGCGTGTCCAGATGCAACATCAATCGATTCAGCCGCCCATTTGACTGAATTACTAGATGCTGCTCCATTTGCTCCCCAAAGTGTCATTATATTTCTCCTTATTATTATTTTGTTGGATATTTATCCTTCATCATAGCTTCAAATTCTTCAGTTGTCATAGCTTTATGAAGCTTGTGAAGTTCATCGGGTTCTGCTCGATTGATATAATGAACTAGATGACGATCCCTAATTCGACGGAACATCATCGCATGCCATCCCTTACCTCGTTTATCAGCATCTTGGGCACTCTTGTCTGCCTTAATAGCATGCTTAAGGTAATCTTCTTTAGTCTTTGGGAAATCTTCGGGCTTACGATTGTCAATTAAGCCCATTATCTCATTCAAAGCCTTCAAATCTGACCACTTAACAGGTCCGAAGTTTTCAACAACACCGGGGGAATTCCAATTCTTGTTATTGAAGGAACTCTTGCTATCTTTACCGATACCTTGACGAATTTTGTTCTTCTTGACATTTGCCTTATCAATGGTACCAACACCATCAGCACCACCCGAACTATCATTAGTAGCTCCCAGGTTCTCAGATATACCCGAACCACCATCTGTTGCCTGAGAAGCTAAAGTAAGCTTCTGGGACGACTGAGACTTACGGAAATCTTTCTGACGACGCTCATGGTACATGCTTGCATCAGACGCAGCCTGTGACTTTTGTACAGGATCAGCCCAATGAGCGGTCTTATTATCGATATGTTGCAAAACATTCTCATGGGGGACAGAAGGATGGAATTTGTCTACTTCCGAATGAATATCCGAGATATTATAACGACGCTTCATGAAGCCTTCGTTGACATTCTCTCCCATCTTACCAACAGCAGCCATCAGCTTATCATTCACGGTCTTCTCCCTTTCTGGTTCCTTTGCAACAGGCTTTTCTTCTGGCTTAGCCTTCTTAGCATTCTTATTAGTTTCAGCACCTAGTCGAGATTGAGCATGAGATAATTCACCAGTACGTGGAACATGAATATTCAATCTAGCATCAGTACCTAAACCCTTCATTGCAGCATCAATAATATGTCCGACGACTTCTACAGGGTGTCGAACAATAGTCCCTGAAGATGATTCTGTTTGCATCGGAGCCATATTACCGAATGGACGAATACCATGAAGATCAGCGTGCTTTTGACGACGCTTTACGATTTCCATGACCCTTTCAGCTATATCACGATGATACTTCGCAAATGCCATATCCTTTTCAAGAGTAGACTTTTGTGTTGAAAGATTATATTCAGCCTCATTAACTGTTGATTCAACAGTAGTGTTCTGACCCACCGGTACATTTGACGGCTTTGGATTCTTGGTGTCCAATTGAGGGTCAGTATCAACGGGTGTTACCTCGCCGATTTTTATAGTGTTTGGATCGTCTTGGTTTGACCATGGGGACGTGTTGGCTTGAACCTTTTTACGACTACTCGTTTGGGCTTCTGGCTTAGCGGCTTCAGGGGCAAACGGATAGGGTTGCGGGCTGGTCGTGTTTTCATCTTCTTTCAATCCTTTGATTAAATTCTTAAAACTTTTCATTCGAAACACCCCTTAAATTAGATAAAGTATTTAGGATTTAAGGGCTTTCTTTTTCATTACTTTTCTAATTGTTTCAAGGTTCGCTTGATAATTAGGTATTTTCGTTGATTGATCAGGGGTATCTGATGCATATGCATCAAACGCTGACTTGGTAGCAAACAATCTCTTATTAGGATCATTTACTTTATTACCATCTTCATGAATATGACCTGTCCAGATACCATGAGTTTTACGTCGTTCTACCTCTTTCTTAGCCTGTTTACCGATATCATCGTGTCGCTTTGAGAGAATAACCAAAGCATGAGCATCTGTTTTGTCGTCAATTTTGACAACACCGGCATTTGCTCTTACCGTATGATATACTTCCTTGGTAGCGTCATCCGACACTCCCTTAGGCATCACTTTCTTGAATTCGTTGAAATCATCCTTCATAGCTGCATCACGTGCTCTTGTAGCTGATGCATCCTCCGGGTCCTCACTACCGGGTTTACCACCCTTATTACGGTTAGCAACCACGATCCGGGCTCTCTTGAAGTTGAATAGATGGTTTTTACTTGGACCATTATACTTGTTGATCAAATCCTGATACATCTTAGCCTTATCAGAACCAGTAACAATCGTCATATCCTGCACACCTGAATGATGAGCATGTTGCAACTGAGCAATGATCGTCCCTTTATCAGGTGACGCCAAGGCGATATCTTTTCCGGGGAATAGGGTCTTTGCCCATTTAAGCTTTTCAGCGGGAGTAAGAGGATTGTTCTTCTTATCCTGAGTATTGGTTAGGACTGTCTTCGCCTTTGCTCCAATACGACGAGCAACGTCATCAGCTTTATCGAGAAGCTTACCATGACCCTTTGTTGCTGGATTCATACGTCCAAATGTCAAAACAAGAGGATTATCTTCGGGATTAACCTTATTGTTCCATTCGAAATTTTGCGCAGAGAATTTCGACCGGTCTACCAGCTTCACCGGTTGACCATCGACAGATGCAACAAAACCCTCAGGCTTTGCCGGTTTATCCAACACTGTTTCTTTATAGGGGGAATTCTTGCCTAAGGTATCAGTAAGGGCTTTCTTTGCCTTCGCAAGATGCCCATGTACCTTGAATAGGGTATCAAGACCCTTTTTATTCTGATTTACCTTGAAGATTTCATCATCAAGTTCCTTTTGAACTTTACTCTTAGTTTTGTCCTGCTTGACACTACCAATATGTTCCCCGGCTTTCTTGGTCAAGAACGAGATATAGCCCCCAACTGACTTGGGCTTGCCTTCCTTGACGCAATTATTGATATAGCCGAGTAATAAATCCTGATGACCTTCAATCGCCATAAAGGAGTGATTACTGTCCAACTCGGATTTTAATTTCTGTGCCTGATTAATATTATCAATATAGTCTTTTTCTCGTTCAGGATGCATTTCCTGAGGACCCTTCAATTGAGGATCGATCATATGCACATTATCAGACTTCTTAAACCGAGAAGGGGAAAGATCGAAACGAGCCTTTAATGACCCATTAGGCTGTTCCTCATATTCCATATGAGGGACAATGCCGATCTTAGCCTTAAGAATCTTTTGACCTTCTTCGGAGGCATCGGGTACATTGTATGATAGAGTGTTTGGAGTGAATTTGATATTTCCATTGGCGTGCTCTATATCATCCTTAGTGAACATCAAATCCCCTCGGAATATACCCTTCTTAGGAGTAACTTCCGGGAGATATTTCAGTGCTTGTTGAAGGCGCGTTGTAAGTCCCTTAGACTTTCCATGATTGGATTGGATATCGTTTGTAGTAAAATTGAGTTTTGGGGATTGATTAAAAAAAGATTTCGTGGATACGAAGAATTTACCGTTTGCATGTCCCCAAAGTATTCCCGGACTACCGTCAAATTTAGTAGAGACGTTAATTCCTTTATTTCTTCCCTTAACAAACCCATATGTTTTATCCAATACTTTTAGAGCGTCCTTATAACCTTTTTCTCCATGACGAAAAATCAAGTCCTCTACATGGTCAAAATAACCCTGTTTAGTCAGCTTTTGGGGCTTTTCTTGTTCTTTAGGCTCTTCAGCTTCAAAAATGACTTCTTCATCTATCAGGAACATTCATTATTTAGACTAAATAATCCTATGTCACTCATAGATAAAATTGAAGGAACTGAAGGCAAAACCCTTGAAGAAATTCTATCTCAATCCTCCGAGGATGGAATGATCATGGAATTTGGAGTAGGAACAGGAGGCTCAATCCGAAGAATAGCCAACCATTTACCCAATCGTACTGTTTATGGTTTTGATTCATTCGAAGGATTACCCGAAAATTGGCGTAACGGCTATGACAAAGGGCATTTTAAATGTGATCCTCCGAAAGACTTACCCTCCAACGTTCATCTTGTGATAGGTCTATTTCAAGATACTCTTGAAACCTTCCTCAAAGAACAAACTGATTCAGTTGCCTTTTTACATATGGATGCTGATCTATATTCTTCAACTTCATATGTTCTTAATACAATTAAAGATCAATTACGAGATGGTACTATTATTCTATTCGATGAATTTTGTGGATATACTGGTTTTGAGGAAGGGGAATATAAAGCTTTTCAAGAATTCCTTAATTTAGGACTATACACATACACTTGTATATCAAAATCAGGACATGAACAAGTTGCTTTCCGTCTTCATTCATTAAAGTAAACATTATACAACATGTCCCATTGTAAAGAAGTAATATTACTCCCATTACTAACCTCAGGTATCAAAGCTTTATAATTCCAAAAAGTATGATAACTCATACATTTTACCATTGCGCGTTCCATATCCCAAAAAAGCGCTTCTAACGTTGTTGATGATTTATCCATATTGACTCCATTCAGGTTCCGGTTCAACCAGCGATCCTAAAGCATCGATAAGAGACTTCTCATAATCAACGGGGGCTTCTAATTGAACAACGGTTGGTTCCTCTATAGTTCTCGATTGAGCATGCGCTTCCACATTATAAAGACGCATCTTTGGTTTATCTACCCCAACTACGAACTTATTGAACCGATTAACGTCAGCGTACCGGTTCTTTCCTTGCTTGACCATATATTGGTTTAGAGCTATTAACTCTTCGGACAGAATGATGATAATAATCAGATCGGCTGTTGCTGCTAGTCCAAAGGATTCCGAAATATCATCCATACCCGGATCAGACGATCTAAACCCTTCACGGTTAACCTGCGAAGCCGAGATAATAGGGATATTTTGTTCAACTGCGAGAGCACGAATTTCTTCAGCAATTGACTTGACATAATTATACATCCCTAGATTCCCCGAAAGTTTTACTCGACTTGAACAACAAATATTCAAATAATCGATATAAACAATATCAGGAACGAAATTCTGCTTGACTTTCAGTTCATTCAAAAGATGTCGAAAGTTAGCAGCACCAGCGGAACCAGTAGGATACTCTGCCACTTTTAGACGACCAGCCGTCTTTTCCTTCATCTTCTCAACTTTTTTCAAGAAGATTTCTTTAGGGATATCAGGCATCATATCCAATGAAATATTCAACATATTTGCATAGATACGTTCCATGGTTTGTTCTTTCGACAACTCCATGGTAATATACAAGACTTTTTTACCTTGTAGCAGGTTAGCGCCTGCCATATGACACATCCAAAGCGATTTACCAAAACCAACACCACCAATAATGATGTTCAACGTCTTGGGGAGTAAACCACCTTTGGTGATTTTATTCAGATAATCAATATCAAAAGGTATACGCGGTAAACGACTATGAGTTAAATCATACCAATAATCAGCATGATCATAAAAATCAAGTCCAACGTCGCTATTAAATGAAACCGCTAAAGCATCTTGCAACAACCCCGGAATTGCGTTCCGGGGTTTTTTGTCATCCGAAATGATATCCATCGACTGAAGGATGGCACCATGAATAGCTTGCGTTTGACACCACTGTTCTGTGGTGTCAACAAGCCACTCCAAATCTGGTTTTACGCTATCAAGAGACTTAATACTTTCAACGACAGATTTTACCTGATCAAATTCCTTAGTACTCAGGTTATATTCCGCCAATTCAGATTGCATTACCTGAATAAGGGGGCGTTTATTGTACTTGTCAAAGTATTCTTTGATCACATGGAAAACGGTAGCTTCAGCACCGTCCATGAAGTACTCTTTTTTGAGATAAGGAAAGACTTTTCGGATGTATTCTTCGTTGGTAATAAGGTTTGATAATATCGATGTTTCAGTTCTCATTAAACACGTTATCGTATGAAATCAATGGTTTATTTCCAAGAGTAAACAAATCTGTCATGAACGCTTTGAAATCTTCTCGGTTAACCATTTCTTTCCAGAAAGCGTCATCATATTCAACATCAGCGCGATGAAATTTTTTGCCATCACGGGAGGCAATTTTATCTGTTGTGTACCAACCTTTTGTCGTCGCGGCATTAATAAATTCTCCATACATTGCGATATCAAACAAACCCGACCAACGCTGAATACCTTCAGTATAACTTACATTGATTGGAAACTGAGAACGCTCCCGAACAATACGGGACTTCTCTATATTAATAATGAATTCATTTCCGTGTACAACCTTCTCTTCACCCTTACCTTCGCTGTCAACACGCTTGCCGATAATCCAAATATCATTTGAATTATATGTTGGACCACCACCCCCGGATACTTTCACAGGAGCATACATTGACATTTGGGAATAGACATGATTGATGACTACACAATAACAACGCTTTTGAACAATTGGCAACGTAGTTGTTCGAAAAAGTGACTTAAGCACCTTTGAACGTGCCATATCAACTTTACCTTTACCCTCAGCAGCAACTTCCGTCTCATGCATACTTGGAAGATTACCAAGCGAATCAATCAAAATGAAGAGTTTACCATCATGTTCAGGTTCAAGACTATTGATCAAATGCATCATATCAGCATTCAATCTTTCAATATTATCCGGCTGTTTATAAACAACACGCTTAGGATCAATACCAACAGATTGCCAATAATCCTTGGGGGTGCCTCGCTCAGTATCATAAAATACCAAATAACTCCCTGGAACTTGCTGAAGATAAGCCGACGCAAGCATAAGACCAAACACACTCTTGAACCGCTTAGATTCAGCAGCAATCATGAGTGTGCCTGGAAAAAGTCCCCCATCCAACCTACCCGACAAAGCCACGTTGATCAACGGTACAGGTGTTACAATTGGATCAACGTTTTCGAAGATAATACTATCTTCTAACATTTCAGTTCCAACAAGCTTATTAACGCTTTGTATCTTCTTTAGCAGCGCAGCCATTTCGCCAGTAGCCATCTTAATCCCTTTCTTATTCTCCCCGGTGGTACCCCCGGTGCTATAGCTCCATAATACTCACAGTAGCAACCATGCTCACGCATGCCAATACAATCCTCACATTCATATGACGGATAAAGTCTATTACGAAGCCAGATGATAGCACAATTTGGTAGGGGAGTCAAGGGGTTAGCTCGCCACGATTTGATTTATTCGCGCCTTGATTTTGGTGATGACTTCCCCTCGTTTCGCCCAGGTGATGGTCGTCTTTTGAGGGTCCTTAGCAAGATTATCCAACAAAGGCTCAATGAGAGCTAGTAACTGTTGAATTTTCTCAGCATCAGGTGTCTTACCAGACCTATCTTCATAAGTTATACCAAAATCAAAATCATTTGTTTCATCTATCTTTGTGTTCATTTTGTTCTATCCCTTTTCCATTTCAAATAATCTTTATATTCACCAGAAATACTTTCCCAAAATGTTTCAGCAGCTAAAGTAGGAGTATATCTCGCTCCAAAGTGAATTGTTCCATCTTCAAGATTAATATCTACCATTAAATCAGAATTATTCCAGCTAGTCGAATGGTATATATAAAAATGTTTCGGACCATCATATTTGATCCCCATATCTGCAAAAGTTACTGTATTACCATATAATATATTCATGTCCATGCATCCTCGTAAAATAAGTTTTCATCTGCTTGTGGTTTAACATGCCATCCAATAACATCAGTAATAGACCTAATTGGTGACAAGAAAGCTTTCTCAAACTGGAGAGCCCGATCAACATACTCTTCAATTTTGAACTCTTCAGGCATCTCATTACCCATTGCAATTACATTATGACCAGTTGGATTATCAGCTTTGAGATAGGCAAACTTAATCTTGTCCTTATTTCGAACAAGAGGGTATTTCTTTATCAAATCTAGTTTCTGAAGCATCATATTATGAACATGAGCACCATGAACAGCAATAGGACACTTTGGTTTGATCAACTTATCTTTATCATAATACTCCATCAAATTATTACATGTGCGAGGGAATGCAATATCAACAAAAGGCATCTCATAAAACTTCTTTTCAAAGTCTCGAATGAAATCATGAAGAGCAGGCTCTTCTTTGTTCATAATGATTTTCAACGCATCCTTAATCGCATTCCGACAAGACATAGGAGTCGAGGATCGAACAGCCTCAATACCTTTCATCTTAATCTTAGGTTCATCAAAAGTCACACCTTCCGAAGAATGCACATTCAAGATGTACATCTTCTTACCTCGGAAGATAGCCTTCGAACAAATAGCTTCTTGCTTCATATCAAACTTGTGATGATACGATTTAAGCATCTCGCTAAGTTCCAACATACGTCCGTCAAGATAAGGTCGAATTTTAGTCTTACAAACTTTGTCCAAGAATTCGACAACCTTGTCGTGTCGTTCGCCCGACATGCCGCACTTATCCACCAACGGTCCAAGATTAACGTAGATCGAATCAGTATCTCCCGCAACAATATAGTCCACTCCTTCTGTCTTCATCGTTTTATTCAAATAGGCATTCATATGAGTTTCTGCCCATTGCAAAACCAACTGACCAGTTTTAGTGATTGACTCAGCAAATATAACTTCAAACCAACGAAAATACTGATTACCAAGCGCACCATATAAACCATTAGTCAAAATCTTCAATGCCCACTGATAGTTGTATAACTTTAAGATATCATCATCCAACCCTTCAACTTTTTGTTCCTCTTTCTCGACTTCCAAAGCAAGCTGTTTATTTTTGATAATCTTTCGATCAGCTATAAACTTATCAACTAGAACTCCCAGAAAACCTTGAACGTCTTTACGATATAGAGCACCATTAGCTGCCAGAGAGAAGTCTCCTTCATATTCAGAAACTAGCTTACGCTCAATGATATGTTCCACCGAAGCAATCGGTACCGTCTTGACGTATGTTTCAGGTGAAATATTGACCTGAGAAATCACGGATGGATACAGAGACGTGGCGTCAAACGAGACAATCCACTTATGTAATCCAATATGTACATCCTTCACATATGCACCTACAAACGGACGGAAATTCTTCTTTTTATATTGGGGGACGACAATCTTGCGTTCCATAAGGTAGTTATGAATGATAACGTCCCATGAACGAATGGTCGTCATAGTATCAATCATGTTTACCTTAGCTTTATACGTCAAAGCTAGAACAAGATTAATGAAGCCCATCTTTTTGTCTAGACGCTCGACCAGCACGGCATCATGAATGTTATAATCAATGAACTTGGTATAATTCTTCTCGTACAACTCATCTAGATTTCGATATTCCGAGTAATCAACCTTCTTCTCTTTCAATTCATAATGAGCAATGTTATTAAGGGCATAGGACTCATGATTCGTAAAGGTATACTTCTTATACAATTGAAGATAATCAAGTTGTGTAATACCAGCGATCTCATAGACCTTTTCAACTCGGTCACCAAACGACGCAGCCGAACCTTTAGCACGAACAATCTCGCGCTCTTCAACAAATCCCCACGGGGAAAGGTATTTGACCCATTTCTGTCCTAAAACACGCTCAATTCTCCGCACTAGATACGGAATATCAAACATGTCCGAAGACCAGCCCGTAATAATATCAGGTTTCCATTCATCGGAAGTCCAGACAGCTACGAATTTTTTAAGAAGGTCTATTTCATCATCACACAAAATATACTGGATATGATCTTGTTCCGGTTTGTAATACTTACAACCGAAAGTAATAACCTGCCCACGCTTAACCATGGTGATAGCTGTTACTTCCTCGACAGCTACCTCTACATCAGGCATCCCATTAGTTGCCGCGACTTCGATATCCAACGATACAATCGAAATAAGGTTGGGATTATAATCGACTTCTTGACCGGGAAATTCGTCGTTGATGTACACATACGGGAAATTATTAAGACCGAAGACCTCGGAATTATCAACGTCCTTTTGTTGCTTCAAAAACTCACGCGCGTCGCGCATGGTGTTGAATTCCATACGCTTGACAGGTCTACCGAAGACAGTATGATATTCGCTCTCTTCAGAGGTCGGAACAAACAAATAAGGTTTGTATTCTAATTTGTCTTCAAACCTTTTTCCATTGGCATAACCAACTACATAAAGGAAATCACCACGCATATACACATTTGTATAAAAATACTCAAATTTCTTATTCATTACTCTCCAAAAATAGATTCATTCATATCAACTTGAAATGAATATAATTCAAATTGATTAAAACCAAAAGGCATTGTTTCTTCAATTTTCTTTTGAAGTGACAATCCTATCCTATCTAATGTATAATCTTTAACTGTTATATAAACTTCACGTGTTTTATCTCTAAAATCCATTAGTCTTTCTCATAAACATTGGGACATATATCACTATAATATTCTCTACGATTAGAATAGGCATTCATAACACGATCAACTAATTCTCTATTACCTCTATATTGGGGAAGAGCACATATGGTAGTTGTTCTCGCCTGTACAAAAATACTCTGTCCAAATCTTACAATAATATCATTCATGTTCAATTAATCATTTTGGGGTTGTCGATAAACTCACGAGATGTAACACGCCATACATCATGGTCAGTGTCAGTTAGAATAACCGGATTAAGATTAGCCTCTCGATATTGATCAGCTACCTTCAAAAGGATATGATACTGATTATTATCTCCCCCGATATGAGCCGCTGCTCGCTTAATTAATTCCTCAGGGACTTCGATGTTGATTTTTTCTATGTCTTCTTTTTTTATACGATAAGGCTCAACAATCGTTTTAAACGTGTCAGCGGGTTGCGCCACCTGAGGACGAATTTCAATCCCCAACACATATGAAAGACTAAGCATTAAACGAAAACCATAAGCCCATAATACCTTCATCAGTGAAACTTGTAGTCCCAATAAGCGTAGATACATTGGTGTACCTCTCTTTATGAGGGAACTCGTTTAATCCCTCGTTTTTCTAGCAGGGCTTCTGCCTTTGTCTTAAACTTACGAGCATAACGACTATTTCCAGGGTTCGTGCGTTCAAGAAACTTACGCGCTCCCTCAATCCATTCCTTTTGGATTTTACCCGGTAACGAATTCCAAGGAATTCCAAATCTAGGCGTTCCTCGAATATCCTTGTTATTGTCTCCAATAACCTCATTAAACCTTTCATAACGTCGTCTAGCAAAGCCTTCAGGACTTTCGTTTAATTCTGGCTTAAGCTTAGCTACTTCGGCATGAGGATCACGAGGGACAACAAGCCCCTCGTGCTTTAGTTTTACAACTTCAACGTTTTGTTCTTCACTCATAGTAATATTTATACTCCCTTATTGTACTGATGGCTTTTCAGGAAGGGTAGTTGGCTTAACAAAGAAACTCTTAACCCAATCCTTCAGACCATCAAAATTGAAGAAGGTAATCTGACTTGGAATAGCACCATTCCACTTCTTACCTGCTTCTCGGATCGTGTCAACCCAGGCTAGACCCTGAAGAGTCCCAACATGGGGTGCCATCTCTCTAGAGATTTCAGCATTTTTCACTGCTTCATACTTACGGTTCAAAGCACCTTGTACCTTTTCATCAAAGTTAAAGGTATCAGCCCAACCAATAAAGAGCAAAGTAATACCAACATTCTTGAGATAATCATCAACTTGCTTCTCAATACTGCCCATAATTTCCTTTGCGTGTAGGTTAGCATCATCCAAGGCATGAGTGCTCATTTCGTCACACACCAAGGAATGGACCTTATCACGAACGTTGGAGTCCATGACTTCAGCAAGTGAACGACCAGTATAAATCGTCTGGAAAACAACTGCCGGATCAGGCTTATCCCCAAGACGATTACCTGCTACCGGATGAACACCAAAGTTATAAAGAAACTTCGGGGCTTGCTCTTCATGCACAGTGGCACCAATAGAGATACCAACAGTAATATCTAGACCACCATTATCCTGGCAAGGGAAACCCTGCTTCTTATCAGAGGTACCCCGATCATGAGCATCGACCCAAGAACGAGTTGCAGGCATACGATCCACAAGGATCAAACGACCAGCCGGAACATAAGAATCCTGCATCCATCCCGTCTTAGGCATCTTCACATGAGGAACCTGAAAACGCTTTGCAGCGATCTTACTGTCCTTCAAATACTGCTCAGACATGAACTGAGCCTGAGAAGTCTTATTATCCCCTACGTCAGGTATCCAGAATGCACTTTCATTCGGAAGAATAAACACATTCTCTGCCCAATCATAAGTGTCATAATATGCCTTGGCATGAGGAGTGAATAGAAACATCAATCCTGCCGCAACCAAGATAATCTTCGTCACATCTTTAGCATCATTCTTGTAACTCATAATAAAGTCCTTCAAAGGTTTGAACCAGATTAAAAATAGTGTAGCTACAAGTAGCCACACGGCGAACGTGTCAATAACATGCAACCCATTCATCCATGCACTTGCCATAAGATAAGATGAATCTGAAGTTTCTAGTTGTTGACCAGCTACCTTTCCCATAACTAATGTAGTCGTGGGACTGATAACAAATTCCATCACATAATATGTCATACAAGCAAAAAAGGAACCAACAAATCGTCCAAACATCACAATCTCCAAGTTAGGGGTTGATAAATACATAGTAGCAGAAAACACGAGGAAAGTCAAGATGCTAACATTGATCACGACTATAACGACATTTTTTAGTGGCTTGTGGGGCAAACTGGTCCTTTACGGGGGCATGACCCTTATCGTGCTCGCTATTATCGGCATCCTGATTTACGATATCCGTAAAAATGCTGCCCATGATCAACTTTTGACCGACCAAAACGCACAGCTTCAGCAAGTCATTGCCGATCAAAAAAAGTTTGACGCCCAAACGGCTCAGCTACAAAAGGATGCCCAGGCATCATCCGACGCCCTAACAAAGCAAATCACAGCGAATAAAGCCACTGCCGATGCGATTAATAAGTTCCTTAGCTCTCCTAAAATCAAGGCTCAAGATCGTGCTGCTTCAGTTGTATTACAACAAGCCATCGATCAAATTAACAAAAGCAACCTAAACCAGTGAGGATATCATGAAGAAGTTACTTGCAATTCTATTAGTTCCATTGTTCCTAGCAGGCTGTGTTACTACGCAGCAAAGTATCTCCCCAACTGTAACTCAATACCGGTCTGTGTCGATTCCTTCAAGCCTATATAACTGTCCAACGGTGGGGAAACTACCGGGAGTAAAGGGATTAACTGACGCACAAGTTGCCAATGTACTCGTTCGATTTGCCAACGCGAATAAAACCTGTCGTCAATCGTTAGCATCTATCGCTTCCTACAACAAGAAGTCAGGACGTACTATACGTTAACGATACGTAACGTTATAGTTTCCATTCTGAAGCTTAGGAGTATTTGCCTTATATTCGGGGGCTACTACACTATTCTCGACAAAAGAAATCCACTCCCCACAAGCATTACATCGACGCTCACAGGGAGCGTTGTCGGTCAGCGTCTCATTTAAGGCATTTTCCTGACCACAATTACATTTGGCAACGAATACTGTTCGCTTAATATAAACTTCATGTGTCACTGTTGAATCTCCACAATAACCGGTTTACCTACAACATCTCCGTTCATATGAGACGCCGTAAGCTTTCGAATAAGTTCACCCAGACCCTTATCAGAAACAGTGGTTTCCTTAGGAACAATACGTCCTTTTTCTCTGACATTATAGATTACCTTGTTCATTGTCTGTTCCTCCCACTCATTCATACATTCCACCTACTTAGCAGATTTTTGAGAGAATGTCAAGAAAAAAGGGGGGCATTGGACGCCCCCCTGTCGTGGTAAAGGCAATTATTAGGCGGTTACGGGGGAGACTTAGTAGTCGTCGTAACCGTAATCATCTTCGTAATCGAAATCGTCATCCTCATCCCGACGACGAGACTTCTTTTTACGACGCTTGGACGCCTCCAAATCCTCTTTGATAAGGAACGAGACAAAAGCCTTCCCTTCGGGGGTCGCCTGATATCCAAATTCCTTACCCTTCGGGTGTGCTTCGGCTAAGCCTTTTCGAGCAAGAGCCGCAAAAGCCTCGGGTGGTCCTTTATTCCAAACACCATAACGAGTTGAACCAACCAAATCCTTCAACCAAATTTCCTCATTCCCGTCTAAACGCGGAAAGTCCATTTCAACATGTTTCCTCTATAACGACCATTGATGGTGTCACTTATACAGTCGAACGGTCCCTCTGTCAAGGCATAGCAGCTATGCAAAAATGCCGGTATACATTCCGAAAATCTATGATATAGTCCGCTCATGGTTACGAGAAATCAAAAACCCGGCACCTTTTTCGCCTTATTCTTCGCTCTCCTAAGCGTAGGATTGCTTCTTTGGGCTGGTTATATTATATTACCTGCATTACTCCTTGTGGTAATCGCATTCGTTACCCTTATCGCTAGTTCTTAAGGAAAATCCATGAAAACTATAAAACTTAACGGTTCCCTTGAATCCAACATGATCCTGCGTCTCCCTGACGCAACAGCACAAGAAATTGTGAATAAAGGAGGCGGTCAATACATCCCTAAGTCCGAATGGAAGGCTCTCCAAAAGACTGAAGAGCCGGTAAAGAAGCCCCCCGCCAAGTCAAAAAGACAGCGAAAGAAAAAAGAGTCCGCGTAGCCCCTTGACATTCCATACGTTTTCTGCTATGATGTCCCGGTAGTCAATGAGTGACTGCCGGGTTTTTCCGTATATATTAACTTAAGAGAAAAGGAAATGATGAAAATGACTGGAATTGAAAAGCTTTTGAATATCTTGGAATCAAAGGACGAAGTTTCTACTGCTGAAATTCGTCGTCGCACTGGTCTTAGCGACCCTTCGACTGCGGTTCGTGATCTTCGTAACTCTGGTTACAACGTTCGTACCAATCAGTACACTTTGAAAAACGGTAAGCGCAAGTTTACTTATGAACTCGCTGCCTAACTGAAAAGCCCCTTCGGGGGCTTTTTTAATATCTCGCGTGCCTTCCTACAAATAGACAGAGGGATTTTAACTTGAAACCCTCCCCCATAACCATTCTCGGCTGACCGATCTTTATTATCATATTCATCAGCGATATCAGACAGAACTTTCAGAATTTGCTTCATCAAACTTCATCTCCTGTAACCATTGAATAACAAACTTAGCTTGCAATTCTTCTTCCTTACATTGTTTAAACATTTCTCTAAGAGTTATACCAGAACCATGAAACTCTTTATCCATAGGATGGATTTTTCCTGCGGTCTTAACCTTCATTGTTTCATCTTGAAGCTTAAACGAATAAAGCTTCATCACATTCAATAGATAATCACGCATCTCTTTTGGTTTCATGGTCCCACCTTACATAGAGCCATCAGATTTACATTCTCAGGCTTTTCAACCTCATTAACAATGTAATCCCGACACGCTGTTACTGTTTGAAAACGCAAATTTTCATCCTTCTTCGGATCAAAATCATTACAATAGGATGAAACACAAAGCCAGACAACGAGCCAGATTTTCATCGAACCTCCTTACTAGAATAAAGTTCATACTCACGTTCACTGGTGAGCCAAAGACTATAAATCTCGACACCAGTATAATAATTCACCCCGGCTGTCGATTCAAAATCATCTGTCAAACCATAAGGACGATGAAGTTGAACGGACTCCTTGGTGATCTTTGTCACACAGGCTGTCCCGAACGCTCCGTCATAAGCCTTAATTACATCACCAAGTTTAAATTCACGAGGCTTCAGCTTCAACGTCATGACCGTCTCCTATGTTAGGAGACGACCTTAACATGAAAAAGGGGGACCGTCAAGCCCCCTCTCCTTCCGCGTATGCCTTTTGATGCCCTACGCCAGGATTGTAAGGCTTCTTTTCCTTCTTGGGGTGCAAGCTATCCCAAAAAGTTTCCCATGCCGTAAGACTCCCCTCATGGTTGCGTAAAACCCAATCCTTGTTGATGTATTCATACACTTCCTTAACAGAACCGGGCTTAAGACCATAAACATGATCCTTGTCCTTCATAGCATAAGAAGCGGTACGAATACCACCATTCTTAAGCTTCGTTACCCCATTAAGAGCACGCTTTTCCCATTCACCATAACGATCCATGCGCTCATTGGCATTACCCTCTCCGTATTCACGAACAAGGCTTTCGATATGTTCCCAATCCGGCTGAGTATAGGAAATTCGTTCAATATCCGAATACTCATAACCGTTAAGGAAACCAAGGGCGATGGTCACAGCACGGTTAATCCGACGAAGGAAGTTAACACGATGCTCGTTAAGACCAAAGTAAATCGCCATATGATAGGCATCACTAAAACCCCCGGCACGTGCCTTAGCGGCAAGCGCAAGTCTCTTATTTTCCATCTTGCGGATGTTTTTGCATTCCAGTTCTAGAGAAGTTGCCTTCTGCTTTAGATAATCTACGTACTTCTTTACCATTTAATTTACTCCAATATAAGCAATAACCTATTTGTGACATAATAAAACTCAAAACTTTGGAGGACCACGTATAAATCTAAGACATCTTTAACTCCTTAAACTTGGCGCGCGATACAGGAATTGAACCTGCCTGCGTCCGATTTAGAATTCGACTGCAACACCTTGCTGCTCACCGCGCATCATTTTACTTTTCTACCTACCGAATATTTAGCTTTTAGGGTCCAATCATTTTTCTCTTTAAATGTCAAAACCTTAATATGGTTCATCGGTGCTTTTGGCTGAGCCCTGTTAGGGTCTAGGACTTTAATCAGGTCCCACTCTTCCAACAAAGACGCTATTGCATTGCGGCGAGCCCGATCATCTTCGGTGAAGTCAGTCGGCTTGCCATCCAAAGCAAAAAGTTCCTTGAAGTGTAGAATAGCATACTTTCCCTGCTTATGCAAGATGTGGGCGCTCTGATAGAGCACTTTTTCTTTTCTGCTAGCAACTCCAATACGTTGCAAGGTTTCCCTCACCTTAAGGAACGCATCATCATCTGGTAAGGACACGGGAACGCCAAAGCCACGAAATACATCACTTTCACTCATTTTCTTATTCCTTATTTAATTACCATACTCGTCATCACTATCTTTATTGTCTCTTCCTGATCCAGCCAAAGCAGTCAAATATATGACAGTTACAGAAGTTGCCATACAAATATAAAACATTGGATTCTCAAGTAAAAACAATAATGTAGCATACATACTTATAATTTTGTATAAAAACTTACATTAGGATCAACCTTTGTAGGATCAACTTCTACAACACCTGTTGTTACAGGACCAGGGTTATTAATAGTAACACTCGAAACATTAGGTAAAGGTCCATATGTTCCCATAGCTGCTGGTAGACCATTAGACTGACACACTCCTACACCACCTTGTGCTACTGCCATCCCACCATGCCAATAAGGCATTGGCATCCATCCTCGACATCGGCAACAACCTCCACACGGAGGATAACCTTGCCATGGTGCCCATGGATTATAAGGAGGATAATAAAACCCGTTAGGATAATAATAAGGATTTGGTGCTCCCGACGTATCATAAGGGGGCTGATAATTATTATCATCAACAACCGGTGGTGCTACACCTACACCCATCTGAGGATAACCGGGACCCGCGCCCCCACATCCACCACCATTTCTACACGAACCGTTACAATTGCACATTCCCATAACTTCTCCCAAAAAATTGACCACAAATTTCTACTATTTGTTCTCTATTTAGTAGTTTGAGGTAATCTTTTGCTAAAGAAGTACGTATCTGAAAGTGATTAGCTACAGCCTCTTCTTCGGGAGTAATTTTACCAGTTGCCCATTTCCCATACTTACGACTAGTCTTTCTAATCGAATAAAATAGATAATCATAATGAGCTTTCTTCTTCAGGAATGGATGAAGGTTCATCTCGTTGGCATGAAGAATACAATCGACATGTTGAGAAAGCCCCACATTGATAAACTGTGGCCAGTACTCTTCCTCATTAGTTTCATCAATCTCGATATAATCATTCCCCTTTAAAAGGGAATTTAGGAAGCGAAATGGGTTCTTCTGTTCTTCGGTCATAAACATTCACTCCCACATTGTCCACAATACCCACCACAAATTTTACACTTAGCCTTTATAAACTGATTGGGCTGCTTCGTAATTGGTATTGGCTTTCTGTTCTCTTCGATAGGCAGAATTGAAAGTCTCGGGACGATTAAGCTTATCAAACGGATCATTCGCCCCATCAATTGGCGTAATTTCAAAAGCCACATATTCCTTCTCCCGCTCACGCCAATGACGCTTGTTCTTATTCATCCAAATCCAATCCATGGCTTCATCCCAATCATGAAACTGAGCATGGGAATGATAAACAATCCACGGGGACAGTTTAAGGGGTTTCGGAGAAACGATCACGACAAGCTTGTCAGTCATCCATGCATAGATAATTTCCATGGAAGTACCAGCAGACGGCTTATCCCCTGGCCAATTAACAAGCACCACATCCGATTCCGCAATATCGATCTTATCAATTTCAACGATATCAGCCATACACTCCAATTCCCGACCCCGATAATCACGGACCATCGGATCACGATAGGTATATGTCGGATAATCTTGTTGAATGCGATCTCGCCAACCATGGGCTTCATTATCCGTGCACCCCTGGATCGGACCACACAAATAGATTGCACTTCTACCATTTTGCATATCTGTTCCTACTATCATAATGTAACCTCTTCTTTCAATATAGAATTACTCCGATTTAATGCTTGTTGTCTATATGTAGCCCATCGGAGATTACCGGGCTCATAATTCCCATCATTATTTTTTCGATCTAATGTATGTCTTTCTGGACGTTCTCCCAAATTTTTCATAATATAATCATAAAAAGCCAAAAGATCATTAATCCATGGTTCATACATTTTTATACCACGTTTACCATACCACCGATAATGAGTATCCTTTTCATTATAACATCTACTTTTAATATGATGCCATGTATTTCTAAGATAATGTTTACTTAAACCGTGGTATAAAGCACGTTTTGATCCTTTCATGCTACAAGTACGACATTTAGTCGAATGTCCACGTCGTAAATCATATCCATATATTTCTTGTAAATGTCCACATTCACATTTACACAACCAATATAAATTACCTCCACGAGAAGGTGCTATATCAATCACTATCCATTTTCCCCAAGGACCATTAGATTGCATATATTCTAAACTATACGGATGCATAAATCACTTTTTATAAACAGCATTCACCATAACAGATAGCAAAAAAGCACTCATGTTTATCTCTTGGTTGTTCACCCGAGTTGCCTTCTCTTGATATTCAGCAAGAAGTAATACCAATTCGGGAATATACGAAACATCAAATTCCTGTATACATCGCTCATAGAATAAATCAAACCAAGTCCAAGGATCGTTATCACAATTATCAGCAATCCACTGACGAAGTTTTATAACATCCTTTTCCTTGAGGAAACCAATCAATTCAAGGAACGAAGCATCCTGTGTCGCAAGAATATTTTGATCGATCTTTCCAAACGAACTAGCATAACTCTGAAGTTCATTCAAAGTTCGACGGTAGTCAGGAAAATACTTTACAACAAATGACTGTAAAGCATCCTTATCATACTCGACTTGTTCTAAGTCGAGGATCATCTTCACCCGTCGAAAGAATTCAAGCATCATTCTAGGACGCTCTTCTTTTGACAACGTGAAATCTAGAACCGCACAACGAGACTGCAAAGGCGGAATAATACGGTTCTGATAATTAGCTGTGAAAATAAAACCACAATTCCTCGAATTCTCTTCAGTAAAAGATCGAAGAGCAGGCTGTGTTTTCCACGTCAAATAATCAGCTTCATCGATAATGACGTATTTCCTACCCCCATCCAGACTACCTGTCATGGCAAAAGGAGCAATTTTACTCCGAAGGGTTTCAATGTCACCATCTTTAGTGCCATCAATCTTTAACCCTTCGGCTCCAAGGGCTCCCACAATCGCCATAGCAACGGTAGTTTTACCTGAACCTTTCGGTCCCACTAATAGCAAGTTTGGAATACCCCCACTGGCAACCATATTCTTTAAAGCTACCTTCATAGACTTCGGTAGAATACAATCATCAAGTGTTTGAGGTCGATACTTTTCACACCATACGAAATCTTTCATAGGACTCCTCCCAATCCGGGAACGTGTAACGCAATAAATGTATAATCGCCACCTTCACTCACAAACTGAGCCGGTCCCTTTTTGGAAATCGAAATTTTGTAGTTTCTCGGTAAAATCCGATTGAAATTTTCCATGGTATAACCAATCACAAGGGGGTCTTCCTCCCCCACATCTTTTAAATATATCTCAGTGAACAACTGAGATGGTTGTTTGAAATCCAATGCCCGAAGATACAAACTACTATCCTCGATAACAAACGCTACATGAGGGTACTTTCGGATCATACCCCGCTGCATAAATTCTTTAAAAGTCTTATCGGCAATTGAAGTCTCAATATCACCCTTGATACCCGGTTTACGGTCGGGGTTTGGAGTTGCAATTCGATCAGCTAAAGCATAAGGAAAATAAGTTGGATGCTTATCATCCCCAATAATAACCCGCTTTTCTTCAAACGCAACTTCAGGGTTATCATAAGACTTTAGAAGTTGTAGAAACTCCCGAAGGTCCCCAATAGCTGCCTTGGTTTCAAACAAGTCAGGCACACGTGCCATAGCATACATCTCTGATGCCGGGGTGCGTGAATAAATCACATTACCCGGATGTAAGATGATACTTGGGTTGATACGATTGAAATTATTCAATGCATCAATAGTTAAGCTTGATAGTTTCATTGTCCAGCCTTTTCACAATATCCATAATATTTGCTGCCTTACTTCGAACCTTAGCAGCTTTTCGCTTGATATAAGGTCTATCAAACTCTTGAATGGTAGAGGCATCAATCTCTAAATCATTCGCCAGTCCTGATAAAAACTGAGCTATATTTCGAAGTTCATCCTTAATCATTAAGCAACCTTTGCTTCTTCAGATTTCTTCTGGTTTTCTCTAGCCTTCTTCAAAAGATCACCATCAGCGGTCGCATGAACCTGAATAGAAGCCAAATCCTGAAGACTTCCTCCAAATACATACGTACCAGTATGTGTCAATTTGACCCACGGGCAGAACCAAGTCTTCAAATTGATAGCCTGGGCTTTCTGACAGAACCAATAATCTTCTGACAAATATCGCTTCGATACTGGATCAATTTCTGCCTGGAAAAACTGTAGGATTTCACGCGAGCCATCAAAATGCTCAGTCCTAACATGATCAGGCTTATAAAGATACTGAGGATAGTTATCATAAAAATGCTGCATCGATTGACGCTTAACCATCATAAAACCAGTCCCAATTTCCAAAACCTCAACCGGTTCATTCAACGGAATTGAAGTAGTATTAGCTTTCGGATTGAAAACATAATCTCCAACATACTTTTCAAGATTGTTGGGATTTTCGTCTGCCATTCCCTTGTTTACTGCAACCACGATCTTTTCCCATGAAATGGTCTTCTTCGGATAAGGTGCCCCGATAATATCAAAAGGACTTTCATCACGTTGAAGAGCCAACATTCCAAGCACATCCTGTGCCGAGAAACCAATGTCAGCGTCAATGAAAAGAAGATGACTTGCCCCCGAACGCATGAATTCATCACACGCATAGTTTCGAGCACGAGTAATCAAGCTTTCGTTAAACAGGAAGTAAATCTGTAAAGGAATACGATAGTGAGTACAGAGAGCCGACAAGTCAGCTACCGATCTCGCAAACATTCCTCCACACATGCCGCCATAACATGGTGTCGCTAGAAAAATTCTATTCTTTTGTAGGTCTTCTACTTTTACTTGAAGTTCAGGCATTATATTTCCCTTTTTATATACTATGGATTGATTTATCAGTTGGAGTATAATGTGAAGAAACGGCTTTTACAAACTTCTTATCTTCTTCGGACATTTCAGGACGATTTATCGGAACAGCTTGTTGTGGTGTATTATGACCAATATCGGCTAATGTAATTTCTCTTTGGGGGGCAGTAAAAGATGATGGATAACCCGGAGGAAGGTGAGCAAACTCATTACCTCTAGCTCCTGTAACACCCTTCTCTGCTTCTTTATAAGAAGCATCCTCCGCACAAATACCCGGTTGACCTTTGGCACGTGCTTCTTCAATTTCTAATTGAAGATTTGCAAGAGCACGCCATACCAACTTAGCCGAGTGACGGCACTTATCATCATCAAAGGTTTCCCTTTCCATGAAATGTCGTACAACACAATCCTCTTGATCAGTACTCTTTCCCCGTGCCCAATGTAAAGGTTCCCCCGGATTATGTTGCTGATTACCTACATAAGACACATAAGCAACCGCTGCCAAGGCATCTGGAAAATAATCCAAAACACCCGTACCAATCGGCATCTTCTTACGCAACTCTTTATCAGTGGGCAGTTTACCCGTATATTCAGTATATTTCTGTCTCATTAGTGGTGTCCATTTTCATGCCCGTGAGCACGTTCATCAATAGTGATTGTTCTGGTATATTCCTGTTGACGGTTGGACAGAACCTCAGGAATAGAAACTTCACGCGGGACTGCCTGATATTCAACACCACCTTCATCAAAAAGAATACGAGTAAATTTGGCAAGTTGTTCCCAACGATCTTCAACCTTTAAAGGTTCCCAATACCAAAGCTTCTTAATACCAGCCTGGACAACATACTTGGCGCAGTTATTACAACAAGACGGTACCATAAGAGTTGGCACTACATAAAGATGACAACCATCGACTGATATACCATGTCGTCCTGCCCGAACAATCGCATTAACTTCGGCGTGAGCAACCAATTCATACTTTAGAGCACGTTCATTATAACGTTCTGGAAGGTCTTTTACGCCTTGAGGGAAACCATTATACCCGGTCGAAAGCACATGCTTTGTTTCAGGATGAACGATCACCGCTCCTACCTTGGTTGATGGGTCTTTTGATTGCTGTGCCACATGCTCAGCCATCTTTAAAAAATGTCGTTGCCACTTAAACTCGTCACTCATATTGCAAATACTCCTTCACGTTGATACCATGGTTTAAACATCTTCAAATCCTCTATCGAAGGAAAAACCCCCTCGAATTGTATTGCTCTATCATCAATAGAAACAAATGCCGGCGGCTTTTCTACTGGAAACCAAATCTTACTCATTACATCATTAACTGATAACATTTCACCATCGAAATAATTATAAAGATGAGTAACTAGATAATTCTTCATAGCGTCCCGCCCTTTATATTCAGATGAACGAGAAGAAAAAATCTGTACATCAAAATGTTCAACTGCTCTTACAATAAAACCAATAGCACCATCCACAGGTAGATCAGGAATTACATCAATACCCTTCCATCCTGACGAATAAGAATGAATAACACCATCAAAATCTAGCACTAGAATTTTCTTATTCATACTACTTCCTTAGCCCATGGACTTTTTGATTGAACTATTTTATCAAAAATAACTCTTTGAATATTCGCTGGTGTGAATTTGGCTCCCTTTTTGATTTTGTCGCCTTCCAGTGTCTTTGTCATATTTGCACGATGGATAGCCGCAAAAACATCATCCATATTCACACCACACGAAACCCCTAAGCCATAAAACGTATAGATAACGTCAATAGCTTCCCCAATTATGAAAGCCAAAAGCTTTCGTTGTTCTTCTTCATCCTCAGGAATTCCTTCAAAGATAATCTTTGCCATCTCTTCTCGAAATTCATCAAGTTCTTCTTCGATCTTTCTTGATCGATCAGACATAATTTCCACTGATGGAAAACTAGGTGTCTCCCGAATTGGAACATTAAACCGTTGATGAAACTCTTTAACCTTTTCAAAATTAGTCAGCATAACGAAGCAGTCCCTTTCCTTCATAATCAAAGCCACGTTTCTTTGCTTTATTAATGGCTTTCTCAATCTTATATCGCTTCAAACCTTCCCAAAAAACTGTACTATTGACATGAGTCATTTCATGTTGAAACACTCTTGCAGTAAGTCCAATAAAGGTATGAGTACTTACTTCTCCATTCGGACCAGCAAACCTCACCCTTACATGTTGAGGTCGATTTATATTAAAATTTAGACCGGGCCATGATAAACACGCTTCCTCAAGTTTGATGGTTTCTGTAGAAGGCATCACGACCCGTGGATTAAAACAAACGAAGTTGTGTTCATTCCCACGCATTGCAAAGACTTTTAGGGGAATTCCACATTGTATCGCTGCCAATCCAATTCCATTGTTGGCGTACATAGTTTCAACTAGACTTTCAGCTAGTTCCTGAGGGTTATAAGGGGGATTAGAAAAATCAAATGGCGCACACGGCTGCGTCAATGCTTCCAAATCCCCTTTGACTATATCATACTTCATTTTTCACCATTCCAAAAAACTTATCCGCTGCTGTAGGTACTTTTACATACCCTAACTTTGGATATTTCGCTAACATTTCAATAGGACAACAATACTTCAATAACTCATTTATCGTCGTTCGCTTATTGTTTGGAATACCGAATGCTACCCAAGGAGCAAATGTTTTCTCATCTACAAACCGTTGAAATTCAAAAAACCGCTCACTAGTAACGTCCTTCAAAACATTATCAGCTTCTTTTTCATCTTTGATAACATGAAAAAGATATTCAAACACAATTGTCGTACTATCAGTTCTTTCAATTTTCTTCATATATCATATCCCAAAGCTTTTCTTCTTGACTTTCAGGCTCTTCTGCTGTATACATATAAATAAAACAAGGTTTACGAGCCTTAATCAACTTCTCCGACATATCACGAGAACCATTACTATGACCATCCCAAACAATAATTCCGGCATCGGCTACTCGCGCCATCTCAGTATTGCGTATCAAACCGGCTCCCGGATTATAACTTCCATCCTCTCGACGCCATATGGCGTTATGCGTCTCGATAGGAATGCCGCGCTCCTTAGCCCACCGCTCCCCCAAGAGATCGACACCCCTCGCTCCACCGGAGACTACCACGGTAATATCGTATCGCGATTCCTTAATCGCTTCACAGACTGCATCATAGCTCGTGATTGAACGACTTCCTGCAATTACACAACGCATACCTTACACCAAAATCTGAATGTTGTCAAGGGGTTACGGGAGAATTTCGTCAATTTCCGTGAAAGCGTTAGGTTTACTGAAACGCAACTCCCGAATATTGACGTTCGCAAACTCACGCTGACGCGGCGAAATCACGATATAGTTCTCATCTTTATTCACTGCATTAAGAATTTGTAACACAGCATCAATACCCTGATCATCCAAACTTCCATCAAGGATTTCATCCATAATCAAAAGATTGGTATCAATTGCCCCTCGATCCTTGGCAATCTTTCGCCAAGCAAACATGATAGCAAGAGAGATACGGGCTTTTTCACCTTCCGAGAATGAATTAAACTCAAAGTTTTCTCGGTTTGGCAACGTAGCCTTACCATTGAAATTTTCATCCAACTCATACTGAAGACTTACCTGCATTACGTTTTCAAGGTAATCACTGATATAACCATTCAATCTTGGAAGATAAGACTTAATAATCTGTGTCTTAATACCAGTATCCTTAAGCATAACCTTGAGAAATTCAAGGGAACGTTTCGTATCTTTCTCATCCGTCAGCTTTTCTTCAGTATCATTACGCAACTTAATTAAAGCATTATATTCCGAGCGATCAGTAATACTTTTTTTCTGTTTCATCGCTTCAATATCAAGCCGAGCATTCTTAATATTCTCATTAATAAGAGAAATATCATTACCTACCTTTCTAATTTGATCAGCTATCTCATCAACTTGATCACTAATATTCTCATATTCAATCAATTCGACACTAAACTTTTCAATAAGGTTCTTAAGACTTTCAATTCTATCAATTTGCTCTTGCTTACGAACATCATTGGTTTCAATCTTCGTCGCTCGAAATCCTTCATCAATAGGCTGAGTACAAGTCGGGCAAACAGTATTGTCATTCAGAAACTCATTCTCGTTATTGACAACATTCACCACATGCTCAAACTTATATAGGATCGAACGAGCATCTTGAATTTTACCTTGAACAATATCTACCTTGCTCTGGGCGCGCTTTTTACCTTCAACTTTGACAAATAAAGACAACCGAAGTTCATCATATTTTTTGAACAAATCTTCTTTTTTTCCCAACTGAATAACGAGTTCGTCATTCCAATTATCGATTTGTTCTTCTTTACGATCTCGTTCTTTATCAGCATCGGTCTTTGTACTATTATAAAAGTTATCCATCAAACGAATACGATCATTGATCTTATCAATCTCATGTCCAACAACATCAATTGAAGCTTTATTAACTTTAATTTGTTCATTCAAATCTTCATTCATTACAGTGAAAACAGTAAGGTCTAATAACTCTTCAACAATCTTACGGCGAGCGTCAGCTTTCATATCCATAAAGGAAGTAAATTTAACGCCCATAAGCACCATTTGGATAAATGTTGCTTTATCAATTTGAATAATTGACTGAAACATAGCTTGGGCTTCAAGCTTACCAACGTCCAATCGAATAGGCTCGCCTTCTTTCCATAACTTTAAACCCTTGTCACTACGTTCAACAATATACTCCACCCCATTAATCGAAAACCACAACTTCACAACCTGACCTGCATTATTATGAATATTGGTAAGATTGTCAACATTAACCTGACGAAAATTCTTACCATACAAAGCATAACAAATACCATCAAGAAACGCTGATGTTTTTCCAACACCATTTGGTCCCGATACCATAGTTAAAGGATAACTATCAAGAATAATCGGTTGAGGTACTGCCCCAAACGACATAAAATTTGACATCTCCATTTTATGAAACAGTAATCTCATATGCCCTTTTATATAAATCTGTTGCGATTTCTATTGTCTTTTCTTTGTTAATTGGAAGTTCTGTATCCTCGATCTCAAATAAAAGCAAATCAAGGGCGTTCTTTCCATCAATATTAGCCAGTTCTATATCAGCAATATAACCATCAGTCTCATAAGCAATCTCAACATTAATCGGCTTCTGATTATGTAAGTTACTTATAAATAATTCTAGTTCCTTCGGGGAGTAACCGACTTTGACGTAAAGCTGAACGTACTTATCCGAAACATTCGGGACATCCATTCCCGAATAGTAATAAATACGACTAAACATGTGATACGGGTTTTGAATAAACTCCAATTCTTTAGTATCGGTGTCAAATAGATGAAATCCCCTTGGATCGTCATAATCATTCCAAGTATATTCCGCGCTAGCTCCCAAGTAATATATATTATCATTGTTAGATTTGTGATGAAAATGCCCGGTGAAAACACGTTCAAACTTGTAGTAACGTTCAGGATCGTCGCCATTTTCGTTTACCTGTCCTTTTGCATGCATTTCAAAGTTTCGTAACTCCAAATGCCCCATAACAAACTTTGCTTTAGTCTCACGTATAGCTTGATGCGTTCTCTCTTTGTTCTCATGTGTAATCCAAGGAACAAATAAAATTGGTAATCCCTCAATAACTACGTCAGTAGCATCTTCATAATAGTTAAGATAAGGGTAAAACTCGCGGGCAGCGTTAGTATCGTTACTATCGTGATAAAAAGTGTCATGATTACCAATTATCCAATGAAAATCATAACCTTTACGAACAGGATCGATAAAACATTCCCTCGCAACCTTAGCAACCTGAGTATTTAAGTATTTACGACGATCAAACATATCCCCTAAATGAATAACTGTTTTGATGCCTTCTCGTTCCAGAGTAGGAAAAAACAATTCTTCACTAAAGCGTCTAAGGTTTTCAAGTAAGCGAGGATCGTCTCCCCGGTTACCAAAGTGACTGTCAGTTATTAGAGCGATTCTTCCCACTTGTCCATTCCTTTAACCGGATTGCTGGATCATACTTACATGGTAGTAACAAAAAGAATACTACCAATCCAATCAAGGTGAAAAATGCTGTCATCGTGCCGAACCCGCTTCCATCATATAAAACGAATTCGAAGTCTTAGCTGCATGAGCCCAATCCCAATCGTTATTCAAAATACAATTGGCTTGCGTCATATCCAAATCAACAGCATCCGAATTCATATTCTTGAAGTTGACAATCAACTTATCATATGCACTTTCGACATTGACCGGAGCAAAAAGATTCCACTCAAGCTTAAAGTCTTGAATATTGGTAAACTTGTTCTTGAACTGCTTATTCAATTCCTTGATCTTCTTACGAATTGCAAGTCGATAGGCATCAAGAGCAAGCTTATATTCCTTAACATGCTCTTCCTTATAATGTGTCAACGCCCGAACCAAAACATCAGTTTGGTATCGTGCTTTCACATCATGAAATACATTAATCATCTGTGCCATTTCATTTTCCTCTCTTCTTTAGCTTAGTTTCCTTAGGAAGGACTTCCAGAACTTCAGCCTGGACCCATTCCTTATGACCACCTAATTGTACACTCATTGCCTTCTTAAGCTTCACTCGATAATTGAATTGTGTTTCTGGCCAGTCTCCATTCCAATAAGGGTTAGGACACACTAACGTCGTACCCTCGGGTAAAGTTACCCAAACACCATCTCCAATTTCCATTATTGCTCCTATTTCAAACATTAAGCTACCTTCTTACGCTTGGAATTAGTCCGAGCGTAATACTTGTTCAAAACATCGATACAATAGTCTCGAATCTGCTCAAGCGTTTTTGCCCGGTTTTCCTGCTCGTTTTGCTGCACGTGGTTTCTTGCTTCCCTTTGCAGGACCTCGCCGTGGTTTTTTACGATCTCGGGGATCATCAGGTTGTTTTTCATGTCTGTCATCGGTAGTCTCCACTTCTATCTCCTTGATCTTATTCTTGTTTTTGGTTTTTGTCAAGGATTTTTTCATCGTGCGCTCAAAATCGGTGATTATCTGGTTCGAAGTCTCAGCCCACTTCAACCTTTCGGTCGTCGGAGTTTCGGAATTCATAAGGTCATTTATAATGAACTGATTTTGATAATTCTTATGTTTCAAGTATTGTTGTTTCTTCTCCAAATGAATTCTTTGAACAAAAGCAAACCACGCTACTTGTGTACAATAACCATAAGGATTGCTAGACTTAGCTGGATCAAAGTTTTTGATTGCAGCTATACAGTCTTCGATAGCATCCTCCACCATTTCCCCTATGTACGTATAGGAATGAAAATTAGGTCGTTGAGCCAATCCATTACAAATCCTCATAATACATTCCCCAATATAGTTGCTCATCTGAGCATCGGGGTTTAGCTTCCTAGCTTCATTAAACTTCACTACCTCCTGAAAGAATTTTTCCTTGTCTAGATAATTCGGCATTTTTTAAATCGATCCTATAAACTTTGTAATCGAATTTTTCCTCATTATAGATTTTGACACGTTCGACAAAATGCAATAAAGAAAAATTTTGGTGGCGTTTGTAGGACAAATCATCAGCTATGTCATAGACCGTTAAATCACGGTCAGAAAGGCGTAATCCTCTACCTATGGACTGTAACACTCTAATTCGGCTTTTATACGGACTTGCAAATACAATATTATGGATGTTAGGTATGTTAATACCTGTAGAAATACATCCAACACTTCCAATCAATATAGCGTTTTGTTCGCTGTTAACGATCTTACGAATTTGCTCCCTTTCTTCTCCCGGAGTTGCCCCCGATATAAAGTAAACTGGTTGATTCGTCTGGTTCTTAATCAAACTATAAAGGACCCTTCCATGTTCCTCAACTAATCTGAATAATACCATTATATTCCCCTTTAAACTCAATGTCAAGTTTTTTATGAATTCATTCCTAGGGTTATTATCAACGATGTACTTTAATTCTTCGGCGTAGGTGGCTCTAGACACCTTCTTGGCGTTTTCGGCGCTGTGTTTTAATAACAGGCACTTTATTTTTAAATCAGATGCATACCCCTGCTCGATTAGTTCCTTGGTGGTGATTGCCTGATAGACAGAGCCAAATAACCCTTCCAGAACTAATCGATGGCACAAGGTATCCTTCAGGGTACCAGTAAAGCCAAACCGGTGATGACAATCGGTAAGCTTTTCCATGATACCCTTAATCGACTTGGCTTCTGCTCCATGAACCTCGTCGCAGATAACCGTCCCGAATTGGAGGAAATAATCGGAAGGGAGGTCGTAGATCGACTGCCAAGTCGAAATATATACTCGGGGGGTGGCATCCTTAGGCATTCCCCCCATAATCCGATAGACAAGGCTCTCTTCATAACCATAGTCTACAAAGTCGGTATGCATCTGGTTAACCAGACCAATCGACGGTACAATGATCAAAACACGCTTGGTTGCATCCTGAAGGTACCAACGGGTCAAGAAATAGATCATCATCGACTTACCGCTAGACGTAGGCGACAGAATAAGCATTCGCCTATTCTGTACAGCTTCAATGAAAGTGTCGATTTGGTAATAACGCTCCTTGAACTTCTCGGGAATATCCAAGCTTTCAATAAAGCGACGTGCTTCTTCTTTGGTGAAAGGGTTCTTAGTCTTGAGGGGAGCCTGGAATGACAAATCTCGTTCTTCAGCAAACTGTCTAATTCGCTCGTCTAGACCAGCATAGATACGATTAGTCTTCTTAGAGAAGAGATGAATTTTACCGTCCCACTTGTAGAACTTGTTCTTTTTGCCGGTTTCTCTTTCGTATTTCTTGGCTCGTGCTATGATATATCTGGCACCCGGTGCCTCGAAAGTGAAATAATCTGTCAAATCTTGTGCTATACCATCATCACATTCAACAACACTATAGACGGCATTGTTATTCTTTATCGAAATATCCATGCGACCAAAGAGCAGAAATTAATCCATTTATATGTGGGGAAATATATTGAGGAAACAAATCAAAAGCATCAGTTGCATAATTATAATATGGTTGTAAATCTATACTAAAAGCAATCTGTTTTATCATATAAAAATCAATTAAATATGAAAACTCACAATCTTTTTCTCTTAACTTAAAAAACGTAATATCACTCATTTCACACCAGCCTGGAATTTCGCCCACTCGATCATTCCCGTGATATAGAAACCCCGGTTGTTTATCTGCTTGACAATCTCTTCAAGAGCCTGTACAAAATTCTGGTCAAAGTCCCGAACCAACTTGGCGTTGATGATATCTTCGTCTCCGTCAAGCGTCATCGGCAAATCTTGCTTGATGTACTTCTGTCCCCGAACAGGCATGCTTTTCCATGTCTTGGCACGAAGCTTAGCATCTTCATCATTTCGAGGACCCATAGAATAGTAATACCACTTTTCCGAATAAAGCTTTTTGTAAACAACATCACTCCTAGAAAAAGCCTCTCTAGCCTTCATTAAGAGTTTCAGGTATTCGGAATGAAGATGGGGTGTTCGTTCAGCTTCATAAGCAGGCTGAGTACGATTTAACCTTCCATCTTGTTCCCATTTATTTCCAAGTTCTTCTAAGTTCATGTGTAGACGACTTTAGGATGATAATCTTCAATATCATTAAAATTTTCCGAAGGATAACCAAGTTGATTAGAAACAACTCTAATTCCTCTAACAGTGACATCGAAGTCAGCATGAGTATGACCAGCCAGCCAAATCTTGATTTGTGGAGAACGTCCGAACAAATCCGCCATGTCATTAACGAAGTAATTAGTCAACATATCAGGCGGATGACGAACATTATCGACGCAAACCTTTACTGGCGGGAAATGAGTACAGACAATCGTTGGTTTTTCCGCATTAATCTTCTCAACCGCACTAAGATAGGCATTAATAGCTACATCAGACGTGCATTCGCGAATGAGCCTGAAATCATTGATTGATCGCTGAGCGACCATGGCAGCAAGAGGATTGTTTCTAAAATTAGTCCATAAGGTACCAAGAAAAAGCTTATCATCTCCAATATTATGAACTTCACAAGTTGAACCAAACGAACCATGATAAAAATCATGATTGCCCATAATCTCAAAGTAGGGAAGTCCTTCGAACATCTCCTTCATAAAATTAGGATTAGCTTCCCAATCAGGAGCCTCGACTGTATCGCCAAGATTTACGATCAAATCAGGGTTAGCATCAGTACATTCCTCAACAATACGCTCAAGATTTTCATTAAGCCGTTCATTGCCAATGATGCGTTCCCAATGGGTAAGATGTAGGTCGGAAAAGAAAACAATTCTCATAGAAGGGATCATACGCTAAATCGCTGAAATGTCAAGAGAATTTCGATCACGAAAAAGTGATAAAAAAGTGCTTGACTTTTACCGGGGACGACGCTATAATGTCCATGTAGGGCGGATATGAAGAATTATATCTATATAGATATCTATATCGTTGGATAATGTTGAATCAACTTGGATGGTGCCCTTCACGCCCAATGTCCACACTTGATGACAAGTAAACCAATTAACATTACAACCACGAATAAGATAGTGAAATGAAAAATTTCAATTGATGTTGATACGAGCAATAAAAGCATGAATATCAGTAATGTGAACATTGCTCCCCAGAAGATACCAACTTCATAGAGACGTTTCCAAAAATACTTCATAATTTATCCTTAGGGGTTAGCATCAGGACGATAGACTTTTTCAAACGTATAAGTTGTATAACGGAATGTTGCTGATGCGAATTGATAGTTGATACCTTGGGGAGTCAAATCAAAATTCATATCCGATAGATCGATGGGGAATGAATCGTGAAAGTAGACAGTATACAATGCATTGCGTGCTGAGTCAAGAATCGTTAAGGTGATATCAGATTTTACCCCCAAGCCAGTCCACTCCGGTTCCTTCGCAAGTGCAGCATATCCATCAAAGTCCTTGGGTAGACCTAAAGCCGTGATCCAATTGAGCAATTCGAAGTAATTTTGCAAGCTTTCATCAACCCTGAATTGAATCTTGAAGGGGGAATAGGTTAAATGATCACCGGGTTGCCAAATGTCAGCAAATGGTGTATTCTGTATGACAGGTCGTAACTGGACCCCCGGCATGTTCAACTTCTGGATGAACCAGTTGGTCGAAGGGGCTCGTTGAATCCTCATTACGAAGTTTAACGGGCTTAAAAGATTGTTATTTTCAGGGTTCTGTAGAAGAACGCCATGAGGAATTCCATTAGCTGTAACCATAGGAATATTTAGGATGATTACACGTATTGATCCAAAAGAGGTTATTATTGATTATACTAAAAAGGATGGAGCGTTAGGTTTGAATAATTACGAAGTCTATGTTAAGAAACTTACCCCTAAAGATTTTTGTGATAAACATTTTTATATGTGGAGGTTTACCCAAGACATAAGAGATAAGATGCCTAATGAAATGACAGTATATGATCAATATTCCATAACAAGGGATACATTTCAAGCACAATTCTTACAAGCTAGATTATGGAACCATTTAATGGTACATAATAGAGTATTTGATCGGAGAGATTAGAATGCTTAATATAGCAGAGCAAGGAGAACGATTGTATTGTAGAATAAGTGAGGCTCATCGTGAGTGGATGATAGTTACAAATAACCTTACAATTCGGAGTTCAATTATTATATCCTCTATGTATTCGTTTTCTACTAAGTCTAGATGGTCAGAAATTATAAAGGGGATATTTGATGAATAGGGCAGGATATAATAAGACTGACATGCTTCATATTCAGTCTATTATGGAACGAAAATTTTTTGCTGATACGAAAGCACAAACAAAGGCTTTTGTTTATACAAGCTTGAACATTTGGGGATATAATATTAACTTAACTCCTGCTACACATTCATTACCGATTAGTACTTTACGTTTTGTTCTTGAATCTCTATTTGGAGAATGATATGCTGAGGATGCTTGAGAGACAGGAAAGAGAAAGACTTCACGATAGATTTTTTCCTAGGACAAGGGATTATTTTTTTGAACTTGTTAAAACGCACAGCTTTCGTTGGCCAGTTTCCATAAGTTGGACTGATACACCGGGGCATATTCGTATGACTGATTTTCAAATAATTGGCGAAGAGCCATTTAATAAAATAAAAAAGGGGGCAAGTGTGAGCCCCCTTTTGCCTTCCTAACGCTTCAGTTTTAATTCTAAAGCATGTGGTTTATTTATTCTCGGCTTACCTTTCCGTGCACCGGTTTCCCATTGTTTTTTCATCCGAATACGAGCAGCCTCTTTCCGTTCTTCGGTATGTTTAGTACCTTTTTTAGCTTCAGACAGTTTTTGAATGTGTTCAAGGGAAAATTTTATTCCTTTTTTAGCTTCTGATATTTTCTTGGCTTTCTCGGGGGAACAAGGAACAGCCCCGTGTTTATTTCCTTTCATGTTTTCAGATATCTTATCATATTTGTCTTTATTTCCTGTCCAATGATTAAGAGCATTTGATTTTGATAGATTGTAATATCGATGTTTGATTTCTTCAGATTTGATCATTTGAAGATATCTGTTTTCTTCAGCTAATAAGTCAGCCCGTGATGTGTAGATACGTTTGATTATTCGTCTTTTAAAATCTTGGGGGCGAATTTTATAAGCTTGTTTCATCCAGTTTGATGAACATATATATCCATCATCTTCAGGTCCCCAATGTGATCCAATATAATAACGTTTGTGTTTTTTATCACGCCAAATATAAACAAATCCAGATGTATATCGTTCTCTCATAAAAAATACTCCCAAAGTTTCCAATGGGAGTATTTATCTTGAAATTTACAAAAGTATGTAAATTTATTGGAGATTATTTATGATTACACGGCGGTAGTATTGGTTGGAGTCTTGGGTAAGAGTACCGGAGACGTGACCAACTGGCATACCGACTGCGAACGGGTTAGCGACCATACCATATCGGGTCTTAAATCCGATCTTAGGCTGGAAGGTGCTCTGATCGACAGCACGAACCATCTGTAGAGGAACATACGGGCAATAGAAGAAGCCAGCGTCAAACGGGTTGTTACCCTTATAACCGACTGTCATGTACTGACCACCAAGAGCATACGGGTCAATATAGACCTTAATGCGTCCGTTAAGAACACCTGCGAAGGTGTTGCCCATGTCGTCAACTTCAAGCTTGTTGCCGTTAAGACCAGGGGTGTTGGATAGCATGCCAGTCATCTGAAGTGCTGATGCAACGTCAGAAGAACAAAGCATTAGGTTACCCTTACCACGTCGGGTCTGCTTAGCAATCTGGTTAGCTTCACGTTCAATCTGGAAGTGAAGACCCTTGAACTTTTCAACCATCCAACGACCGTTAGAGTCAACGTCAAGGTCAAAGATACCAGCAGTGGTAGTATTGTCCTGTGCGCCGGAAACAGCGGTTACGTTAAGAGTACGAATAACTTCACGATTGATTTCAGCAAGAATTTCAGTCGAAAGAATATTCGATAGCTCGGTTTCTGCGTCAAGACCATGAATTGCCTTCAAGTCCTGTGCAAGTTCCATCGAGTATTCAGCCTTAAGACCACGGCTAAGTGCAGTGACCGTAACACGCTCGATAGAGAACGCCATTTCAGGGAAGATTGCGGTTGTGTTAGAACCCAAACCTTCAGCAAGACCGGTAAACAAACCACCAGCATAGTTATAGGTGGAGTTACCAGCGTTGTTTGAAACTGACGGGATAGTATAGGTTGAGTTAGAACCTACGTTGTTTGCGGCACCACCCGGAGCAGTATCATTTGCCCACGGACCAGCAGAACCAGCCTGTGTGTTGGAAGTTGCGTTAGCACCACCACGAGCAGAGAAACCAGTGTTAGCTTCGTAGAAGAATGCTTCGTTACCAGCTTGGTTAGCATAGCGTGAACGCATTGCGAAGATCAAACCAGTCGGACCAGTCATCGGCTGAACACCACAAAGTTCGTATGCAATAAGATTAGGCATTGCACGACGAATAAGGGAGATCAAGATCGGGTCGAAGGTGTCAATTGCACCAGCGCCAGCGGTCGATGAAGAAAGACCCATCGAGTTGGTTGGTGAAGTTTCCAAAAGAAACTGTGAACGATCACGATACTGACCTAACTCACGCTCGGTGTTTTCCAAAAGCTGTGCGGTAACACGGCGTCGATGAGAATCGCCAATAGCCGGATAAACGTCTACGTCGAGAACGTCCTTCCACTTCTTTTGCATTTCATCAACTGGATATTGCTGATTCATTTTCAAAACTCCTTTATTATTAGTTATTTTTATTTATATAATTCTGTTCTTCACTTATTAGAAACGGTTAGTACGACGAATTGTATCAACGTAAGACTTCATAGCTGGAGAAACTTCCTTAGGTTCCTCATTGTTCTGCTTTGTCTCATCAACCTCTTCCATTTGTTCCGCTAGAAGCGAAGGCTTCTTTAGGTCCTTAAGGAAGTTGCTTTCACGAATAACCTTAAGCTTCGAAGAAAACTCTTCGATATCTTCGGCTTCAACGCTTTCAGAAAACTTCTTGAACTTCTCAATATCAAGAGTAGTTAGCCCCTCAGAAAGCTTGGCAACTACCTTAGTACGTGCAGCTTCGTTAACTTGCTGACGTAGATCAGCGTTTTCCTTGATTGCTTCAGAAAGAGCATCCTGAAGTTCCGAAACCTCTGAAGCAAGGGTTTCAACAACATCAACTTTGTTTTCAGGAATATTGATATGAGTTTCCTCAAATACCTTCTTCATGCCAGCAATGAAATCTTCATAGACGGCAATCTTAAGAGCATGCTCAACAGCGACCTTGTTTTCCTTAAGCCAGTTCTGAGCGGTATAATTCAAGAAAGTGTCAACTGAATCGGAAGTGTTTTCGAGGATTTCTCGAACCTTTTCGTCAAGTTCCTTGTCGAATTGTTCCTGAAGTTCTAGTTCCTTAAGCTGAAGTTGAGCGTTAAGGGCTGTTTCAAAAAGCACAGCAGCCTGGGTCTTAAATTCTTCGGATAGACCTTCGCCGCCAGCTAAAAGGGCTTCAATGTCTTCCTTGACTGCTTTACCAACCGCATGGGAAGGATGCGCTTCAATAGTTGCCTTGTTATGTTCTGAAGATACACGAGAAGGAAGATCACCTTTGAACTGGACACTGGTGAAAATCTTTTCGAAGTTATTCAAATCTTCGTCAGTCATTTCGGCAAACTTACCAATAACTGCCTTAATGGTGTCAAATTTGGTGCGAGGAAGATTTGCAGGGCGAGTGTCTGGATGCACTGTTTCAGCAGCAACAGAATCTTCATTCACCTTCTTATTGTCTTTCTTTACCATTATTATTTCTCCTATAAATGCTCAATATTATTTAGAATATTCTTTTCTTTATGAAGCCAGTTTATCCAAAAATTCTTGGAACATAGCCAATTTAGCTTCATCAACACGCTTTTGATCCATATTTTTAAGGACTTTCTTGGTTTCATCAAGGAATTCTTCGACAAAAATATTTTTGGAAGCATCGTAAATGTACTCACGGTCTTCAAGAATACCGTTTACAAAAGCATTAGGGGCTGAAGGGTCAGCAACTACGTCCACGGCGAGCAATCGTAGATCGGGACGTACCAGAAACGACCCTTCATTTACACCTTCCTTAATAGGCTGTAGAGAGCCTAATGCTCGGGTGCTAACTCCCAATCTAGCACCGTCAGCAATTAGACCTTCTACAATCTTCCCCATAGGGGTGGAAGTAACCAGAGCCTTACCAATAAAAGCATTACCATCCTTGTTCATTTCCTTGATAAGGATACATGCTCGATCAAGGTTAATACCCGGTCCATCGGGATGATTTAACTCTCCGTATGCTGAGTTTGTGGAGATATTCTCCTTCGTGTACCGGGTAATCTCACGTTCAAGAATAGGCATTGGATACATGCGCTTATTGCGATTCAATACTTCGGCTTCGGCAAAAATACCCTTAATAAAGGTACGTTTTCCGCCATTTACTTCTTCAGTAATATATTCGACTGTTTCGTAAAGTTCCGTAAGTAGCTTCATTTAATTAAATCCTATTGATACTGCGTTGCAACTGGTGCCTTGAACGGTATCAGTTGGTTTCTTAACAAGAATATATTCGTTATTACCAAGTGCAGTAAACGATCCATAATTTACACCATTGGCATATGCTACAGTGATAAGTGCAGCAGCAGGTACATAGACACGTACATACGTAGCGTTTGCAACGTTGTTAGCGGTATTGCAAGAAAGTTCAAGCCCTCTAAGTTTTAATACTGCATCTAAACTCATAGTATTATTTACCTTTTATTGTAGTGTTAATACACCATTTGCGGTGAATTGAACTGAGAACGTTTCATTTGCTGACAAGGTTACATTAGAACCATAATCATACCATCCGATAAGATTATTGGAAGTAGCGGTTGAATTGTATAAAACTGCCCAACGGAACGGACCCATCGAAGCATTAGCAGTAAAAACAATACTATTCAGGATCAAAGTATATAATCCGTTAGCTTGTCCCCCTGAATTTTGGGTAGCTTGTAGACCACCAGTTAGATAACCACCTGCTTGTGAAATTTGAGTACAGTTAGCTAAAACTGTGTTATTCGAATTTGGAGCAGCATTACATAAAGCAACTTTCAAAACGTCGTTGTCGAGGTTATGAACTTTAGCTGCTAGGTCAGCAACGAATATATTGAATTTATTTAATACGACTGACATTAAACCTTACCCCATCCTGTTTTCGCGCGAATTGCAAAATCAATTTCTTTCAATCTTGTACCAGATGCAGTCTTTCGAGCCTTGTGTAAATCCTCTAAACTGTAGCCAGCCCACATTCCCTTTTTCTTAGGGTTAGTGGCATTTTCACCTGTCTTATCACCAGCCCAAGCTTCATCAACAACAGCTTTAGCAGCCTGTGGTTTTGGTCGTTTAAACTTACTCAAATCAACAAGACCTTTAGACTTATTAAGATTATTTACAGATTGACGAGATAGACCATGGCGTGCTAGTTGGTCGTCAATAGCATCTTCTTTGATCTTTTTGATATTCATATAATGATGTTCAATTTCATTATCCGACATTTCCACAAGGGGGCGTGCTTGACGACCTTGCTCGGGATGCATAACTAGAATAGCTTGGTTTTCTTCGACCTTACGTGATGGATGAACGTGTTCCCAAATATAGTTGATCATTTCAATACGAGTATCTTCGTTTTTGTTATGACGCTTCCATAGGGTAGCGTACATCACGCTCTTCCAGCGATCACCATATTGCTTCTTGAATGAAGGCTTCATGTCCTTCACATCTTTATCAGGTATCCCCGGAGGGGTGACTTCGTTAATTTGGGTCATGTTAAATCCTTATGCGCAACGATAATGGGTGCCACAAGCTTCGTGGAATTTCTCATGAGAGAAATTCGGATTTGCTCGCTTGAAAATAGCTGCATGATGATCGGCTAGTTCTTGACGCTTCGCCGGGTCTTCGACAGCACGAACAGTATTAGCGACTTCACGGAAATGCTTACGAGTGACTGATGCTTCTTCTAGAAACGATTTAAATGGCTTCATAGTTTCCTCAGTATGACCGGCTTCAACGGATGATTCTGATGTAGTACCTTCTACCCCTAGAACAGTATTTTCTTTAACATGGGGGGCAGTTGAAAGATGATTACTTAACTGATCATACATATGTTGTAGTCTTGCATGATGTTTCATTGCTTCCCAATGAAATTCTTTGGTTTTTTCATCAGGTGCAGCTTTCATAGCATCATCGTGCTTTAAGCACATGCCATGATGGTGATAGTAACATTCTCTAGCACTTTGTGACGAGAATGTATTTTCATTGATTTGAGTTTCTTCATCTTGAAGACGATAGGCATCGGCAGGCTTTGGAGTATCCTGAAGGCGATAGTCGTTGAACTTATTCATAGCCGGGAATGCCTTGGTAAGGTCATCGCCCATATTGTTTGGGCTAGCATTGTAGCCCATATGATCCTTGGAACGATCATAGGTCTTGGTAGCAACATTCGTAGTATTGCTATTCAGACGGTCCTTTTCCAACTCTTTACGAGTTGCATTCATTTCACGGTGAATGGCGACGAATGACTTTCCTACTTCAGTCTTTTGAGAATAATTCTGAAGGTAGGAACCATCATCTAGGGCTTCATTCAGCTTTACTATCTGCGACAACTTTTTCATTATCTTTCGTCTCCGGTTCAGGGGTTACAGAGGGAGTTTCTCCCCCACCAAATAGATTAGCTGCCACGACTTTTTTGTGGTCATTGACTAGGGCGTGAATTTTGTCCATCATAACCTGATGAAAACCAGCCGAAACTTCAGCAGGTTTGTTATCTAAAATATTTGCAACTAAATCCATGGATGTAATAGGCATATTTTTTCCTTTTTGGTTTATAATATTTAGGTATTAAGTCGTTTTGCTAATTAAGGACGCCAAAGCTTTGAAATCTCCCCCTCCCCCTGCTTCTTTGGGGTGCCTTTTATTTTTACGGTTTTGAGCATTATCGGGATTAGCTTCGTTTCCTTTTGGTGTTGATATTCCCGGAGTATCACCGCCCGGCTTTGGAGCACCGGCATTAGGTGGTGCCAAACGAGGGTCAACTATTGCTCCCGGCGGTCCCATCTCTTGCCCATCATCTTGTTGATCATCCTCTTCAGGAGGACCAGCAGGCATCTGGTGGTACAATGGATTATTCAATTCTTCTACAATTTCCTTATCCATTTGCTCTTGATCTTGGATAGACTGAGTAAGGATATTCTTACGAACCCATGCATTGGAGTAGTATTTTCCAACAAACGGCTGCATAAGCATAAGAAGGTTCATTCGACCCTCCAAAAGGAATTGGTTCTTTTGCTCGGTGAAATAGTTATCACGAGCAAAATCGAATACCAGATATGGTATAAGTTTCTGGTAGTCTTCGATTGTCATTATACCTTTAAGGACAATTTGTTTCTCTAAAAGCTTAATGAATATCTGGGAGAAACGAAGACGCATACGGGAGATGAATTTACCAAATTTCAATTCATCACGGGTAATCTGAGTAGCAATGCCAAGGTCATATTGATTATCGGGATTAAGTCGATTGATAGGCACGTGCAGAGAGTTATATAACCTTTTCTGAAAATATAGGACATCTTCCATTTCTCCTAGGTTTTGACCAGCCGGAAGAGTTGAAACTTCGGTTCCTCGACCACCTTCTCGGCGTGGAAGCCAATAATCTTCCAACATGGTCATGAACTTACGATCATCACGAATATTACCGGTAGAAGCATCATAGTTAACACGGTTCTTGTGTTTAACCATAATATCTCTAACGTATTGCTCAGCTTTAAGTTTCGGTAGGTTACCAACGTCAATATACCAAAGACGACGTTCCGGTGCTCGGGCAAGTCGATAGATAACGACCGCATCTTCAAGTGTTCGAAGCTGGTTTAAGGGTTTGATAGCCTTGTGTAGGTAACCAAGACACATAGTTCCGGCTGTATCGGTAATACCCGATGTAACATATACAATAGCATCCTTGGCAATCTTTAATCCTTGAGCGGCAGATGAACCACCAACAACACGGTTCCCTATGTTAAACCCTTTATCGTTATACACATAGTACTCGTTCTTGGGCTGAGTTACTACCGCTGCGCCAGACGCTAGATTGCCATCGCCTCCTGCAACTCTCACTTTAATAACTTCACGGATTTTTCTAATCTTACGGGGGTCGATATAGCGAATTTCTTGAAGACCATCGGTTGTGTTAGCCGGGTCGATGATACAATGGAAATACAAACGACCATCAATATACCAACGACGGAAGATTTCATAGGCGAAATTTTGGAAGTTTAGGAGTTTGAGGATTTCTTCAAAACAGCTTTGAAGTCCATCCAAAACTGTATC